GCAGATAATCTTGCTCCATTTGTTGGATTTGGATTAGAAATTGGTGCAGGTGGTGAAATAATACCATTTTTTTCTGATGGTAGATTAAAAACAAATATTTGCAATATAGAATATGGATTAGGAGATGTTAAAAAATTAAATCCTGTTAGTTTTAATTGGAATGAAGAAACAAGTAAAACAAGAGGATACAGAAAACAACTAGGATTTATTGCTCAAGAAGTTAGATTAATTATACCTGAAGCTGTAGGAGAATCAAATGATGAAAATACAGCATTAAGTTTAAACCCAAATCAAATAATTCCTATATTAACAAAAGCTATTCAAGAATTAGCAGAAAAAAATATATCTTTAGAAGATAGAATTAGTAAATTAGAACAATTAATCTTAAACAAATAAATTATGCTATACGCAAAAATCAATCCCTTAGCTTTAGATGCTTGGAATGGCACAGAAGTTAATGATGTAGAATAATAATTTTAAAACTTAAAAAACAAAAAAAATGGCAACCTTACAAGAATTACAAGCTCAATTAGAAGCTAAACAACAAGAAATTCAACAAGCTAGAGAAGCTAAAATACAGGCTTATCTAGCAGATGTCCAAGCTAAAGAAGAAGCTAGGAAAGCAGCAGAGGCAGCTAAATCTGATGAAGAGAAAGCAGCAGAATTAGTAGCAAAGATTGCAGAGTTAGATGTTCATTTAGCAGAGATTAGTAAATAAATTTGGTTGTTTAACTAGGGTTAATTAACTTTATTAATAAAACTAAATTTATATGAATATCATATTTCAAATCAATGGCGGTATTGGCAAGGTGATTGCTGGTACTGCCATTTGTGTTTCTATCAAAGAGAAGTATCCAAACGACAAACTAATTGTTGTGTCAGGATATCCTGAAGTGTTTCTTGGAAACAAAAATGTTGATAGAGCTTATGCGTTTGGTCAACAGGCATATTTCTACAAAGAATACATTGAGAACCAAGAAGTTATAGTATTTGGACATGATCCCTATTTAGAAGCAAAGCATATTAAGCAAGAAGAGCATCTTATTGAAACATGGTGTAAATTGTATGATTTACCAGTTACCAGAACTGTTGGAGAACTATTTCTTACACAAAGAGAAGTGGATTTCTTCTCTAAGAAATTTGTTTCTGATAAACCTATTTTTTTGATGCAAACTAACGGTGGTGCTGAGTCAGAACAAAAGTATTCATGGGCTAGAGACATTCCTGGCTACCTAATAGAAAATGTTATTAATGAATTTAAGGAGCAGTATAACATTGTACATATCAGGAGAGATGACCAAATAAAATATGATGGAACATTTGGTGTATCTGATACATTTAGAGCATTACTAGTTCTTATCACCTTGAGTGAGAAGAGATTGTTAATGGATAGTTTTGGTCAACATGCAGCAGCTGCTCTCAACAAGCCTTCTACAGTGTTGTGGATTGTTAATAGTCCTAATGTGTTTGGTTATGATATACATACAAACGTTATAGCCAACCCAGAAACTACGTCTCCTGAGTTACGTAATGCGTATTTAAGTAAGTACAACATTGGAGGAGATCCTATTGAGTTCCCTTACAATAACGAATCTGAAATATTTAATGTAAAAAATGTAATTGACTCTTTAAAATAAACCAACGTGGATAAAATATTTTACCAAAGTTCTCTACCTAGAGCTGGAAGCACATTATTGCAAAACATCTTGGCTCAAAACCCTGATGTATATGCTACACCTACAAGTGGTGTCCTTGAACTTATATTTGGAGCACGTGCAAATTATACTAATTCTCCTGAGTTTAAAGCACAAGATGTTGAGCTGATGAAAGTAGGTTGGCAAGCTTTTGCTAAAGCTGGTATGGACGCTTTTTACAATGCTATTACACATAAGAAATATGTTGTAGATAAGAGTAGAGGATGGGGGATACATTATGACTTCCTGAAGTTTGTACAAGGAGAAGATCCAAAGATTATATGTATGGTGAGAGATCCACGTGATATATTTGCTTCTATGGAGAATAACTTTAGAAAGCACCCAGAGAAACAATCTGATATATTAGATTGGTCTAAAGGACAAGGAACAACAGTTCCTAAGAGAATAGATATCTGGGCACAGCAACCTCCTGTAGGACTAGCTTTTGAAAGACTTTCTGAGATATTTAGAATGGGCCTAGATAGCAAGATGTTGTTTGTAAAATTTGAAGACCTTTGCCTATACCCTGATACAGAGATGATGAGGATATATAGATACTTAGAAATACCTCATTTCCAACATGACTTTGATAATATAGAGCAGGTAACAAAAGAAGATGATGAGGTGTATGGTACATTTGGTGATCATGTTATCAGAACTAAATTAGAGCCTGTTCCTTCTAAAGCTAAACAACTATTAGGTAAGGATGTTACAGATTGGATTTACACTAATTATAAATGGTTCTACGATCGATTTAGATACAGCAAGTAATGAAAACAAAGTTTCAAATAGGCTTATATCAACTTGATAAAAAGGACTTTAAAAATGCTTTTCAGACTAATAGACTAACGTATGCATTATTTCCTAATGATAATGCTGTAACAAGTTCTATTATACAGGGGTGGCAGTATGAGAAGTATATGTTTGATTTCCTTGATAGAAATCAAATAGATTGTGAAGGGAAAGATATTATTGATATAGGAGCTAATAATGGTAACTTTGCTGTAGACTTCTCTCATTTAGTTGGTGACCATGGTAGAGTGTTTAGTTTTGAACCACAACGCATCATCTATTATCAATTGTGTTCTAATGTATTCCTTAATGGATTAGACAATGTATATTGCTATAATTTAGCAATTGGAGATGGTATTGATGAAGAAGTTATTATACAGACTCCTGACTACCACAGCAAACAAGAAGTTAACTTTGGAGATGTAAGAGTTGGTAACTATGAAGGAGACACAGTTCAGCAAAGAACTTTGGATAGTTATACGTTTAATGACATTGCATTTATAAAAATAGATGTGCAAGGATACGAATCGCGTGTTATTGATGGTGCTAAAGAAACTATTAATAAACATAGACCTTACATGTTCATAGAGTTTGAAGACCACTTACTCAAAGAACAAGGAACATCAGGAGAACAACTAAAAGCTAAGATAGAATCATTAGGATATGTAGTAAAACAATTTCAAGAAGGTATACCATATCAAACAGAGAGTGGTAAATGTCTTGACTGTGCATGCATCCCTAAAGAAAAATTTGAAGAATTTAATCACATTATACCATGATACTTGTTTTTTTTGGTCAACCACATAGTGGAAAGACAACATTAGCAAAGCAATTCTCTACGTACAAAAACATAGATGGTGATGAGCTTAGAGAGTTATTTGCTAATAAAGATTACAGTAGAGAGGGACGAATTAAAAATTTAAATAGAGCGAGTGATATCGCCCACTACTTAAACAGTCAAGAAGATGATGTTACCTTGTCTCTTGTTTATCCATATAAAGAAGCTAGAGACTATCTTAATAGCCTTACTGAAGATGTAGCCTGGGTATTTTTACACTACGATGATACTAGGGGTAGAGAACAGTTTCATGTTAAAGATTTTGAATTAAATTTATTGGAAGAGAATGCCCTCTCTTTAAATACATCAGATCTGTTAGTAGAAGAATGTGTTAAACAAGTCAATCAGTATGTCAATCAAAAACGTTCACGAGTGCTCTGAATGCAAAATACCCAAAGGTTGGGGACATGAACTCATCATACACAATTCTGAAAAGTATTGTGGAAAGATATTAGTGTTCAAAGCTGGATGTAAGTTCTCAATGCACTATCACATACTTAAGCAAGAAACCTGGTATGTCAATAAGGGAACATTCATCTATCGTTGGATAGATACAGAAAAAGGAGTGACTCATATTACTTACTTGAATTTTGGGGATGTTGTAACACAACATCCAGGAACTCCTCATCAACTAGAGGCATTGGAAGATGGGGAGATATTTGAAGTGAGCACAGAGCACTTTGATTCAGATAGCTACAGGATATGGAAGGGAGATTAGTTATTTATGTAGACATAGATGGTACCATCTGCCACACGCAAGGAAGCAACTATCAACACTCCACTCCTATACTAGAGAACATTGATAAGATTAATGCTTTATTCGATGAGGGGCATAAGATAGTTTACTGGACTGCTAGAGGACAATCATCTAAAATTGACCACACTAGTTTGACAGTGAAACAGCTTAGCGACTGGAACTGTAAGTATAGTGAGGTGATCATGAACCACAAACCATCCTATGACTTACTCATCTGTGATAAAACAAAACGGATAGAAGAGATATGAAGATATGGGTGAATGGAGCATTTGATGTGTTACACATAGGACACTTGAAGCTATTGCAACATGCATCAAGCATTGGACATGTTAGAGTGGGGATAGATGCAGACGATAGGATAAAGAAGCTAAAGGGTTCTACAAGACCCTTTAACTGTTTTAATCACAGAAAAGAATTCCTAACATCTCTACGTTTTGTAAATGATGTTGTGGGGTTTGACAGTGAGGAGGAACTAGTAGAACAGATTAGATTGTATGAACCAGATGCAATGGTCATTGGCTCTGATTACAAGGGTAAAAGAATTGTAGGAGCTGAGTTTATACCAAAGATTATATATTTCGATAGGGTGGATAACATGTCCACTACATCAATACTAGAATATGAAAAAGATAGTAGTAATAGGTGAACTCTGTCACGATGTTTTTATTTACGGAGAATGCAAAAGGTTAAGTCCTGAAGCTCCTGTTCCTGTATTCACACCTATAGAAAAACATGTGTCAAAAGGAATGGCTGGTAATGTTGAAAGAAACATAAAGGCTATTACAAATGAATATGAGATTGATTGTATTCATCAGCAAGAAGTGATAGTGAAGACCAGGTATGTAGATAAGTCGAGCAATCACATGTTTCTTAGAGTGGATGAGGAAGAGTATGAAACTATGTCACAGTTCACGCTAACAGAAAGTAGGAAACAATTAATCAAACAGGCTGATGCTGTAATTGTGTCTGACTATAACAAAGGCTTCCTTACAGAAGAAATGCTTTATGAAATAGCCACACTTGCTGATAAAAGTTTTCTAGATACAAAAAAGAAACTGTCTCCAGAAACAATTCTAGCCTACACATTTGTCAAGCTTAACGAGGAAGAGTTTAACAAGAATCAAACCAGTGAAGTAGTGCTGTTATCAAAGATGATTGCTACACTAGGAAACAAAGGGGCTAAGTATATGAACACTCTCTATCCTGTACAAGCAAAAGAAACAATAGATGTATCAGGAGCTGGAGATACATTCCTTGCAGCGTTTGCTGTAAGATATTTACAAGGGGAAGATATTGCAAACTCCATCACCTTCGCTAACGAGATGTGTTCTATTGTTGTATCTAAACGAGGCGTGAGCACACCATGAAAGTATTAATCACAGGAACTAATGGTTTCATAGGGGGTAACCTAAAGATGCATTTCGACAATCCTTTAGAGATTAATGAAGATGCACTTGCTACAATTGAATGGTTAGACGAGCACAAACCAGATGTTGTTTTTCATGTAGGAGCATGCTCAAACACTTTAGAGAAAGATGTCAACTACATGATGACTGTCAACTTTGAATCTACAAAGCTATTAACAGACTGGTGTAAGCTGAATAGAAAACCCATCGTATATTCTTCTTCTGCTGCATCCTATGGAATTAATGGTAGTCATCCATCTAATCTATACGGTTGGAGTAAGTATGTAGCTGAGCAATATGTAATCAGTAATGGTGGTGTAGCTCTTAGATACTTTAATGTCTATGGGCCAGGAGAAGAGCACAAAGGTGCAATGTCATCTATGGCTTATCAAATGATGAAAGCAGGAAGTGCTAAACTTTTTCCTGGTGAACCTAAGCGTGACTTCGTATATGTAGAGGATATAATATCTGCTAACCTCTATGCCTTAGCACATTACGATGTTGTTTCAGGAAATAAATATGATGTGGGACTTGGAGCTGCACATAGCTTTGAATATATTGCAGAAGCATTAGGGATTGAATACACTTATCATGATGCGTCAGTTATACCAGAAGGATATCAATTCTACACATGTAGTGATCCAAGACATTGGATGCCTGGATGGGCACCTCAACATTCATTAAAAACAGCGTTAACTATATGCAAAACTTATTGGCAAAAGCTTCTGGCAAATCAGGAGAATGGGCAATGTTCATTGGTAGATGGCAACCTTGGCACACAGGACACAGATGGCTAATTGATCAAGCTTTAAATGAAGACAAGAAAGTTTTGCTATGTATAAGAGATGTTCCTGTAGATGAAAGAAATCCTTGGACAGCACAAGAGATACTTATTAACTTGTCTGTTGAGTTAAAGGATCTAGTTGAATCTGGTAAGCTTAGCATTATGAAAATACCTAACATTGAATCAATCAATATTGGTAGAGGTGTTGGTTATGATGTAATAGAACATGTTCCCCCAGAGGAAGTTAAAGCCATATCTGCAACAGAGATTAGAGAACAGATGAGAAAAGATGGTAAGTTATAAACGACACATTGCCAAAACTATAAGCTACAGAATAATTAGTACAGCCATTGGCTTCTGTGCAATGTGGTTTATTACAGGATCGATATCTGTAAGTGCAGGGTTTAGCATAGTTGAATTACTATGGAAACCCCTGCAATACTTTATTCATGAGAGAATCTGGTACAAGTGGATTAAGTATGGACTAGACAAGTGAGTGATCTTCAATTAAACTGATCACATCACTTGCAACTATGCTTGTCTGACACTCAAACATTCTATCTGTACCCTTGTGTACAGGACACCAGTTCCAGTCTCCTTTATCAAATCTGTACTTAGAGCTGTTCCAGCATCCGTGACACACATTCTTTTTTGTCACTCGTATGCACTCAAACTCATGATTGTCTTCTGTGAAGTTTGCAATCATTACAACAGGAACATTGAGTGCCCACGCTAACCATGACAGTCCACTAGATAGTCCTATGAAGAATTGGCTACAGGCAATAGCATCCATAGTGTTCTGCATCGATTTGTCTTCTAAAGGTTCACAGTTTTCAAATGGGTTGTCCTCTAGTGAAACATTGATCACTCTGTATCCTTTTGCAGTGAGATAGTTAATCAATTTTTGCCAAGCTTCTCTAGTCCAGAACTTACAACCAGCTGTTGAGTTGGTAGCGATTGTAACAAATTTATTATCAAATTTGTTACAAACAGTGTGTGCAATCCTAGGCTTAATCTCTTTATACTCAAGCCCTAAGATGTTTGTAGCTGCCTTCTGTAGAGGAATAGTGTTTGGTTCCACTGGTTCTCTAGAGCTATCGTAAAACCATCCTATCAAATACATTCCAAAGATGTTATTCACCACTGTTCCAGGCTCAACAAACTCTAGCTCTGGATACACACTCTCAAACAAGAAGTTCTTGAACGTGCTGACAATAACATGACAGTTGTGCTTTTTTCTGAACTCCTCTACATACGGAATCCACGCTATGCTATCTCCTAGAGAAGAGCTTTCTAGTGATATGTAGACACGTTGATCAGTATAGTCAAGCTTGTAATCATGTATGAGTTTGTCATTCTCCCACACTTTGACCTTCCATTCTGTAAACCACTGTCTATTGGCCTTCACCCAATGATTTGCTTTTATTGTATTCTCGTAGAGACAAATGTCGTTTTCATCATAGAACTTTGTCCTGTATTCTTTATTTGATCTACCAGTGATTTCTAGAAACGGTTGTCTGACAAAGTTGAAATTTAGATTCATCTTCTGAAGCATCATATCATTAGTGAAGACGGCATTATAAATCATCATCTGAGCCACCTTGAAGTTAAATAGTGCTTCGCTAATTGGTTTCTTGGTTGGTGCGGTGATTGATAGAAGTTGATTCAATACATCATCTTCTTTCAAGGGCGTAATCCAATCATCAAACATTCCACAATACTGAGGAAGATCCCTTGCTAGTATTGGTAAACCATGACTAGCTGCTTGACGAACAACCAACGGATTGCATTCCCATGTAGAGTTAAACATGAAGATGTCACAGGCTGTCATAAACTTATCAACATCACTACGTTCTCCCCACACATGTACATTAGCTGGTAGATCAACCATCAATGGTTCCCAATAGTGTTTGAAGTTGATTGCTTGGTTTCCTACAAAGTGAAACTCCATATCAGGAAGTTGTCTTGCTATCTCAACACCTTCTCCCTGATTCTTTCCTTGTGTCCACAGTCCTACGTTTAGTACATGCTTCTTCTGTGGGTCCATACCAAGCATAATCTTTTCATAAAGCTTTTCTGCTTTTGACGGAATTTTATTCTCTATTGGATATTCTAGAACAAACTTCTGAGAAGGCATGTTCTCAAATGTCTGTAGGTGATATGGTGTACAGAACACATAAGCATCAGGATGATACTTCTTTTCTATGTCAGGCTTGAAATAAACATTGTGACATGTCTCCACAATCTTCCAAGTTCTGTCGTTATCGTAGAGCTCATTGACAAGTTCTATGGGGAAGTTATTGACACCATCCTCAACCATCTCTTCAACATGTACAATATCTATATTGTGTCTCTTGATGATGTCTATGAGCTCCATCTTGTTCTCACCAAGTGTGTACATCTTTGTAGCAAGCTTCTTGATTTCATTCTTCTGCACAACGTATTCATCGCTGTGATTAGAATACTCAACAACAATAATATCTGAATCAAGTCCCTCAAAAGCTTGTATTCTCTTGAGTAGCACTGATGGCATACCACCTGTTGATAGATGTGGAGCTAGGTATAAGATTTTAAATTTTTCCTCCTCACTAGTAGTTTGGTCGAATGGTTCTTCTAAGAATTCAATTCTACTTTTCTCTATATTAATCACTTACGTATTGGTTTTTAGGAATTAAATATATGAATTTTTGGTAGTTATCAATACATGTTTTAAATTTACTACTATTCGCCAGAATTGAATAATCGTCCAACCAAAAACTCCATAGCACACCTCCCCAGGGGTGTGCTTTGTTGTTTCCAAACCACAACAAAATGATTTAATCATGGCAACAGAAGCCTATCAGCAGCAAATTAACAACGAATTAAAAAGTATGGACCAGCGTCTTTATGACTTGGAAGAAAAAATGTCTTCCATTGATGGAAAACTGACTCAAGTGGTGGATGCTATCCTAGGTAATCCTTTAACAAAATCTGGTGGTTTTGTAGAAGAGATTAACGCACTCAAAACAAAGATTGAGACGCTTGAAGAAAAGGTGGAGAAGCAAGAAGAGTTTAAGAAAAGAGTTGCTTGGACGGTTGGTATAGTGGTTGGTGCACTAATGTTGGTTGATCAACTTGGCAGAATACTGAACAACTTTACATGATAAGAATAATAGTTAAAGTTTTCAAATACGTAGAACCCATGTGGCTGGGTAATGATAGTAAGTTTTCAATACGAAGGTTTTTATCATTACTCTTTGCACTAGATCTTGTGAAAAACTTTCATCACATAGTTATGAACTGGGAAGCAGGGAAATCATACGCTGATGCAGCCCTACTACTTGGTATAGAAGCTGGATTGATTGCAGCCCTTCTCTCATTAACAACATATAGTTCAGTGATGAACAAATCATCCCACAGTATTGAGGAATGATAATCAACAAGTTAGAGTTTGAATATTCAAAAAATTAATTTAGATTCGAGAAAATAATGGCAAAGGCTAAAGTTGCAGCAGTAGAACGTAAGATATCTTTTGGTAAAAGAAGACTTGGAAAAGCCAGGAACATGAATACACCAAAAGGTAAAAAAGTTAGTAAATATAGAGGACAGGGAAGATAATCATGGGTGTACCTAACAAACAAATTGGTTGGAGTCAAGAATCTAACTTGCTTTGGCAAATATCAAAGCAGTTAGACAAAGCTTCTTGTCAACTATGTACCATTTCTGGTACTAGTGGCACGTCTGGCACATCTGGATATGATGGTGATAGATTTAGAACTACCTCCACCACTGAGTTTACATTAGGTGTAACTACAACAATTGTCGTAGAACCTGGCCTAGCTTACACTCCTGCTCAAGATATTATTATAACTTACAATGTTGGTAACCACCAAACTTGTACAGTTGTAAGCTATGACATCAACACTGGTGTAATGGTGGTTGGTGGTCCTGTTACTGTTACAGGAAGTGGAACATATTCTTCATGGACTGTTAACCTAGATGGAGCAGCTGGTGGAGATGGATCTTCTGGTACTTCTGGAACATCAGGTACTAGGGGGACATCAGGAACATCTCCATTCAAAGGTGCTTATGTATCGGGAACAACTTATATGAATGGTGATATGGTTATAGATGGTTTATTTTCATACCAATCAACCATAAATAATAATACAAATGAACCATCTTCACTTAGTGGTTGGATTTTATTAAATGGCCTTGATGGTTCATCAGGAACTTCAGGTTCAGCTGGTACAAGCGGATCTTCAGGAACATCACCAACACTTCCAGGATCAGCAAATTATGGACTATTTGCTCAGACAGCAAACAGCACTATAATCACTAACACCACTACAGAAACTAGCTTGATCAATGGTGGTGTAGGAACTCTTACTGTTCCTGCTAATGGATTCTCTGTAGGAGATAGCTTTAGAGCTGTATTTGGTGGACTTCTAACTGCTACAAATAATCAAACAATAAGAGTTAGAGTAAAGTCAGGTTCTGTAATTTTTCTTGACAGTGGAGCTCAACCTATTACGAACATCACAAATAATGTGTTTAATTTGAATATAGATTTCACTATTAGACAACTAGGGGCTGCTGGTGTAGCATCAATTGTCACTCTAGGTGGATTCCATTATACTAAAACAGTGAATGGTGTAGTTGAAGGTTTTGCATTCAACACGGTCAATAGCACTACCTTTAATACAACAATTAGTAATACGTTAGATGTTACCCTTCAGTGGGGTGCAGCAAGTACAGGAAACAGTATATACAGTGATATTTTCATATTGAATAAAACTTATTAACAATGGGCATTCCAAATAAACAAATAGGATGGAGCCAGGAGAGCAATCTTCTTTGGCAAATCTCAAATCAGCTTGACCAGTTGATTAAGGTGACTGCTAGTTTAAGCACTAGTACCACCACAACCACTACTACAGCTGCTCCTTAATAGAGAAACCAAAAACCAATACAACTACATATGAAGGATCTTAGATTTATCTGCGTTCAGCCAGATGACACTTATTTTACATGGCAAGTGCATCTGTGGTTGGAAAGTCTTAAAGAGATAGGACACTCTGATAAGGCGATTGTTCTTATTTACATTCCAACAAATAGAGCAAAGAACACAAAATGGGAACAAATTATTGCTCTCTATCCAGAAGCAGAGTTTCATTTCTATCAAGATGAGGGTGAGCTAGATAAATATCTACCTATATACATCCCAATTCTAAGACCTTGGACACTGTGGAAGCACTTCAAGGCTAATCCAGAGTTGAGTAACAAAGCGATATTCTATTGCGATTCTGATGTGTTGTTCACAAAGAATTTCAATGTAGATGATTATACACAGGATGACATTTGCTATTTGTCAAACACAAATAGTTATATTAATGCAACCTACTTTGAAAGTAAAGAGAAAGATGTGCTTCCAAATAAGTTGGAAGAATACAAGACTAGAGATATTCTTGGAGAAGTGATGAGCCTGGTTGGTGTTGATAAGCAAGTGGCTTACGACAACAACGAACACTCAGGAGGAGCTCAATACTTCCTCAAAGATGTTGATGCTACATTCTGGAACAAGGTTATGAATGATTCTTTATTGATCAGAACCTACCTACAGAAAGTGAACAGAGACTTCTTTGAGAATGAGAATACAGGATTTCAAAGCTGGTGTGCAGATATGTGGGGAGTACTTTGGAATCTATGGTTTAGAGGACAAGAGACAAAAGTGATTAATGAAATGAACTTCTCTTGGGCTACTGATCCTATTGAAAGACTTGAAGAGAATACGTTATTTCACAATGCAGGCATTGTATCTACGCACAACGGAACATACCATTGCTTCTACAAAGGGAAATATCACAACGGAGGTGATCCAACACAAGATCCTCATCTAGATGCAATTCTAAACGATGAGCAATCTCAAAAATATTGCACGTGGTTCTATGCAAATAAAATTAAAGAACTGAAAAATAAATATAACCTTAACTATTAACCGTAAAAAATTATGGGAGCTTACAACAGAAAAGACTTGAAAGCGTACGTACGTTACGATGGTGGCGGACGTGTAGTAGCAGGTAGCTTGATCTTAAGAAGACAGAAGCCTAAAGTGGGTAATTGGGTAGAGGTTCCAGCATACGAATGCTGCGCTCCAACTACCACCACTACAACAACAGCTGCACCTACAACAACTACAACGACTACAGCTGCGCCAACAACTACAACAACTACTACATCCGCAGGATAATGGCAAAATCCTTATTTCCAGAGGAAATGATTAGCAAAGGCAATGGAGGAGGGATGACTCTCGAATCCATTGCTTCTAAGCTAACTCACTTCCACGAGCAACTACATTTGTTGCATTGGCAAACTACAAGTTACGCAGAGCATCAAGCTCTTGGTGGCTTGTATGATTATGTACATGACTTCAAAGATGGATTGATTGAGAAACTAATGGGCTATACAGGCAGAAGACCTACGTCCATGAAGATTGATCCAATCATGACTACATCTGCTGAAGCTGTGGTGAGCGAATTGATGGCATACGCTTCTTCTCTAAAGTCATACGCAGAGATTAATAGCTATCATGACATAGCAAATCTTGCAGATGCTTTGTCTGGAGAAGCTGCAAAAACAAAATATTTGCTAACTTTATCTTGATGGAGATAGTAAAAAAGTTCTTTCCAGAGATCATGCAGGATAACGACATGATCTACTTTGCAAGACTAGAGGGTATGATTGACTCTATCGATGAGCTTTCTGCCTTGCAAATAACAAAGAACCCACATTCCTATCAATTCAGACTTGCCCCTAGTCATCCTAAGTATATAGAAATGTTACTTGAGGAGATATTGAAGTTTCACAACATCTATAACATTAGATTGAATCTTTCAAAAAGTATCAAGACAACGGGCTCAATATCATTTGAAATCATTTTATAAACCAAAAAACAATTATGTCTTACGATCCAACACAAAAGTACGTCTGGTCTCCAGATGAGAAAATTGAACTAACTGGTCAGGAATTTGCAATCGTAGTTAATGCTGTAAGAAGCATTCTCAACCTTCCAGAAGCTCCTGCAATCATTCTTGCTGACAAAGCTAATTCAGCTCTTGATAATGTCATGGCAAAGAGTGTAGAAGAGGGTAAAATTAAACCAGCTCCAACACAGCTTAGTGTTAACAACGATGAAGAAGGAAATGATTAAACGAGCTGATGGCTCAGTTTCACAACGTGGGTTGTGGGATAACATTAGAGCAAATAAAGGCAGTGGGAAAAAACCCACTGCTGCTATGCTCAAACAAGAGAAGAAGATTAAATCCAAATCTAAAAAGAAATGAAAAAGAAAATGCAAGCTGGTGGAGTTGTTAAATCAGCTAAACGTGTAGGACCTGTTGATCCTGATGGTGCTTGGACTAAAGTGCAAGAAAGAAACTTGCCTCCAGTTAATGCAAAAACTAAAGTGAGCCTCGCTCCAGATAAAGAACTTGGTGCTACCAAGATGATGAAAAAAGGTGGTGAGGTAGAAAAAGCTAAAGGTGGTAAGTGGATTCAGAAGGCTATCAAAAAGCCAGGAGCTCTACGTGCACAACTTGGTGCTAAGAAGGGTGAACCAATCCCTGCTGGTAAACTTGCAGCTGCTGCTAAGAAGGGTGGTAAACTAGGTCAGAGAGCTCGTCTTGCTCAGACCCTAAAGAAGATGAATAAAAAGTAATGAATCAAATTAAAAACTTTGATATGGGTAAGTACATCCTTGTTATAGGCAAGGATGCCACTGACATATTTAAGTTTTACAATGTTGACAAAATGCATGGACTCAATCTCAAAGACGCTATAGCAGAAGAGATTGATAAGACTAAGGGTAATGGTGTGTATATCTATGGGTTGACAAATTATGATCCAGAAGATAAAAGGTTAATAGCTAAAGATCCTTATAAACCCTTCCTGTTTTTAAACATGGGCACATTTAAAAGATATAGTGCTGATGAACAGAAGACTGCAATAATGCATGAAACTATGCACATGGCTCTTCTTTTATACAAATGGGATGCAGAAAAAAAATCAGAAGAAATAATAACAATGGCTGAAGATGAAGCCAATGAGATTATTAGAAAATTGAAGTCTTTGAATTTAATAAAGAAAAAATGAAAACAACTCCTGTCCCAAATGGTCCTCTCATTAAAAAGAAAGGACTATTTAAGGGCTCTACACTAAAGAATGGTGGTAAGGTGAAGGTGAAAGCTGGTGGAGAAAACCATGTAGTTTATAAAGCTACAAAGAATGCAGGTGAAGCTAAGAAAGGTGATGTGATGGTGAACCATCCTACAATGGATAAAGGAAAATGGGACACTATTAATCTCACCAAGATAGGTAGAGCAAAGACAGTTAAGCAGGGTGTGGCTTCTACAAAGAAGTGGCACAAGGATAATCCTGATTATAAATACAAAGGAAAAAAGAAATAGACATGGCAAAGACAGCAGCTTGGACACGCTCTGAAGGGAAAGATCCCAAAGGTGGTCTTAATCGTAAAGGTGTTGCTTCGTATAGAAGAGCTAATCCTGGAAGTAAATTGAAGATGGCTGTTACAACAAAGCCATCTAAACTCGATCCAGACAGCAAACCTGCAAAGAGACGCAAGTCTTTCTGTGCTAGAATGTCTGGTGTTAAAGGGCCTATGAAAAAGCCCAATGGTAAGCCTACAAGAAAAGCCCTCTCATTGAGAAAGTGGAACTGCTAGCCATCATATTATATATCATTTTTTTAATTATGTGCTCTAAGCACGTGCGTTACAACATCAATTTTTTTAAAAAGTCCAACTACAAGAGACCAAAACTTTTTACATGGTCAACAACACACTCAACTAAAACTCAGCATGATATTTAAACTAGAAAAAATTCTAAGGAATGTTCATTCCCTAGAGTTAACAGGAGAGAAGTTAGCAATTCTATCAGACTTACATTGGGATAACCCAAGGTGTGATAGAGAAAAACTTAAGATTCATTTAGACTACTGTAAAGCAAACAATATCCCTATTCTGATCAACGGAGACCTATTCTGCCTCATGCAGGGCAGGGGGGACCGTAGAGGTAATAAATCAGACATTAGACCAGAGCACAACAATGCTAAGTATCTAGACTCTGTAATTGAGACAGCTGTAGAATGGTTTAGTCCATACGCACATTTGCTAACAGTGATTGGATATGGTAACCACGAAACCACGATAATTAAGTTTCAAGAAACAGATGTCCTACAGAGATTTGTTGACTTGTTAAACTACAAGAACAAAACAAATGTACAGACAGGTGGGTATGGAGGATGGTTGTCTATAAAAGTTAATTGCTTCACATCATACAACATTAAGCACTTGAAATACTTTCACGGAAGTGGTGGAGGAGGAATCGTAACGAAAGGTGCGATAAATCTTACAAGAGCCCTTGAAATGTATGAAAACATGGATATATTCGTGCTAGGTCACATTCACGAGAACTGGTGTAGAAATGATGTCAGAGATGTCTTGAAGTTCAACCGTGGTAAGCGTGTTTATGAACTAGAGCAGAGGGAAATACATCACTGTATTGCTGGCACATATAAAGAAGAATATGGTGACGGCTCACATGGATGGCATATTGAGCGTGGTGCTCCTCCAAAAGTTACAGGTGGTAGAATATTAATCTTCACACCAAAAAGAACTTACGAAGGAACAGCAAAGAATTACGATGTTTACATAGATTCAATTAAGTTTCCTCTATGAAAGCAATACTAGAGTTTGACCTACCTGAAGATACTAGAGACTTTCAGGCTTCTGTAAATGGAAGAAACTACCAAAGTGCTGTATGGGAATATGATCAGTGGCTACGTTCAGAGATGAAATATAAAGAATTATCTGATGAGACGTACAAAGCGTATGAAACTTGTAGAAAAGAATTAAGAAAAATACTTGAACAAGATAATATTCAAATTGAATAATGATGAAAGAGATGTTTGATGATGAGAGAATAAGAATTGCTATAGTGGCATTCCTCATAGGTGTCGTGTTGACATTTATCATCTACCCAAAGCCTGAGATAGAAGAGGTGTACAAGTTCAGAACTGTAACAGAATCAGACACGGTTCTCATTCAAGATATTGATACTGTCTACATCCCTAAAAAAGAAATAAAAACCAAAGTTGTTAGGGATACAATCCTAATTGACCACAAGCCCAAAATCAAGAGCTTCAGTACAACAACTCCTTTTGAATATGGCAACACCTACGTTAATGGAGAAGTGCTTGGAGAGGTGCTTAAAATGAATGTTACGAACGATTTCAAAATCCCTACAGTGACAAACACCATCACCAACACAGAGACCAAAACTATTATAAAGAAGAGCAAAGGATTATATCTAGGCGCAAGCATCAGTTCTCTGTTACAACCAGGCGCAACTGCATCCTATGTAGATGATAAATACATCTTCCAATACCAATACCAACCCATGACAAAAATTCACAGTTTGGGTGTAAGTAAAAAGTTATTCTAGTTAACTTATAAGTTAACAAGACTTTGAAATTTATTAATCTAAAAGTTACGAGGGTAAAAAGTTGTAAAATTTACCCTCGTAATTCGAATAACTTCCGTAATTGTCACGATTTTTTTACAGGAATTGTCAAGATAGACTCTTCAACATCTCAATCATCTTAGGATGAGGATAGATGTCAATCTTGTCTTTACGTACAGAGTTGTGTGTAAACACGCCTGCTTCTCCCCTCAATGCTCTAGGTGTGATATCCCAGATGTCTTCACAGTAATCTAATGGGATGTTGTATTTTTTCTTCCAAAGCAACAACAACTGTTTTACAGATTCTATTTGAGCATCCGTGTAATCATGAAAGTATTGAAAACCCTTGTATGGTTTGTCAAGTTTGATGATTCCCTTGTCCATCTCCTTACCAACATAGTTGTAAAACTTACCATTGTTCTCACGAAGATTGCCCCAGTTGCAGATCTCAATACCTATGCTGATCTTATCTAGTTGCTGATAAGGAATCTTACGACTACTGAATGTACTCTTCTGTAGTCCTAGGTGATATGCCCAAAACTTAGAGCTAAATCCCTGAACAATCTGTCCATCAATACAGCCTTTACCAATACCTGAGATGGATACACATGTGGCTACTCTCTCAGTGTTAGATGCCCACCATCCAAATGTTCCTACACCATTAGGACTTCCTGCTGTGTGGTGAAGATAGATTTGTTTCTTTGGAGTTTCCTCTGCTATGTATTGGCTAGAAGGGAAATCAACTTGTAGTATGTTCATGATTTTTTAATTGATAAGGTTAAAGATATTTTACATAAACTGCCAAATTGTAAATTCTACTTTACATTTGGCAACTTATAGCAAATAGTGCCAAAATATAGTCCAGTTTTTTGCACAACGAATTAACAGTTTTTTGCACAACAAACTGGACATTTTTGTCGCAAAAACTCACTAAATGTGCGACAAATTATTGAGCCTCCTCAAGGAATCGAACCCTGTTATTCTGAGTACAAATCAGACGCATCACCATTTATGCTTAGGAGGCTTTAGTTAATCTACATTATCACTCCAATACAAGCCATCTTTTTCATCAGCACGCATTATTGAAATCAACTCCTCTCTTTGTTTAATCTTTTCCCAATTATGAGAACCATCTAGTTCATCAAAACTTTGCTCACGGCTTGCATGAATTTTTAACAAAACTAGATAGCCAATGAGGTCATTTACAACATCTTCATCATCCTTGTCTAGAGAACCATTCTTGATTCTTTTGAGCTTGTCATCAATGCGAACCAGTAGTCCTTCTTTTGCGGACAACTGACTAAACACACCTAGCGGTTCTAGTGCTGAGTTGCCATACTTTGCGTTTTTAGCAACTAAAAGATCTTCAATTCCTTGAAGAATATCATGAACTTGTTCATGAAATTTGTTATCAAACATATTTATTGGTTTTCAATTTCTATAAAGTCTTTCCATTTCAAGACATCCTTTTCTGCAACATTGCCCCATCTCCCAGAGTGATACCTCATGGAGTTGATGTTTTCAACAGTGTATACAGATCCTACGACAGGTTTTATTTTCCAATCATATAGGCTAGGATTCCCCTGAAATTTGAACTTCTTCATAGTGCGACTTGAAGCTTTGGAATTTTCGATCATTAAAATAGTCACTAGTTCTGAACTTGGTCCTCCCCTTCTTAACTAATAGACCATCTTCAAATAGCACGTAGAATTCATTCTCAATCAGAGCTTCATTGATTTCGACATACTCTTTCCACCATTCAGCAGGCTTCTTATTCTCATCAATTACCTTTGTTACATTGTGCACTCCAAAAGGGTTTAGGACAACAGTGGGTTCCATATATTTATTGTGTTTTAAATTTCCAAAGAATATACAAAGTATTTTCAAATTTGTTTTTAAATTTACTAAACATTAGTCGTCAACCAAAACATTTATACATTATGAAAAAAATTGCAAAAGCTAAAGCTGGTACAAGCCTAGGCATGAAATCAGTGAAAGCTGGATATGACAACAACCCAGCAATCACAAGAGCTGATATTATTTCAGCTGCTAAGAATAAAGCTAAGAATGGTGCTAAGGTTGCAGCTAAAAAACCAATTAAAAAAGCTCAGAATGGATTGAAAGCAATGACTCTTCCTCAAGTCACTAAACAAGCTAAAAGCCTAAGACCAATGGAAATTGCACTTGGTGACGATAGAAAGATGTCCATTGATACAGTTGGTTACAAATCACCAGCTACAATGCGTAATGAAACATTTAACTACAGTGTCTCAGATAAGAGTGGAAAAAATATTAGACAAGGTAAATTGCAAAGTGGCCCAGGTGAATCTAGAGTAGATATTGTAAGTAGAATGGCAAAAGACTTAGAAAGTGGTAAAATGAAGAGGCCAACTTTCAAAAGTGGTGGAAAAATGACTGCTAAGAAAACAGTTGCTAAGAAAGGTGCATCTGTAAAGAAGGCTGTTGGTAAATGTAAAATGGGTTGCTAATATGAAAAAGGCACAGAGAGGGGTTACTCAAACAAAGAGATTTGCCTCTAAGAGAAGTAGTAGTTATCCAGTTGAAGAAAAGGTTGAGTATGACACAACTGGATATTCTTCTGGTAAAACAATGTTTCCTGCCAAGTTTACTAAGACATATTCTTCAGGCAAAACAGAAACAAATACAGGAAGTGGTGATAGAGCTTCTGTAGATAAGGCTATTAAAGAGCCCGTTAAATATGAGGGCACTAAAACTCAGTATACTAAACTTCCAGCTAAAGGAAGTGATATTAGAAAGTATATGAATACAAGGCCAGCTGCTCCACTAAAAGGCCCTTTAAAAGAATCCAGTAGTTCTAAACCAACTCAACCTAAGAAAAAGTCTGATGGGTATGATGATTACATGAAGACTACTAGAGGAGAATCTTTCAAAGTTTCAGATGCTACTAAGAAATCTTCAACTCCTAAGAAATCTGTTAAGAGAAAGAAGGATGAGGGAATTAAAGTTCCTGAAAGAAAGATGCCAGAATTAAAAGTGGCTGCTCCTCTTGACAAAACTCTTAGAACTGGTCCAGAGAAAAGAAAGTTTTCTAAGGGTGAGATTAAGATCATGGAGATCATGCAGAAGGGTAAGAAGAAAGATGGCACAATGAAAGAAGGTGCTCAGCGAAAAATCCAAGCTGTACGTACAAAAGAACGTCTTGCTACACAGAAGATTAGAAATAAAGCTGAGAGAGCTGAGAAACGATACGAAGTAAAGTCAGCAAAAGCTAAAGTTAAGGCTGTAAGAAAATCATTCAGAAAATGAAATCTGGAAAACCAAAGAGGGCACCAAAGGTTCCCAATCCTAGACCAAATGCTAACTATATGAAAGAGTATAGTAACAATGATGTTAGGAGTAAGAAACAACAGGGAAATGCTCAATGGCCCATGTCAAAGAAAAAGCTATCAAAATGAAGAAAGCCTCCAACTAGGAGGCTTTTTCAATTATTGTCAATCCATTATTGTTTGTGAATCTTTCTTTCAACGTCCATTGAGGATTGAGTTGTAAGAACTCTTCAATAGCTGGCCATATTCCTTTCTCTGGATTTCCTGAATAAGATTCCCCAACAGTTTCAAAACTTGTTGTGTCATGGAAGATGATGTACTTATTCACCTTCTTAGCATGTAGCTCAAGTTCTTTCTTGAGTTGTGTATAGTTGTGAAGAGTGTCTATGAACAATAGATCTGTAGGGTCAATCTCAATCTCTAGAGTGTTCCCAATGGCAAAGTGGAAGTCTGTGTCTTCCTTAACTAAATCTTTTACAGGCTCCCAGTGACACATGTGTATGTCATAGGAGATCATCTTCTTTGGTTTACCCATAAGAAGAGCGTACGTTGACACAATGTATCTAACTCCCATCTCAGTGATATGCTCACATTCACTAGCGTAGCTTGCTAAAGTGGGTAGGTGTTCATTGATATCTGAAGGAGTGTTATACAATCTCTCATATATCTGATTAAGGCTTTCTGACATTTTATAAATTGTAAAGAGTTTTTAATCTTGATCCCCACACTGAGATTCCACTAGAATGTTTTAGATAGTATTTCCATTCATCAGTTATATTGTTCTCAATATACCAAGGGACATGTTTAATTGTGTATGGTTCAAATAATCTCACTGCTTGATACTGAAATGCTGTTCTTGCACGATATAATGCAAACGTGGTGTCTACCTCAGCCACCCAGCCAAACTGACAACTGTTCGTCCAAAACTTAGACTCATGTTGCTTTGCCTGGTTAGCAATAACATTATCAGGAAGGTCATCAATTTTTAATGAGAATCCCACCTTGTTATGCCCACTGTTGTCTAAACAATATAACATCTTGTCTAGCCAGTCATCAGGCACATCATCATACGTGCAATCTGCATCTGTAACAATGTAGTGGTATCTGTTCAATTCAGCAAGTCCCCAAGCACTATAAGGACCACCATTTGAATTATTGTAAATTACGTTCTGTGTTTTGTAATATTCTAGAAGAGGAGGATAGGTTGATTGTTGATCAAAAATGATAACCTCCACCCTAGGATCTTTTGATAGAAAGTCTACGGTGTTCTTTAAAGTTGTTACAAGATTACGATTAACTATTACTGCTTTTATTTTCTGTAACATGATCCTCAAGTTGTTTTTGGTAATCAAGTTTCCAATGAGGATTCAAAGTTACATCCCCTGTAGGAATCAGTCCTCTTGTTCTGAGAATTTCTACATGATTTGAATGTCTCTCAATTACATTGGCTCTATCACTAGTGTCTGTACCCATACCACTCATGTGATAACCTCTTCCTCCCCACATATAGAACCAGCTAGCATCTTTTTTGGGCATCTCAGCAAACTTTCTACCACCATAATGAGCAAGAGCATTTATGAATGTCATATCGTATCCAGCGTTTTCTACAGGATGACCACCAATAGCCTGCCATGCAGACTTCCTGAACACAATACCAGAGTTACCTATCCATCCAACATTTGTAATAGCTGAGTTGTTGTAATATACACCTGTGGCCCAGTGAAGAATATTTACATCATCTGTAAATTGTTCTGCAACATTCTTTAAGTGCCACGGTAAAGCAACATCATCATCGTCCCATTGACAAATGATTTCTCCTTTGCACAATCCTGTAGCAAAGTTTTCTTTATCCCCTATAGTTTTGAATGTCTCATCAAGATTGTAAATCCTCACTTGAGAATGATCAAATACAAGCTTCTGTAGAGGATAGTCATTGACAATCACTAGTTCCTTTTCAGGATAGTCCTGAATGAGAAAAGAGTGGAGAGACTCTTCGAGAAACTCCACTCTTCCATAAGTGATCATCTTACAAGAGATCATTGGGTAATTCATAGGTCAACAATGTTGAGTAGTTTAACAAACCTCTCTGAATCTGCTGGTGTCAAATAGATTTCAGTTTGGTAGGTGTTGCGCTCACGTTTAAATCCTCTGGTTTGTCCATTCTTTGGATTTACATCAGGCACTTCTATAGAACGTTCGTGGATGTCATCTAGCAACACTAAACGATTTTCATTCTCCACAATAATAGTTCTAATGACTTTCTCAATGTTGAAACTGTCTAGGTACTCTTTGAATTCAAGGGGATCAGTTCCTTGAATTGGTTCTTTCCGTGTGTAAAAGAATTGGTTCATGTTTGTAAAATTGGTTTTAGAATTTTTTAATTATAATCTCTACACTGTCTGGAGACTGTGCGTAGTATTCACCTACGTGCTTTGTTGCCTTAAAGATAACTTCTTTCTCATCATTGGCAAGCACATATTTTGGCTCAATTAGTAATTCAGAGTCTGTGTAAACTTTAATTCCTTCTTCGTTGAAGTCATATTTGTGATATATGGCTGCATATTGATATAATTGTTTCATGGTATATTGTATTTTGTTTTTAGATATTCACGTCTCTTGTTCACTTCTTCATAACGATAGATGTCGTTCTCAACGTTGGTGTGCTCGTCCAGTGTTAGGAGAATGATATTCTCTTCATCTAACATTGCGTCCTTATACTTCTCCTTTGGAAGGATATGGTGAAAGAATATTGACAGAGGTTCTGTACCTAGTCTCTCACCACTAATCTCAGACTTGTGTAGTCTTTGCTTCCAAATCCTAAGAAACATCTCACGCATAGAGGATTTCTCCTCTATGATGAGCTTGTTTGAATAGTTAGTTGTTATTCTTGCTAGCATTGGTTTTCTTGGCTTGTGTCTAAAGCAATACTCTCCTTCACAGGGTTTATCGCATGTCTTACACTTTTGCTTAGGCATCTTTTACAAATTGACCATTCACCATCTTTCCTGTACGCTTAGTGATTACATTGTAAGCACCCTCTAGACATTCTAGTAGAGACATGTTCTGCATCTTAGCCTGGATGATAATAGTGACGAGGATGTCACCAAGAGCATCTGCTATTTCATCTCTAGTTTCTCCACCAAGATAGTCTCCTTCTATGGCATCTATCAGCTCTTGACACTCTTCCATTGTCTTCTTAGATTGTGCAAGAGGTGTCCCATTCTTAAGAATGCCTTTGTTGTCTGCCCATTCAATCACTAGGGCTTCTAATTGATTATAATCCATCATCTTCAGGAACTAGTTCTATATTTTTAATACGATTAATAATTGTTTGCTTGATGTCTTCTTCTAGCTCTGGATTGTCTTCTAATAGCTTTTGGAATCCATCATATTGATACTTTTCTTCTTTGTATGTAACTGTAGAGCCATACTTTCTAAGAACTCCATACTCACTACCAAGTTCCATCAACTCTGCGAACTTGTCGATACCCTGACCATAGACAATATCAAAGCTTGTCATTCGATATGGAGGAGACATCTTGTTCTTTACAGCCTTCACTTTAGTGATGTTACCATAAGTCACGTCTCCCTCTTTTGCTAATGATCTACTCACCTCGATTCTACAATCTGAATAAAACTTCAATGCATGACCACCCTGAGTTGTTGTTGGGTTACCAAACATAACACCAATCTTCTCACGATACTGAGAGATAACAATCACACAGACATTGTGTGTAGATAGAGCAGTCTTTAGCTTTGGGTATGCATTACTGTTCAACACAGCCTTCTTACCAATTGAGCTATCACCTACATCACCATCTAGCACCTTCTTAGGAATCAGTGAACTATCGCTGTCGATGATTACAAGATCTAGTTCTCCAGTGTTGATTAAGTCCATTGCAATTTGAAAACCCTCCTCACCGCAGCTTGGTTGAGCAATCAACATGTCATCAGTGTTTACACCTAGAGCTTCGAAATAGATTTTGTCAACAGCATGCTCGCCATCGATGTACAACACTCTACCACCCTTTACTTGACATTCTGCTACAGTGTGGCCACAGATGGTTGATTTACCTGTACCCTCCCATCCCATGAGCTCATAAAGTTTCCCTTTAACGAAACCTCCTACACCTAGAGTGATGTGATCAAACCCAACAGAACCTGTGCTAATGAGGTCATAGGAGTTTTGATTCTTAGAATTCAGTGTAAGAACGCTACCTACACCATACGCTTTGTTCAGCTTGTCCAGAGCTGCTTGGAACTTGCTTTGTTCCTCTTGGTTTTCTTTTTTCTTTGCCATTATTGAATTGAATTTAGATGTAACGAATTTAATTAATTTTTTTAACTTTTTCAATTAAAAAACCCCACAACAAAGTCGTGGGGCTTTCTCAATCAAAACACACTAACATTAACTAATCAAACTTCCAAGCATAGGAGTGTAGTCTGTACGAACCAACATTCCCATACTGAGCCCTATATGGCTCACTAATCTTTAGTGGTTCTAATAGTTCCACTGGTGTGTACACACTCTTGCCAGGGAACGATCCACATGTAACTGTTATGCTTTTGCCCTCATCTATCGCAGTCTTGACAAGGTAGTCTCTAATATCAATGTTTCCTCTGAAATCTTTTTTACAATGAATTTTAATTGTTTCCATTCTCTTTTGTTATTTGTAATGTAGCGTTTACATAAATTCTGATTTGATCTGACATGTAATGTCTGACATGCCCTCCATCACAGAGAACAACACACCATATATCATTTTCAAATGCTCCACCATCTCTTACATAGAGAGCATACCCATCCTTGTTATTTTCTACAACAACAGGGATGGGATTTGCAAACTCATGTATCAATTTAGTAACTCAAAAGCCCTTTCTACAGCAGCCTTCTCACAAGGTATTCTTTCTTCAAAGAATGTTCCTGGTGTCTTCCCATTTATCTTGTAATAAAATAAATCAGGATTGATGTCTGTGTCTCTTAATATCTCAATGACAATCTTGTTATCATCAAAGAGATCGAAGAAGTTTCTAGGACTTTGGTCAAGCATGATTGCTAGAGTGATGTCAGACACTCCTCTAGACAACATTTGATTCTTGAAATCCTCTGGAGCGTTGTCTTGCTCAAAGCTTTCAATCATTTTTCTTACAAACCAATCTCTAGCAGTTTCTGTAGCTAGTGGATAATCATTTAGTATTTCAATTGCTAACTTCGACATGTTGTTTTATATTTTTGATATTTAACGTTTCTCTTTCTTCGTGGAATCCTTCCCAAACCTCCTGGTCACTAGAGAATTTGATACCCAATTTATCTTCCCAAAAGTTGATTAGATCCTGAGTTCTATTAAAGATTCTGTATTGCAAAGAGATCTCATCCCTATGCTTTCCATTCTTCATGATCTTCACAACCTTTGGGAATAAATTTTGAAAGTCTTTACTGGTTTTGGAATACAATCCTTGTCTAACAAGTTGATAGTCCTTGTTAAAATTCTCATCTAGTTTGTACACCACCACCACATAACCACCTTCGTAATCATAATCTTCTACAATGTTATTAGTTCTTTCATATTCGCTGTCTATGAAATCCCTAAACAAATCCATATCCTGGGGCTTGAAAAGCAAATACACGCAATTGTCATAAATACAATCATGGCTTACATCTTTAATGAAAGCATTAATGAATCCCACCTTTTCTAGTCTTTCAATGCCTATACCAAGTGGTTTTACCATAAATAGCGTAGTGATGCTTCTCGTTAACTTCATTATCCTTTAATGTTTACAAGTCCCCCATTTTCAAAGTTTGTTCTCGATATGTTCCAGACACCATTGTAAAGTGCCCAATCAAGATCCTCAATCAATTCTTTCACGCCTGGATATCTCCTACTTTTGTGTTCGAATCCAACATAACAATCGTTGATGTCTTCTTCTGTAAGCGTGTAGATGAGTGGGTTGTAGTAGTTAGTGCTATCGCAGACAATGAATGCTGGATGCTTTGCAGAATACCCAAACCACTTTGACTTTGGATCAGTGACTAGATGAACAGTTGCTCGATAGTAAAGATATGCTTGAATATACGCACGTCTGTACAAATAATATTCATCATAGAAGTTTTCTACACTCCATGTACATTTCAAGTCATACACTTGTACTGTCTGAGCATCGTGATCAATAATCAGCTTATCAAACATACTCTTGAATGTGTGGCCATCTACAACATAAGAGTCTATCTGGTACTGATTCAAGATGGTGTATCTAGTGTTACTGACCAAGTTTACAAGATCTCTGGTGACAATGTTGTTTCTCAATTCTGTCACAATTTTCTCAGCATTTGTGACATCATTACTATTAATCACTGTTAGATTCTGTGACCTCACCTTTCTGATCTCGTTGTAATACACCTCAGCGTCAGTGCCTACAAACTTACTAATTACCTGTTCAATCTTAATCTTGAACCCACTTTCTAGATAAGCATCCTTGGTTAGTTCATCAAATGGTCTAGTCACAACACCAAATGCATCTGTTGCTTGCTTTGTCACTCTGTAAAGAGCTTCCACAAAGTCTAACATCAGTCCTGTTGGTGTGCTTGCACAAGCAGACATGTAGAACCTGTTATCAAACTGCTCAGGTTCTAGAAGCAACGTCTCAACAAGCCTGCCAATAGTTGCAGCCTGGTTTTCTTTGTCTTCAACATTCTCTCCTAGCACATACTTCTTGTGATACTTCTTTCTGTCCATTGAAAACTCTTTCAATGAAGATGAGCTATCTGTCTGAATAGCTCTGTAATTAGCTTCTGTTTTACTTTGTCCCTGTATCATTTAGTGTTTGTTTGAATGCGTTAATAATTAATGGATGCATAGCCCTCACTTCTCTGGGCACTCTCTGGAAGAACCACCTCACTTCTAGCTCATACTCATTTCCATTCAGGTCCACTCCCTGTGGATATATAAGCCAGAACCTATGTATTTCTTCATCATGCTCTATATATCCCTCGTGCCATATCTCTGTGAACGATGGTTGCTTGTTGATTGATATCATAAAATAACAATTTTAGTTAGTAATTGCAAATAAAAAAACCTCCCCTCATTGAGGGAAGGCTTTATCAAGTTTAACCCAAATCTATAAATCATTTACTCAATTCTTTTATGTCACTAATTGTCTTAATATCGTGACAATCTTTGCATAGCACTTGCAAATTATCCACTTCACAAAACAATTTTTCAACAAATTCTGGAAGATCCTTCGCTCTCTGAAGACTTCCAGCTGGAATAATGTGGTCAACATTTATAGATGTTGCAGGAAACCATCCTTTACAGGAGTTGCATTGGTATTCATACTTCTGTCTTTTGTTTGGTCCATGATAGCTACGTTTAGCATTCTCTTTGCAGAGTGTAATAGGCTTCCACCATCTAGACTTTTGTCTCAAAGCACTTCGTATGAATGACCAGAAGCCACTCTCTGTCATTGTTCCAGCATTTCTAGGTTTAACTTTTACACTAGTTCTCTTTTTGACTGGTTTTTTCTTCATCTTTTTAATCCTTTTCCACCAAACTCATGTGAGTTTGTTGGCTAATATAATAGTATTTTCTCAACTATTACATTAAGAAGAAATTACACAACTTGTTTAACTCTACTCCCAAGCTGATCTTTCATCTTCTTTAGAGAGCTAACAATGCTTCCAATTTCATTAGATGAAATAGAAGGAAGATTGAATTCATACTTCTTAACCTCTTGAGCAAATGCTTTCTCAGCTCTTTCAGATAGAGATTCTAGTTCATTCTCTACATAGAACTCATCCAGGTCAATAGTTGAGAAATCTAAGTCGTGAAGAATTCTTGTTGCATCCTCTCTAGGAACAGTGGAGATTGGTAAATACTCATAACATCTACCTTTGTGCTGACCAATACCAACAACCTTCATTGGGTTGATGAGCATTAATACAGACTGATCACCACATCCTACATAGTGAATTTGATCAGCAGTGAAGTGAAGACCAGCAGCAGCACAATCCTGTGTAGACCAGTTACACTGATCCATAGGCATACTAACCACTTGACCAATACGAATATCAAATGTTTTGGTCCAATCATCTGTGAATCTGTTCTCTGCTCTGTTTGGAAGATCTAGATAAAGGTCTGTTAAAACACCTAGGTCTGTACCTTCATAGTTTTTACGATTTTGACTAATCATACCAGTCTCATCGCAATCCCAGCAGCAGCCCCATGATTCATCCTCATCATCCCATACATCTCCTGTACCACCACAAGAATGACATCTCTCTTCCTGATTAGTGAACATCTTATCATAATGCATGAATGTATAACTTCCATCAGGACGAAGAATCACATGATAGTCATTAGGACTTTTCTTCCATACAGCCTTGATGTTTGTGTAGGTTTCGCTAACAAATCTAACAAGTTCGTTTGATCCATGTAGGGTGACAACATTGCGTAGAGCCACGAAGAATCCCTGCTTAGTTATTCTAAAACTGTTCTCCACTAGGAATCTATACAACTCATCAGCCACTTCAGCACGAGGATTCAAGCAGCACCACATGAAGAATCTCTTCAGTGACAAATACTCTTCATCCTGGTAAACATCATCATGCACTTCATCCCCTGTTCTGTAAAGAGAGATTACATCAATGAACTTTTCTACAAGAAGCTCAGGAATAGTTCTGTTAATACCTTTCAGTCTTACAGTTCCGTTTTCAACATCAAAGTCTTGCATCGATCCTAACACACTTAGGTTGTTAGAGATGTTCTCATAAACTTTCTGTTGTCTCACTTCATTCAACATACTTTCACTAGCGAGCTTGGCCTTGAACAAAACAATGATCTCTGCTTCACTTCTAGCATTCTTTACGTTATCAAAGTCATCAATAGTTGATGACGGTTTGGATAGCACTTCTCCATCTTTCAAAACAACTGTGAGCACATCGTTCACAAGTTTAAGTTTCTCATACGGTTTTTCAGAAGTTTCTAGCTCTCTTCTCAGTAAGCTATTCTTTAGTGCTTGTTCTTCAATCTTTAGATTATCAAGCATTCTTTTTGCGTTGGACTTGAACCAATCGAGTGTGAAAATTGACATAGTTTTTGCTTTTAATTATTTGGTTTTAAATGAAAAAGGGAGGATCAAATCCTCCCTTAATTTACTGATTTTCAAGTGATTCTAATAATTCTTCCTCTACTTTTTCTTCAAGTTTTGGTTTAGAATAGTGTTCCAGATTAACTCTCATTTTGTGATATTTCATTAGGTCCACTATAATTCTAACTTGATCTGTTGTACCATCACCATAGTAACTAGATCCTCTAATCATAGAGAATATAGTGTTCAGGAAATACAAGTTATCAAGAATAGTCTTAATACTTAGATATTCTGAATAAATGGAATGATCAAACAAGTTGTTCTGCTTAGCTACTTCAAGCATGGCATCATATACATATTTGCTACTAGAAACGTAGTTTTTGTGTTTATAAGTATCCAATGCGTCTAGTCTATCAGCTAATTCTTTAGACACCTGTCTAAGAATGTTTGTCCTACCAAACAAGTAGGAATTCTGTAGGCATAGTTCGTTGATCAAATATGCTGTGACAATACGTCTAAATGGTTTGTTATCACCTTCCATAAATTTTGAATAAGACATTACATTTTTAAACTCTAGCTCTTCTAGCACTTTCATTTCTCTTGCTGATAGTGTAATCACTTGAAGCTTTTGCTTTCCATGTGAAACAGCATATACGTGATCAAGCTTTGGAGCATCATCATGGCTACCATAAACTACTAGAGTTCCCATTTTGGGAATGTCTTTCAATCTCCATGTATCTGTAACAAACTTGCATTCTTTACCCTCAACATATCTTTCTAGAGGAGCAGCCTTTTTAACGATGATGTCACCATCCATCTTCTCACGTCTAGTTGCAGCCACTCTACTAGAGCTCTGTCTTCTAGTCTGAAGAAAACTATCTGGAACAACTATAGCATCCAAATCAAGAAATCCAGAAGTGATACTATCGATGATTTTCTGAAACTCTACAATAGCCTCTCTCCAATACTTTCTATCAATAGCTCTGAGATTAAGAATCTTGTAGTAGTTGTCATAGGCACCCATGTTACCAGCCTTTGGAAACAACTTGAAAGACGTGCTTTTTCTGATGAAATAATACGTGCGACCCCAGTTAGTTGGTAGAGCTGTTCTCAAATAAGCTTTCTTAGTTTCTGATAACTTTGATGAATACAAATAAGCATTTTTATTATCGTCCAAATTAATGCTCATTAGATGTACATCAGAATCCCAGCTACCTTTTGATTCTCTAAACTTACCCCTGTTGAAAGTTTGTGTCACCTTATACTCTTTTAGTATATAGTCGTCATTCTTTACAAGCTTCTCAAGATCTAGATGTTTAACACCTTCCATTTGAGGCTTGTTGATTACGATATTACTAAATACAGAAAGATAACCAACATTCAACTTCACACCTGGAATAACCTCAACAGTTCTTTTAGAAGAGTCATAATACTCCTTTACTTGCTGAAAAGTTTTACAAGCAGTCATCTGATCATTATACTTGTTCACAAAGAAGTCTGACATCTCTGCAAGCCTATCCATAATCATCTGCTTAGCTTCTTGCGTATATCTGATTGCTTCTCTGTTTGGTGTAGGGAATATCCCATCTGTCAAACTGAACCTCAACGCTACAGGAAACTCTAGCTTAGGAATTTCTAGCTTACTAAAGTCTATTGGATAGTAGACATTGTCCAAGCAGATGTGAAGATATTCATCACTTGCTAGCTGAGAATACTGAAATTGTTCACCACGATAGATTGTAAAATTATTATCAATCACATGACTACCTACATTAGCATCAAAATATACATCTTCGAAGTATGCAAGTTGCTCTTTCATCTTTCTGAAGAACTGTTCTCTATCACTCCATTTCACTGGAACAATCACCTTAACACCATCTCTTTCAGCTGTAGGTCTTTCATACAGACGATCGATAGTATTTGTGTCTTCACCTTCGTACATCATATACTTACGCTCTATCCCATCTTTTCGACAGATGAAATAGAAACTAGATGAATAAGCAAGAGGGGCCTTGAAGCCAAGACCCATCATGCCCAATTCTGTATTAGAGTTACGCTTTGTACTCTTACCATACTTACTAATGATGTTCTTTACATCATCATCATTCAGACCAACACCAAAATCCTCTACAGAGAATTCATAGTTTTGGCTGTTGTTCATTCTGAGACTGACAACAATTGGATCTTTCACTCCAGCTCGTCTGTGGCTATCTAGTGCATTACTAGCGCACTCTCTGATAGTTGAGCCTATTGAATCTGAATAAAGATTCTTACTTAACATCTGCATCAAAATCTGAGCAGAATCCAAGTCTAGTGACATTCCAATTGAGTCGTTCATTTCGTCACCATCAGTGACAATCATTGCTTCTTTTTGCTTTTCTAATATCATTACTTTAAAATTTAAAATTATTACCCAATCACTTTAAGTACAGGATTACAAATTCGTATATACTTGGTTACATTGAACTCGTCAATACTAAACTGTTGCTGTCCGTATGTACGATTCTGTGGATTATGCCCAGGAATTGGTTTATATTCCACGTTTACTAGACATCTAGTTGTCTTATAATAATGATATTGAATACCACCATAAGTTCTAGTAGTTTTAGTAGGCCTCTTTACAATCTTTGCTGTTCTCATTTCAGTTAGAGAAGGATAGATGATTACATCTCCTGGCTCTAGGTCTTCTGGATTAATTAGTTCTGTTAACATGTGTGTTTATTTAAAATGGTAAATCTTCATCCAACCAATAGATTGGTGTTTTCTTTTCATCTTGTAATATTCTATTCACCTTAGTGAATACACCTTCTGAATCCCATTCAGAGTTCTTGTAAGAAGCACTGGCTGGGTGACTCAGCTCAAAACTCCATGTCAAAGGGCCCATAAATCTTTTGAACTTACTTGCCTCTTTACCAAGGAATACCACTGGCACTCTGCTATTAGCAATTGGTCCCTCAAATACATGTTTGATAAACGGTTCCCAGATTTTCAAATGAGAACCAGCTTTATTAATCTCTGTAGTGAGAGCTGCGTTAAACATAAGCACTCCTTGATCTGCTAAATACATTACATTAGGATTCTTCTTGTATTTCAGATTTAGTCCTTTGTAACAATCTTTCTCTACAGCATTGTAAAACTGTTCTAGAGATGGTTGCAACTTACCTGTAGTAGAACACCCCATCAACAAACCATCTGCTACTGGTACACCGTTGAACTGTGTGTGATAGGGACACATACCTAGTAGAACTACCTTCATCTTATCTAACGGTGTTTCTTTAAAACATCGATAGGTATCAGAAGAAAGAGGGGCAATTTTCTTACCCCTCCTAGATTCTGCTTTTAGATATGCGTAGATTTCATCACACTGCTTACTTTCTATGAATGGACGAATTGATTCATGCCAGCTCTCATGAAAGTAGTCTTTGAATTTATCCCACAACATCTGCTTCTTGTAATTGGTCAAAGATTGTCAACTGTCTCCTAGTTGGAGACGCTTCAAATCCTATATTAATTGATTTACTCTTTAGTTCACCAGTGGCTGTCACGAAGAAATCATGAGCATCAATGTGATTACCCATCCATAGTGTTGGATGTACATCCTTCATAGCATACGTAGTGTACTGATACAACTCCCACAAACTCTGAGGAGCACCATAATCATGTGTTGGTTTACTCAACTCACGCTTGATGATGTTTAGCTGTGTAGACTCAATGAATTCTTTCTCAAGAATCATTCTTCCTACAAGTTCAGCTGTTACACGAGCATCAATCTGTACATGCTTCATGAGCTCACGATCATCCTGCATCTTTCTGAATCCATCACCAGCAGACTTAATGTATTCTACAATAGCAGCTGGTGTAAACTCTTGCACATCTCCTTGATGCTTCTTCTTAAATGCACCATAGTCACCACTCACCATACCATTCTGGCAAATAAAGATTTGTGTACCAATAGCAAACTTCAAGCTCAAGCTCTTGTCATAGCTGTTCTGCCAGCCAATCTGTAGCTGCATTTCTTTATCAGCTACGTTGCTGATAGTAAACTTGCCATTGGCAATATTACCTTCCCTTGCAGCTGAGTAGGTTTCTGTATCAAGCTTAAATCCTGCTTGATGAATGCTCTCCAGGGTGAGGTCAATTAGTTGACCGTGCGAAACAGGCTTGTATGTTCTTGTTTCTTTTGGAAGTTCCGTACCTGTGAGAAAATACTTTGTTGTTGAATAAGTTTTGTTTGACATTTTAATTACAGTTTTCTTTGATTAATTCTTCTACGTCTGACATGCATAGGCTTATTTCATGAGTTGCTGATGACCCATCTTCAATCTCCATCACAGCAAGATCATAAAGATCCATGATGTCGTGTTTTAACTTTGGACAGTGTGATGCTTTTTCTCTGCACCATCTTCTTAATTCTAATAGTCTTTCTTCTGTGTTCATGGTATTATAAATTGTTGTTTTAAATAGTGTTCGATAATTTGTAGTCCATACTTCTTTGCCAAGTCTGCCCAGTCTTTGATACCTTCTTGTAGATAATACCTTGGTACATTACAATAGTCAAAGTTGAACATCTCTGTTACCATCTTAGAGTTCTTCACACCAGCCACATCGCTGTCAAAAGAAAGAATCTGTTTGCTTGAGTAGTGTTTTAGATAATCTACATTCTCTTGAGAGAAGCAAGCAACACCTTCATTCTGAACAGCGCATGTGTGTGGATAGATTTTTCTCATCACCATATAGTCCTTCTTGCTCTTGTTAATGAAAGCAGGTTGGTCTGGTTCAAGATTATCTTTCCCATCCATTGTAGTGATTGGTGTGTTGTTAGGAAACCATTTGAAGTCTTTATTGAAAGGTCTGTAGATCTTCCAATGACCATCATAGAAATAACCAAACCTCAACTCAGTTTCTTTGAGGTGGATTATTTTTCTATTCAGATACAGCTTCTTGATCGAGTAGATATTGTTTTCCTTCAGATCTTCCACATCTTGATAGTATTCATTCCAATACGCAAGCTCTTCGTTTGTTAACTTTCTAGTTATCACTTGTATGTGTGAATACTTCTTTTCCAATTTCTCAGGCTGTTCGTATTTAGATACTATCTCTGTGTGGTCAGGTAAATCTTCCCTCTTGTTATTCTTTATTCCTAGGTTAAAGTCTCTATCAATCATCTCAAAACACTCTGTAAGGCTAACATTGAATAATTGCATAACAAAGTTGAAGCAATTACCTCTGTAGTGAGGATCTGAGTGATCTATGTAAAAGAGTTTATTGTCTTTGGAATAAATAGCAAATGAGGGACGAGATTCGTTTCTGAATGGAGAATATGTGGCTCTGTTTATTTCCCATTTCTTGTTTGGCATATACCACCTAAATATATCATACTCAGATATTTTAGATAGTATCGTTGAAATGTTCAAAGGTTCTGTCTTTCTCTTTTTTTCTCCAGTAATCATTGATATTGAACGTATTGTTTCACCTCGTTTATTCTAGATCCCATAACAGTGTTGATCTTACTTTTCAGTTCAAATCGTCTGTCGTTAAGGAAATAGACACTTCTGGCTTTCGCAATAAATTCTTCGTCAAATTGTTTATCAGCTTCCATCTTTCTCAGGACATCTTCTACATCCCAGAGATTCTTGTTAACCATTAGGAGAAGATCATAGAGCTCTTCCACATCTTTGTTTTCTAAAAAAGGATTGGCTACATCCATTAGTTCTTGTAGCTCATCCTTTACCATTGCTAGCTTCTCTGTGTCTGTGATCATGACACGTTTAATGTTGAGGATGCTCACTTTATCAAGTAGCTCCCCAATGCTTCCAGGTATCCAAATTACTTTTGCCATAGTGTGTAAATAAAAAAGGCTCCCATTTCTGAGAGCCTTGAATATAAAAGATTATTTATCAATAATCAGCATCATCATCAGCAATTACTTTGTCTGATGCAACCAAGTTTTGCTCTGGATCATAGTCATGCAAATCTTTGAATGTATAGTAGTCTTTGCAACCATACTCACCAGTAATCTTCACAACAAATCTTTCGTGTGGACGAAGATCTTTTGACTTCTTAGATAGCAATGAGTTTACACGAGACTGATCGTTGTAATCATTCTCCTTTAGTCTGAATTGCTTCAAAGAATATGCTGGAAGAAACGCTTTGTTGTAGACGCTCTGATATTCTTTCACTTCACCATCTTTCTCTCTTGTAGTTATTGTAGCCATTGCTACAAAGTTTCCACACCACTCACCGTTGATCTGTGAAGAGATTTCTTTCACATTACCTCTGATGAGCTTCTTCCAATCTAGTGATAGAGTGGTGTCATTTCTACTATAGTCTAGTTCACACAACCAGTTACGCAAGAATTCATAAAACTCTTCTTCACCAACATAAGCCACTCTGAAATCTTTCTCATTTCCAGGAGTGCCTTTGAACCATTGTGCAAGACCATCTTCATCAGCAGCCCAAGCGCAAAGTCCTATTTGATTAATATATTGCTTCTTGGTTCCATCTTTGTTCTCACGCTCCTTATCTTCTAGAAAGTAATTGATGTTAAAATTCTGTCCAGATTTAACATCTTTCAACCACACACTAATTCTTATAGTGGTATTACCATCTCTGCTCTCACCAAGATATTCAGTTGCTTTGCTATCTTCTTTTAGTTCGATTCCAAGAATGTCTTTGTATTGTTCAATTGTGGGATTGATTGCAATCACACTAGCCTCAAACAAACCTACTTTCTTTGGAAAATCGTTTCCACCTTCTTTTCTTTCTCTTTTTGATCCGCCAATTCCTGACATAGCTTTAATTGTTTAGTTGTTTTTATTTATAATACTCATTTACACTATCCACTACAACCTGTAGGTTGTTTGGAATCTTTAAGTCAGCAAACATACCTGCTGGTGATTTTGCTGGCATCTTTCTAAATCTATTGGTGATGAAGTTGTAAGACGCTGTACCATCCTTCTGCTCTTCTACAAGAGTGTACAAACAGACAGTCATCAAACCTTCTAGCAACACCTGGTTGTCAATTAACTTACCAGCTGTCTTAATTTTGTAACCAATGATTTCACCACTGTCCTCAATCACTTCTGGGTGAGTGAAATAGAACACAACAATATCATCTCTGAGCATTCTTGCTGTTCTAAACAAATCAACCATGTCTTTTGCCATAATTGAAAACTTCTGATAGCCAACTTCTGTGGCTTTTGACACCATTGTAAAACCCATGATGTAGTTAGAGTCTTCGATAACAATGTTCTTGATGTGTGGTGCTTTCTCAGAAATGGTTTTTAGAAGCCTAGAGATTTCATTAGCGTCATCCACTTCCTTGTAGTTCTTCTTGTCTGCATTGTACATCTTCTCAGAGCCCTTGAAAGGAAGTTCTTTCTTAGCCACGTTGATGATGTACGTCTCATCTGGATTTAAGTGTTTGATTGATGTTGATTTTCCTGTACTGGTCTCTCCTACGATACCAATTAGTTTACTTGCCATTTGCTTTAATTTTAGGTTTTAACTTTTTTCATTATAAATATACACTTTTTTGGTTATAAATTCCTAGCCTCGACAAACTTAATTTTACTCCTGTCAAAGAACTCTAAAGCCTTCTGCAACCACTTCAATTCCACCTGCTCATTGCTAGATATGATGTATATCTGAGCCTTTTTATCAGGGTTATTGTATTCCATTGCTGTGCATCTCTGTATCTTCTGAGCCAGGTTCTCACTATTGCTATCAAAGTAGTTTATAACTACACGGTTCAAGGGTTTGTATGTCACACCTGTGTTGCCAATCTTCACAACAGCCATATGATTACCCTTTCCCTCAGCGAAATCAGCAAACATTTGCTTCTCGCTAGATTTGCTGTGATAGGAAGGAATTCCTAAACCATCAGCCACCTTTGTCACTCCACAGAATATCAACATTCTTTCATCAGCATGCTTACTAATCAGCTTCTTGGTAAGATTTACCTTTGCCAGAGAAGATTGTATCAGTCTCATTCTTGCTAGTCGTAAGAACATTGTATCTCTGTATTCTGACTGCATCTTGTTAATCACCCATGTATAATTATCAAACTGTTGTTTCTCTGTTCTTTCTTTACCACCATAGTTCTGTTTAGTGATGATATCTAGAGGTGTTGTTACAACAGTGATTTCATAGTCTACAATGATGCCTTCATCAATTGCCTTTGCTAAAGGATATTCAGCATTTACATACAGAGCAAGACGATCTTCTAAAACTATTCTAGTGGATGTTGCTAGTGTACCAGTGAGACCAAGCACTTTCTTGTTGTCTGTAAACAACTCTTCACACACTTCTATCTGAGCTTCAGACAATAGATGTATCTCATCAATGATAATAATGTCAAACAGCTTGTCTGTATACTTCTTAAGTGATAGGTGTGTGGTGAATGTGATGTTCTCATTATCGTATCCAAGAGCTTCGAAATCATCCAACCAGGACTGTTTAATCTTATTGTCTGGATAGGCAACTAGAACAGAACAATCTTTATCATAATGCTTCAGCACATTGATTGACGTTCTGATTTTACCAAACCTTGGACATAAATAGAGAATACCATACTCTCCACTATCAATCCACTGTTTGGCAAATTCAGATTGTCTTTGATCTCTTAGTGTCATTCTTACACTTCAACAAGTTCTGTTTTATAAATCTTGTATCCGTTTGACTTTAGAAGAGAAATAGCTTCTTCAACCTTAGAAGGTTGTGGAGTTATTTTATTTTCAATCTCAGTTACAATAATTTCAGCAGACTTTGCATTATGTGTTGAAATTCTTTTTCTCCATGTTTTTGGAGTTAATCTTTTACATCTTTCTGCTAGAAAGTCAAGATGATGACCTTGTTCAATCACATTGATTGGTAGGTCTGACTTTCTCAACACACCTAAGTAATGATGAGATGTAAATACGTCTGGTAATTTTTCTAGTGTACTCTCGTAAACATTCATAGTTTTATTGTTTTGGTTTGTTTTTTACATTTTAAGCATACTATCACACCATCTTTGAGTGTGTGACTTGTTAGGTTTTTACATTTATCGCAATGTTGAGCTATGCTGATCATTTAAGAAAAAGCTTTTGTTTACAACATTTTCATAATCTACATCTGTCATATCCTTCCTCTTGGGAAGTTCCTTAAACATACCCACCTGACCAAGAAAGCCAAGACCAATTCTTACATCATCTTCACCATAGCTGTTCTTGATGAGTCGTAGTGATCTAAAATACTTACCACCATATTCATCAATCAGTTTGTCAAGATTGTAACCACTGGGATCAGCTACCTTGTATCTCATAGGATCGAAGAGTGCAAGAACAACATCAGCATCCTCTTGAGGTACTGATGACTCCTTGAAGTCTTCTAGTTGTGGTTCTACATCACCATTCTTGATTCTGATGGGATTTGATATGTCACGATTGAATTGTTGTACAGCTACAATAGTGTAGCCATAAAAGTCTCTGGCATATCTCAACTCATCACTCATCTTGTCAATGGTTTGTTTCTTGGTAGTGAGTTCTTTGGTAGTCTTGAGCAATCCTAGGTGATCTACAACAACAATAGTCACTTCATTCTCATCATTTGGAATGTAGATCTTGTTGTACTCATCTAGTTGTTCAATCACACCGTGCTTCATTGCATGACTCTTTAAGTCTTTAGCAATACCAACAGGATTCTCTGGACCATCAATGATTGTAATGACATCATCCATTTGTTCCATGTAATCCTTATACAATAGAAATATGTCATGTTCATCCTTTGTCATCTTATCAGTCCACCCTAACAACTTACTTACAGGAATGATATAGCCATGATCTAGAAAGATCTTTCTACATACCCACTTAGCAAGTTTGTATGTTCTACTGCGCTCCATTGAACGATATATGATACGTAACTTGAATTTTGGGTCTTTCTGACTGATATACCAGTCATAAGGATTCAAAACAAATGCATCATCTACAAAGCTTGTCTTGCCTGAGCCTGTCAAACCTCCTGTTACAAAATACATTCGCTTACGAATACCTATATACCTGTTCAATCGATGGAAGCCCATAGGAATACCATTATTCCTACCACTCAAACCATTGTCTACTTCTTTCTTTAGTGTTTCAAAACTCATATATCAATAGATCTTTTTGTTTGTGCGTTAGGTATTTCCACTCCTGTTTTAATCATTTCAATAAAGGGTTCAAAGCTTCTCTGTGTTAGATAAGTGAGACTATTCTGCAAAAAGCTCAGCTTATTATCACTTGTTCTTAGAGATGCTTCCTTCTTTAGATATACATCTAGGTTGGTAGCATCTATAATATCCTTTGCGACATATTCTCCTTCAGCAAGAATCTTGTTGAATTTGATTCTGCAATCCTCTCTTGCTCTCTTTAGTGCTCTTGATCCAGGAAACTTTTTTCCTTTGTGTTCAAAATTGTCCGTAGAAGGAAAAGCATTCCACCAACCATCAAAGTCTTCAGGCTTCTGTTTTACTTTTTTGATGGTTTGCTTTACTTCAGAGTCAGCAAATGTCAACAACTCTCTTCCTATCTGTGTAATTTGTAAGGTTACATCAGAGACAAGACCTTTCCTGACTAAAGACTGATAGAGGCCAGCTATCTTCATACTTCCATCTGTTAATGGTTGTATGTCAATATTGGCCTCTACAAGCTTTAATAAGAAAATGTGATCTAGACTATAGGATTGTTTGAGAAGTTGTTCAAAATGGGAGGGCGTTATGTTGAACTTCATCGTTCTTCTCTGTAGTTACAATAATTTTTGCAGGTTGTCTAGTTGACTCGTATTCGTGGTTTGCTTGTTCCACTTCATCTCTCTTTTGCAATTGGATAATTGCTGCTTCCCTAATGGGAACGTGTTCATGGTCTTCGTGTACGTTCATCGTTTTCTATCGTGTTTAATTATAAATTCTACTAATGCAATTAGTAATGCAGTGCTAAATAAACAATAGATTAGAAGAAAACTGGCCATGACTCAAAGCGTTAAAAGTCCAAAGTTTTTATCAAAGAACTCATATGTTTCACGAGCCTTTGCACCGTTGAATCTAAAAACTTTTTTTAGTATTCCAACTGCATAAGACTTAAACATTTCTTTTTGCTTCTTAGTCAGTTTCCAGGTTGTCTTCCAGTCTGTTTCTGCAAGAGTGTTTGCCATTGTTTTTCCTAACATGTTGAACTGGTATTCCAGAAGATGTTCTGAAACATTAGCTCTATTTATAGGAGGGTGTGGTAAGTGTGTGAATTTTAAAAACTTAACTTGGTTCTTAAACTCATCCACTTCCCAAACATCAATCATAGCATTGCTTTTGATTGGCATTAGCTTGATTACATCTGGCTTGGAGTATATCACTACATGCACCACACCATTTAAATCAAAGTATCTACTGCCTCTGTTAATTGGAATTTTCATTGATCTTAAATATACAGGAGTAAAGCTGCTAGGAGGTAATGTCTCTATTTGCGTATATGACTTTTCTTCTTCCATAATTAAAATAAAGAAATTTGGTTAGGAATTCTATCTACTTTTCTTTTCTTACCCTTAGTGACAATCTTCAATACAAGACTCTCTGCTTTATCAATGTAATAGTCATAGTTGACGTTCATTGATGCAACAGTTGTGCTTGCAGGAAGATGGTTCACCACCTTACACAACCAATCTCCAGCCTCCACTTGTGAACTATTAGGTGCTGTGGAGGTAGAATCTTGATTCTTAATCTTCAAGAGTTTCTCCCCATCTTCACCTTTAGTGATATAGTAGCGAATGAGTTTGTTGTATACAGACGGTTCCATTCCTTTTCTATATCCCTCATAATGAAAGTCACTAGTTGATTTCTGTCTTATACAAAAATCAAAAGGATTCTTATGAAGATGAATAGTTTCAGCAATAGGAACACCGCTAACGTAGTAATGCTCAAGAGCAAGAGGGACAATTCTGGCGGATTTGTTTTTATGAAGTTCAAAATCCGTGAGAAAATCCCCTTTCTTTTTAATTTCTCCATCTGTTTTAATTGCTAAGTAGTCATTAACTGTTGAGAATATAATCTTTTTGTAATCAGCCCTTTCAAGCTCATATCCAGTTATCTTACACCACCAGTCATTAATCTTCTCCATCTCAGCAAGTTTGCTTTTATGGATTTGAATTGTTACACCGTCAGTGTTAGCTGATATGACACGTATTTCTTTGGTTTCATACGCTTCAATGAGCATCATCAAGGACAATTCCCCTGTGATTGTTGTAAACATAGTGAGTTGTCTATCATATATCCAACTATTCATGTCACTACTTTTACCATACACAGAGTTTACAGCAAGCTTCAACGCACCAACAATACCCTTAATCTTCTTATCGCTCTTTGCAAAAGGCTTTAGTTCTAAACGCTTCTCATACATCTTTTTATAGCCTGTGAGAAACTCTTTTCCTAAATGATATGGATACTGCTTGTTGTTGATGATAATGGCAGGATAGTAGCTAGAAACGTCCCAGTCAATGATGAGATGATCTTCATCCTCCTCAAATACTTCTGGTTTGTTTTCTGTGTGCAAACCACCCTTCATGAAAGAATACATATTGTCATAGAAATGTATGTGCTCCTTGAAATCATCAGTGAGTTCTAGACGCATCTTCTTAATCTTCTTAAGAAACTGATCTAGCTGAACAGTCTTAAACTGTACGTATGGAGCAATGCATTGACTAAGAAAGATGTACTTTCTGAAGTGACCCTTTCTAGGAAGAGTTTTAACATCCATCTTCTTCTCCTCACAATAGTATTTCTTGATGATCTCATCACCAATCTTACTATCTGAATAGTTTATACATGGAATATCAAACTCTTTCTCTATGTCAAGTCTCAACTGTATCTGGTCATTACCCTTGTACAACGGATGCTCTGTATCACCAATGGTCACCTTGTAAAACTCATAGGTAGCCATAACATCATTCTGACAATACTGACGTGTGAGCTTTCTATCTTCTAGAGTCATACCAATCTTTGTATGATGAATAGGCATCTCTTCAATGTTCTCGAGATCCATTTCAAACTCTAGTCTCTTTAGACTAACACGTCTGTTCTTGTTGTCAAAGTGATGTATCTTGAATAGATCAATCTGCTTCAAACTAAGCTCTTCTTCACGATACTCAGCAAATACATCATAGTTTGCATCATCTATTACATCCTGAGCCTTCTGAGCAATCATGGCTGCCACTTCAAGATTAGACTTTTCACCCCAATCTTGATACTTTCTTAAGATCCATTCAACCACTTGGCTGTCAAATCTTAGATTGTTGTAGCCCACCCAATAGAAGTCTTTGTACTTCTCTGTGAACTCTACAAACTGATCTAGTTCATACTTGCTCTTGCTCACCTCAAACTCACGATAAATGTCCTCGTGAGGAATATAAATCCCCACGAGAAACATTTCTTTGAGTGTTTCAATGTCGTAAATTAAAACATCCATATGTTTGATTATGCACCATTTCTGTGTTCAAAGGTTACAGTCTTGAAATCGATGTTCAGATTGTCATCATTGTAACGAACAGGATTGAAGAAACCATCCACTTTAGTGTCTATACCAGCGAGTGTAGCCTTTAGTTTGTCAGTGATTCTTTTCTTCAGACGATCAATTGCTTTTCTTTCTAGCACTTCGAATGGAAGAATCTCATCACCAAATCGAGCAATCATGTGCTTGATAAACTCATAATTTCCCACCTTGATATAACCAACTACAAGAGGATCTGGAGAAGCATCATCATACCAAATACAGATTTTATCAAAGAATTGCAGCCTTTCAGCCATAGCAATTTCTCTCATTACTTCTCTTGGAATGGTAGACTTGTCATACTTCTTGTAATCAACAACTTCTGGACAAAGAATAGCAAAGACATTCTCTGCTTTCTTATTCATGTGGATGTATGGAGAAGGATTCTTATCAGTTTCTCCACTTGATTTTGGTGCGATTAGTTTTAACTGACCTTCCATACCAAGTTCTTCAGCAATCTGCTTCCACTCTTCTGTCACTTCTTTTGAGCCAATCATTTCTTCTAGCTCTGGTTCTAAATAAATTTCTACTGCCATGGTTTTAACGTTTGTTTTTTGTGAAATACAATTCTAATTCTTCAATTCTTCTTTTTCTTAAGCCTCTCATTGGTCTTCCTCTTGATGTTGTCCATTTCATGAACTCATGTTGAATTCTAAAATCATGTGGATTTTTGTTTATCATCTCCAATAATTTTGATTTTTCGAAATTTCCATATCCTACATTGTACAAGAAGCTAGTGAGTGCAGATTTTTGATTCTTTGTTAATTCAACTTTGACTAAGTTTTTCAATTGCTTTTCAATTTGATTGATGTTAAAGTCGTAAAGTTGATTCGCTCTACCCAAACTAATCACATCACCCATCTTTACTGATCTTCCATTCTCGTAATAGGTTGAGCCTATTCCAATTGTTGGAATTCCTGATGGACATCTGTAAGCAGTCAGTTTGACACCTTCAAATTTTTCAATCAATGATCTTGTTGTGTGATCACTTTTGTAATCGTATTTTAAAATGAAAGTGTGACTGTTTTCATTTGATGATGAAATTGGACCTATGAACATTAACAAAGTTGAAAATAACTTAATAACTTTTTCCATTAGTAAAATACACAATTTTAGTTACTCTGTCAAATCTTCTTCTTCATAATCCTCAAGAAAGAAATATTTTAATATCACTTCTTGATCCTCTGTAAGAGTGTAGATTGTTTCATCCTGATCAAATGCTTCACCATCAATCAATATATGCACCTTTCCATCATTGTTCTGAATAATCCAGTTTGCATCATCAATGTCAAATGGTCTTAGCTCATCATCTTCATGCAACCATCCTATTTCTGGCGAATACGCCACAATTAAATCAGGTTCATCAGGATTGCTCATCTCTAGTGTGACCATTGGCTCAACAGGAAAACCATGCTTTGCCACAAAATTGTCATACTCTTCCTCAATAATATCCTCTTCGAGGAGCCATAATTCAACAAACTCTCTATCAGTTCCTGGATAAAGACTATTCATGAACCACATGCCTGCTAACAAATCTTCAGGCTGGTAGAAGCTAACTTTGAAGTTAGCCTCTATCCATATTGCATCTTTGTCATCAACCCTCCCAGCCATTTTTCTCTTCTATATTTTTTTGGACTCGCATCCAATACTCAAGTCCTTCATTTGATCTGTCCCAAATAAATGCAGAGTATAGAAACTCATCTTCTACTGTTTGAGTTGAAGGATTAAGTGGATCTTGTTCATTTGCCATATTGGCAAAAAACTTTTCTGCATCCTCTTTGCTTAAATGAATATCAACCCAATGCTGATATGTGTTTAATTGCTTTTCCATGCTTCGTCTGGTTTTCTTGCTTCGTTGTAAATGTGTTGAAATACTTCATTAAAACTATAGTTTCCTTTAATTGTACTTTTTACACCCTTTGGTGCTAAATCTTCTGGTCTTTTAATTTCTTTTTTCATTTCTTGTAAGGTTTAAAGTTCTTCTTTGCTATTTGTAATGCTTCTGCTTCGCTATCAGCGAATCCTGTGTCATAGGTAAAACCATCGTTATACCAATACAACCACTCACCTACATGAGATTGAAATACACCTATTGAATCAACAGGTATTTCCCTCATATAAAATAGGCTTTTTGCTTGTTGTCCTAGATAGATGTTCATTCGTTTTCGTAGGTATCTTTGTAATACTGTTCCATTTTGTATCGATGCAGAATAAGATCAGATGCACCGTGTCTATGTGCCGATTCTATTTGCATCTTCTCTCTTTGCTTGGCTTCTTCTAAGATGGTGTGCCAAGTAAACTTATCCTTTGGTGTCTCCCACAATCTGTTGAATAACCAATCTACTGCTGTCTGTTTCATAGTTCTTGCATTTGTTTAATTAGCTTAATTAGTACAGCAATTTCTTCTTCTGTTAAATACACTCTGTATTCATAAGACTTATCTGCTTCTGATATAATTAGGTGTATACCTTTATTTTTAAACTCATCTTGCTGAATAACTATAACTTGGTCTACTGATGTATTTAATCTTGTTTCTACGAATGGTTTCATTTGACTATCTCTTTTAGTTGATTCCAAATTGATTCTGCATTCTCTCCCCAATACATGTCACACTTTCCATCTTTTATTGGTGCTTCTGTAAAATACGCTTGCATGTATTCATTAGCCTTTGCTGTAAATCTGTAGCAATTTTCTTTCTGGGGACAATTTGTCCCTGGGCACATAGTTATGTCTGCCATAGTTTTATTTGTTTTGTGCGTTTAAATTAAATAAAAAAAGCTCTCCACAATGAAGAGCTTCTGTTTTTTGTAGTCAGAGTAGGATTCGAACCTGTATACACGTCTAAGGTTATCTCAACGTGCCATTACTTTTAACAAGCAGTTCCAATGTGTGTCTCCATTCCACCACCTAACTATTTGCCACTGGAAAGCACTGGCGACTTAGTTTAACATCAAACCCTGTTATTATCCTACTAATGAACGCTTTTTCAGTTGATAGTAAACCTGTGTTGGCTTCTTCTTCATTGTCCAAGCCATTTCTTTGATTGTGAGTCTATCACGCCAAAGTTCAATTAGTGTTTCTATTTCTTGTTCTGTAAATGCACTCATAGTTTATTCATCATCATATCCCCATTCAATAATCTTGTCTTCAGGGGCTGTAACACGATAGTAGTTTCCCACTTGCTTGATTTCAAACTTTACGTTGAATCTCTCTGCTACAGCCCTGAAGTTATCAAGTTCATCTTCTGTTAGTTTTATCGTCTTTGTTTTTACGTGGCTCATACATATAAATCGTTAGTAGGATCACTAATGACGATATTATGTGAGCAAGAAATCCAAGAGAAGGATGTAACTCCAGCGTTCTTTGCGTAATAATGAACATCATTGTGATCATGTAATACACAAATATGTAAAACGCTAGCATTAATGCAATAAAACTTGTCATATTTTTCATGTGTTCTTTCAGTGGTGCCTTCATATTCTAAATACTTTCATAAGTTTTTCAATCATGTCAGATCTAGTGGTTTTAGTGTTCCTGATTTCTACTTCATCAGTTACCACTTTATAAATCACCTCACTTCTATGTCTAATATTACTGTACCATCTTGCAGATATTACACGTGCACTATATCCTGTAATGTCACTCACACGATTGAATGCGTAAGTGAGATTGGTAGGATAAACCTTAACCATCGTAATGATTAGTTTGTCAAGTTGTTCTTTGTTCTTCACTTTCATGGCTATTAAGAGTTAAAGAGTAAGTCAAAATGATTAACCACATCATTCATTGTATCCCATTTGTAAATGAAATGAGAACCCACTTCATCATGTACGCTGATTGAGAAAGGAATAAATGTACGTGTAAGAAAAGCCTCTCCTTTGAGAGACTCAAAATCATCTTCTCCTGGATAGGAGAAATAGAAACTGTTCTCATGATCTGTTATCACGATAAACTTCTTTGCTGCTTCAGGCGTATTGATGTCCATCAACACGTCTACAATTGTTTTGTGCTTTTGCATGTGTGCTTTGATTTAGTTGTTTGCTTTAATGTTAATGCTATAATAGGTGAGCCTTTTATTCTGGTTGCTCATCAGTCGCACAATAATCAATGTTATTGTTCCCTAGTGCTCATGAATTGATCATAAGCACTCAACATTTCTTCTTCATTATTCACTGCGTCAATCTTCCACTTTGATAATGTAAATCCTTCTGGTAAAGCATCTCTTTTAACAACTGCTTCACCAAACTTACATGTGAAATCATTAACTCCTGGTTGACAATAATGAAACTCATCTGGTGTAGATAAAATAAAAAAGGTGTCTTTCTCAGACACCATTTTATTTTGAATCAACTTATTGAAATGGTTTTCAATACCTTCTACCAAACTCATTTTACCTTCTTTATGTAAATAAGTTGAGGATAGTCTGCTTGAAATACATACTTTGTAACAGGACAAAGCCATAATTGATGACCATCAACAATTGATTCGTAGTATGCACCACCATCAACTCTTGCGTGACCAACTGAGTCTAGATATGTGTCATCATGACCTAGTTTTGTTCTATGCAATGTATCTGTAGCACCTTCAAAATGCTCGTGTGAGAATGACACTGTCACCTCATTTGTATTGTTTGATAATCTATCAAGGTATGTGTCAGATCCTCCAACCATCATCAAGTTAGCCTTTGTTCCAAGCCCTAACGTGAGAAACTCTGGAAGATCTATATACCATATACCGTTTTCTTTGTAAAATCTGTGCGTTTGCATTTTTTAAAATATAATTTGTGGATTGTACTTAACGAATTCCATCCACCACACAACAAGTGTGATGACTATTATTGCTAATAGGCTAAAGAATACTATTCTCTCGCTAAATTCTTTTTTACTTATTTTCTTTTTCATCTTCGTTACCAAATAATTGTTCCCATTCTGTTGGATGAATACCAGATATAATGAACTCACGCTCATCAAGAGATAAATCAGGAAATGCTTCTTGAGCAAGTCCTGATCTACCACTTATGAAGTTGAATAGTTGTTCTGGCGTGATGTTGATGTCCATCTTGTTCACCTTACCACTGACAATACTCTTTCTTTCAACTATCATCTTCGTCATCCTCCCATTCTGTCCAATCTGTCCAATAAATAACATCATCAGCATACGCATCGTCAATATCTCTATATCCACGATCTATGCACCATTGTAAAGCGTCATGTCCATATTTGAAATACACACATCCGTCATTACCAACCCACCCCTCATTCATTCCTTCACCTGTTACGGAACAAGTCCTTGCCCATTTCATAGAAACAGACAAGGAATTGACAATAACAACAATGCAACCATCATCCAGATACACTGATTGAGAGTTGTTTGATGAACTTTCTGCATTGCTTCTGAATCAGTGCTTCTTTTACTGATCTCTGCATCAACAGCGAGTGTATACAATGTTGCCATGAAGAATATAAACAGAGAACCAAGGAGATTGTAATCATTAAGACCCATCTCCATTGCTTCACCAGCAAATATCAACATACCTATCACTCCTAATCCTGCGAGGATAGCGGTTCCACCTGCGATCACTCTAGCTAATTTTAGTGTATTCATTTTGTTTGTGTGTTTGTTTTTATAATTGGTAATTCTTGAATTTCAATCATGTGACGTGTTACATCGTCAGGTGTGAGAAAGCCTAATACATCATCTGTTATATGTGTACCATAAGTTATCTCACCATCACTATCTAAGACAGCAAGTTCATATAAACCTCTCTGTCCACCATAACTATGCGGTCCTTGAACAACAGATACACCATATCCATTGTAAAACTTCATATATGCACGAATCCATTTAATGTCTTCATTCATCGTCTCAAAGGACAAGTCATCAAATGTTTTCACATATGATTCTAATTCTTGTTCAGATTCAATACGCATCATTTCTTCGTAGTCATCTATTTCTTTCCATCGTTCTTCATTTGATTCGAAGTAACGTCTATCTTCATCAGCCCAATACTCATTCATAGTATCCTGCTTAATGGAAGCAATAGTCTTAGGAAATAAGAAAGTTAAAATTGATTTCAACATAGCCTTAGAGATAATGGTAAATGAATGGAAAACAATACATACTGTCAATTAGGACACATACAACCAATGCTTGCAATGTCTCTTTTCTTGTGCCCTTGAAATTGGGCATTACACATAATGTAATCATGTTCGTGTGCGTTTAAAATGAATGAATAAAATAAATTGTAACAAGTGGCACCCATTTGCAGGTAGGTGTTCTCCAATGGTTTCGATTACAGCATACGTTCTGTAATATTCCCTGCTTGTTCTTGTTACAATTACCCTATGTAATTATTTGTAAGTTCCAACCTGATATTTTTGCACTCCACATGGCATGGACTAACTCTCATCACTGAGACTGCATATTTCCCTCGCTTACAATCTAATTACATTTAAGATAAATGTGAGCCAGACATACGTTACAAAGAACTCAATCTATACTACTCTCACATTTGAACCAGTAGTGTGGCTTTTTTGTGTGCTTTTTGTTAATTAATGCTATACGACATGTCTAAAGAATGAAATCCATCACCATGAATTACACCCTTATACACGTGTACACTGACACTCCTACTCTAATACTCACAACTATTTCTTGACAAAGTGCAACACAAAGTTTCTATTTCCTCGAGGAAAACTTTATTTATTTGTACATTACTGCAAAACCATTGTATTTTACTAAGAATGGATTAGTTACACAGATCACACCATATATAATACAACGCATTACCACATGCTTGGCCTCGTAGTACCCATCATTGTATTTGTCTATATATGTCTGATTTGCACAGATACATCTCTGTGTAACTAGCCCACCCAAAGGTTTACACTCCCACCCTGTACATAAGAAGAAATAGTGGCTTAAAAAGCCACTAGATCTTCGTACGTTTTCTTAACGTTGCTCTTCTTTAGTTGAGAGAAAGAGAATTCTTGCTCTTCGCCAGAAGATCCACGAGGTGCTACAATGAACAATCTGCCATCTTCATCTTCAACAATTTCTAAGTTAAAGATAACAGAGGCAACTTCCTCTTTAGTAGAACCAGAGTCAAGAGCCTTCTTGATGGTTTTACTAACTCTCTTTGAAAGAGGACAGGTTGCGCTAGCACCGTCCTCGTCAATGAGGATCATGTTCATTGATTTGATCTCACCGTTGTTATAACGGTCAATCGTTCCAGGAACAAATTTCAATTTCCCGCCAGGGATAATTTCATTAACCGTTCCTTGAGATTCCAACTTAGTGGATGGTTCATAAACTTTAAATTGTAGTGCCACGTGTGTTTTGATTTAGGTGTATTGGCATGACGGGGAGCCACTCGACTCCCTCAATTTTTGCGTGGGGTTGCTATTGGAAGTAACCTCCTCCCCCATTGACACAATAGTTTTCCAAATTTTGAAAATTTTGGTGGGGGGCTTCTTCCCAATCACCACATAGTGCGGGGTGCTCATTGAAAAACAGAAATAATAAAATTTGTTATTTTCACGGAGGATGTTTTATATTTGTTTAAACCAATAAGGAAATGATTGTACAACGACTAAAGAAGGAGCTTGACAATGACACCTCTGTGTCATACAGATATTATTCTGTTCTTTCTGCATTGAATGATTTGGAGCTTACAGATAGAGAGGTGCAGTTGATGTCGTTCATTGCTGTTTCTGGAAGTATTTCTGTTCCTAGTAATAGAGAGAAGTTTTGCAGCACCTACCAAACAACAGGAGCTACAGTGAACAACATGGTAAGCAAACTAAAGAAGCGTAACCTCTTGCTTAAGAAAGATGGGAAGATTGTTGTCAATCCGTTGATATCGTTGGATTTCTCAAATGACATTTCGTTAGAGATAAAGATTTTACATGGAGGAAAAGCTTAGTTCGATGTCTCATAGAGATTGGTTTGTCAAGCGATTGGCAAAGCAGCTCAACATAGACATCTCCATAGTTGATGAGGTGATTAAGCATCAGTTTGATAGTGTCATTAATGCTACACAGAAGCATAAGATAGTGGAGATTTCTGGATGGGGCACGTTGAGGTGGAGTGATGAGGCAGCTCAGAAAAAGCTTGACACAATGGATGCTCAGATACGTGCTATTAGAAATAAGATTGCGTCCTCTGATAGTGAGACAAAGGTTCAGAAATGGAATGACGTGATAGATGAGATGCTTTTGAAACGTAAAATATTAATCAATAGAATAAATGAGCTTAACGCAGATTTACGAAGGTTGGAAAAACAATCTGTTTCCAGAAGAAAAACTAAAGGCACAGATAGAACAGGTGGCAGCACAGAGAATAGCAATTTGTGACGATTGTCAGTTTCATTCTAAGCGTCATAAAACAATACGTCCTGATGCACATTGTACAAATTGTGGATGTACGCTTTCTGCTAAAACTAAATGCTTATCGTGTGCGTGTCCTATTAACAAGTGGTCATCTGTAATGACAAGAGAACAAGAAGACGAATATGACGAAGCGACAGAACAATAAAGAGATTAGGTTTCGTAAGATTAACTTACAACTGCTCATCGAGACCTTGACACATATATATGATGCTGGTGCTGATTATGTAGATATAGTGGGAATGCAAGATGATGTCCAGGACACAATTAATATTATTGTGCAAGAGGAATACATGACAGAGGAACCCATTGAGGAAGAAGAAGAAGACATTCCTGATGAGCCTCAAACACCACTTTCTGATGAAGATATAAACAATTTGATAGATGAATAGAGCTATGATTGGACAGGAATCAATGTCCGTGATTGAAAGATTGGCAGCCTTGTGCGCCACTCCTGGTATTGATGACAAGACCAAGGAGATTGCTAACAAGCAGATACAGGAGCTACTTAGTGGCCCTATACAAGTGAGTGTGCTAGAGCTGAAAACAGCTGCGCAGGGAATTGTAACTCTATCCTAATGGCAGCCCCAAAGAAAACTACATACATTAATACAGAGCTCGATTGGGCAGAGCAACAGCTTTCTAGCTGGAAGCAATATGTCGATGCTAATCCTATGCATGAGCTGAAGGATAGGATTGAATGGAAGCCTACAGCTAAGGGTGGAATGCTGCCTATGGTGATTGCTAGTATTGAGAGCCAGGGTAAGTTTATTCAAGAGACCATGAAGAACTATTTAGCTCTTCTTGAGGTGGTGGATAAGCTGAGAGAGAAGGAAGAATCAAAGATTGAAATACGTGGTAACGGAGATCTAGGCTCTATGGCTGAGGATTTTCTTAAGGGTAGAAAATGAATTTAGAAAATGTTGCATATAGTGAATGGTTGATTAATCAGACACGTCTTCCTGACAAGAGTTCACAGGAATACAAGCCTTTTTATGAGTTTCATAAGAAGCTGTGTCTTGATGGGTTTATGATGGATGGTGTGTTTATCAATCCGTTCCTGTATTGGCACCTTAATCTATGGCATACAGAAGTGGATGTTATGGATGATAGAGGACGCATCTACCAGCAATATGCCAATCCGTCTCTAAGAGACAATGAGTGGTTAGTAACAAACGAAATAGACAGAGCCCATGCTGAGAAGCGTGGGTTGGTCATTTTGGGGATTAGACGTTTTGCTAAGTCTGTGCTTGAGGCTAGTTACATTGCGTGGGGAGCTACGTTTGATGAGAACTCTCAGAATGTTATTGCTGGCTTGAATGCTCCAGATATTAAGCTTATTACAGACAAGCTTGACAAAGGCTTGAACTTCCTTCCTGAGTATTTTAGATGGCAACGTGTAGAGGATAACTGGAAGAATCAAGTGACGTTAGGTATTAAGACAAAGGGAGGAGAGCGTATTCCCTTCTCACAAATCTTAATACGTAACCTTGATGAGGGCAATAACGAAGAAGCTATTGCTGGTACAAAGCCACGAAAGCTCATCATTGACGAGATTGGTAAGGGCTCTTTCTTACGAGGCTTACAGGCTGCTGTTCCTGGCTTTACAACACCGTTTGGATGGGGATGTTCTCCTATTCTTACAGGTACAGGAGGTGACATGAAGAGATTCATGGATGCTAAGTCATTGATGTTTGATGTTGACAATTACAACTTCTTGACATACAACAATGAGGAGGACACTAGGCGTGTGCATGGCTTATTCATTTCTAATAAATACAGAATGGAAGCCAAAGAACCTGGTACATTAGGAAGCTATCTCAATGCACCAAAAACTAGTGATCTACACAATGTGCAAATGCTAGTGTCTGATGAGGAGAAAGCTGACAAAATCACCAATGAAAACCTAGAAAGACTAAAGAAAGCTGGCGATAGAGTTGCTTATTTGAAAGAAAAAATGTATTATCCACAGAAGGTGGATGACATATTTCTTAACGAAGACACTAACATCTTTGATATTGAAGCTGCTAAAAGGCAGAAAATCAGGCTGCTACAGAACGAAAGAACTGGCACACCTGTTATATTATTTAGTGACGAGGGAAAGATTGGGCACGAGTTCACAGACAAGATGCCAATTTCAAACTTTCCTCTCAAGAGTACAGATGCAAAAGACGCTCCTGTAGTGATATATGAATTTCCTATAGAGAATCCTCCGTATGGATTGTATGTTGCAGGAGTTGACCCCTACAGACAAGGACAGGCAAAGTATTCAACTTCACTAGGTTCTGTGTATATTTACAAGAGAATGCATGATCTCACTGGTGAGAAATATCAGGATATGTTCGTAGCTTCGTATTGTGCAAGACCTGATAAGAAGGAAACGTGGGAAGAACAGGCTAGATTACTAATTAAATATTACAACGCTAGGGCTCTCTGTGAAAATGATGATATTTCTTTCATCGAATACATGAAGAGTAAGGGTGATGCTCATTATCTAGAGAAGCAACCACAATGGTTGTTAGAAGTGGTTCCAAATACTACCGTAAAACGAGAGTATGGTATTCACAGATCAGCCCAGAAAATAATTGACTACCTACATACATGTCTAAAGAGATACATGGAGGATGTTATTTATTCTGAGAAGGATGATCAAGGAAATGTAACTAAAGAAGTTACAGGTGTGAGCAAGATGTTTGATCCCATGTTGCTTGAAGAAATCATTCAGTATAATGATGAAGGCAACTTCGATAGGATTATTGCAGCAGAACTAGCTATAGCTCAGGCACTTAAGATGGACCCCATATTTGGAAAGATTGGTGGAACAAATGATGATAGAGTGAAGTCGCTGTACAGTAAGAAATTAAAGAGCAATACGCTATTCAGCAGCTCTAGAAATATGTTCAATACGAGAAAAAATAAATTATTTTCATAATGGCAATCATTAGATATACAAAGGACGCAACCATACGATATGCCTATCTTAACATTTTTCCTGATCAATTTAAGACGGAGAAAGAAAAGCAGGATGAGAGTTGGGTAAAAAACACGATGGATTATTTCGCAAACAAATCATATGCGGAATACATGAAGAATCGTGACACGTTTGTTAAAAATTATGACCTTGTAAAAGGCATCCTGAGAATGGAGGACTTTTATCAGGAGCCAGATGTAAAATCATTTACAGAAATACTACAAGGCGATCTAGGACTTCCTGCTTATGTAAAACATTATTCTATTGTAACGACACCAATCAATGAGCTTGTAGGCGAAATATCTAAGCGTCCAGATACATTTCGTGTAAAGGCATTTGATGATGATAGCCAGTCTGAAGAATTACAATTCAAAACAAATGTTCTGCAAGAGTTTATTATTTCTCAAGCAAGACAGGGCATATTAGAGAAACTAGCTATGCAGGGTCAAGAAGTTGATGAAGAGCAGCTAGAACAAATTACAATGGAGCAGGTGAAGGATCAACTCGATTCTTACACATCTGTAGCAGAGAAATGGGCCAACCACATTTTGACATGTCAGAAAGCAGAATTCAATCTTAAAGAAAAGAGTGAAGATGCATTCAGAGACATGCTTATTTCTGCTAGAGAGTTCTATCACATCTATGAAGACAACTCCAAGCTTGGATTTAACATAGAAGTGGCCAACCCAAAGAACACATGGTTCTTAACAACACCAGATAGAAAGTGGATTTCTGATCCTACAGGAAGAAACCAAGGAGCGTATGCTGCTGGTACTGTGCAAGTTATGGAATTGTCAGAGATTATTGAGAGCATTCCTGATCTTACTAAAGAAGAGATTGATCACCTACGAAGCTCATTGCAAGACTACGGACTTATTAACGTTCGTGAATCCAATCTTGGTAATCCTGATGCTACACCAGGCATTGATTCCATTCAATACGACACATTCGATCCTCTTGTCCTACAGACAAGAATGATGATTGAAAGTGAAATGAAAGAGAACAATGATGGCTTGAAAGACTTCTTGGGCTTGACATCTAACGTGTCTTCATTTGGATACAAATACGTTGTTGTTAGAGCATATTGGATTTCTAAGAGAAAGATTGGTAAATTATCCTACGTAGACGAAATGGGTAATGATCAAACTGTTCTTGTAGACGAAAACTATAAATCAGGCACCATACCTACACAAATCTCTCTAGAATGGGGATGGATTAACCAGTGGTATCAAGGAACTAAAATTGGTCCAGACATCTACCACATCAAACCTCTAAAAATCCTTAACTATTGTCCTATCATAGGTACAACATTTGAGGTGAAGAACACAGAAGCTAAGTCATTAGTGGATTTGATGAAGCCATTCCAAGTTTTATATAACATTTGTATGAATCAATTGTACAAATTGTTGGAAAAGGAAATTGGTAACGTTGCTTCTGTAAACATTAGACGTGTTCCTAGATTAAAAGATGGTGATGACCAGGATGCTCTAGATGTATGGGAAATGGAAGCAAGAGAGCGTGGTATTATATTTGATGATGACAGCCCAGAGAACACAAAAGCTGCTGTGTCTAACACCACCATTGCAAGAAACATAGACCTTACAAGAACTAGTGAAATCCAATCTAGATATAACCTTGCATTACAACTTAAGAATGAATGCTGGGAACTTATAGGCATGTCTAGACAGCGTTTAGGAAGCGTACAAGCGAGCGAATCTGCGACAGGTGTCAACACAGCTGTCAGTCAGTCATATGCCCAGACAGAGCCTCTATTCATCGCACACGAGTATGTATTAGGTCAGTTATATCAGGCTATTGTAGATGCTGCACAATATGTAGAGAGTGCTAAGCCTATGTCTACACTATCATACATTACATCAGAAGGAGAATCTGCATTTATACAAGTGAATGGTAATGATTTGAAACTACGTGATTTGAAAGTGTTTGTAACAAACAGACCAGAAGATACACAAATGTTCAACGAATTGCGTCAGTTGTCTCAGGCTGTCATTCAGAATGGTGGCACACTATATGATGTAATAGAATTGTATTCCACTAAGTCTATGAGAGAGATGAAGAAAACATTCAAAACTCTCAAAGATCGTCAGCAGCAAATGCAGGATCAGCAGATGCAAATGCAACAGCAACAGCTTGAACAACAGCAACAAATTGCAGCTGCTCAACTACAAGCACAACAACAGCAGAAACAAGAAGAACTTGCTAATCAAAACTATCAGCAAGAACTTGATAGAATTAATAAGAAAGAGATTGCTCTTATTAATGCTTCTGCTAGAGGTGAGGCAGCAACACAAGATGCTGATCAATCAGGCACTCCTGACATATTAGAGATATCAAATCTATCTATGCAGCAGTCTAAAGCAGCTCAAGAATATCAAATAAAGATGCAAGATATTCAATCTAAAAACAATCAGGCTATGCAGAAGATGCAACTTGAAAAAGAAAAGCTAAATGTTGCTAGAGAGAACATGAAGAATGATGTTGAAGTGGCTAAAATAAATGCTAGCAATAGAGCGTCAAAAAACAATAAAAAATAAAAAATATAGGAAAAAGTATAGTTAATGCTATACGTGTCAAAAAAACAACAATTTTGATTATTCCTTATTTGATTATTTTATAAACGAAAGTACATTTATATCAATAAACCAATCAAATAATTAACTACATATATGGCAGACAACCTAGACACTCCGTCATTTGGTAACTTTGGTATTGAAGAAACGTTGGGAATGGGAGTGGGTAACACAGAATTGTTAAGCGACTTGTTTTCTCCAGAAACTTCTACAGAAGATCCTGATAAACTAGAAGCAATCGTAAAGACAGCTGATGAACCCCAAGCTCCTAAAAAACCAGAAGTTTCTAAAGGTAAGGAAGTTGTCCAAAAGCTAGATGGTGAGGAAACCACTCCACAAGATGTTTTGAAAAACTTTCTTGGAGACGATGATGATGAGGAAGAAGACGATAATGTTGCAGCACCAGCTAAACCAGAAGTGAAAGCTGATGAAGAAGAAGATGATGCATCAGAATCCCCATTTGTTTCTCTATCGAAGGACCTTTTCAAACTTGGTGTTTTTACACAAGATGATGATGAAGAGGATACAGTTATTGAGACACCAGAACAATTCCTGGAGAAGTTCAATGCAGAGAAGAAAAAAGGTGCAATCGAGATTGTTGATAATTTCATTGGTCAGTTTGGAGAGGATTACCAGAAAGCGTTTGATGCCATATTTGTAAAGGGTGTAGACCCTAAAGATTATTTTGGCGTATATAACAGTGTAGTGAGTTTTGCTGAATTGGACTTGTCCAATGAAGACAACCAAGTGAAGGTGATCAAACAAGCTCTGGCAGACCAGGGATTTGATAGTGAGGACATCACAACAGAAGTTGAAAGGCTTAGAAGCTACGGTGATTTAGAAACAGTTGCTAGCAAGCATCACAAAGTGCTTGTTAAGAAAGAGGCAGTAAAGTTGCAACAAATGGAGCAACAAGCTGAACAACATCTTCATCAGAAAGCAATGATTCGAAATCAGTATATACAAAACGTTCAGTCTGTCCTTCAAGACAAATTGAAAACAAAGGAGTTTGATGGAATTCCATTAAACACCAAATTGGCATCAGAACTACAAGACTTCCTTTTGGTAGATAAGTACAAAACTACGTCAGGAGAAACCCTGACAGATTTTGACAAGACTATCCTGGAGCTCAAGAGACCTGAGAATCACGCTTTAAAAGTTAAGGTGGGACTTCTTCTGAAAATCTTGGAAAAAGATCCTACACTATCTACCATTCAAAGAACAGGGGTGACTAAGAAGTCAACTCAGTTGTTTGAGGAAGTTGCGAGACAGACTAGTAAAAAACCTGGTTCTGGTGGCAATTCTGGAAAAGCGAACTCATGGTTCTTATAAATTAAATAAACAAAGCTTAAAACAATGGCAATTCAAACAATCCCAGGTTTAACAGGCTTTACCTATGCTCGCGTTGCGTCAATGGACAAACGTGCCGTAGGAAAGCTAACTGATTCAAATCACTTGGAGTCGTTTCACTCCACTGAGCCAGCTGACTATGACAAGAAGATCATCTCCTTGTACACTCAGAGCTCATTGTACAGCAACGACTTCCTTGATATGATCAACAAGTCCACTCCTTACTACATCGACAACAACAGCGATTCTTGGAAGTGGGACGTTCAAGTTCCTTACAAATTCCCTAAAATCATTGACATCCCTAGCTCCACTGCTGAGTTGAGCAAGCCAGGTATCGATGGTCAGGAGTTTCAGGTGGTATTGGACACTAACGAATTCTCTAAGAACGCTATCGTTTCTGTAGGTTCTCGTCAGTATGGTCCAAGATGGTATGCTGTAAAAGATCCAGTTCCTTGGAATGCAGGTTTCCTTTACACCTTTACATTGGTGTCTGACAACCCAATCCTAGACTTTGTAAGCCCTACCTTCTTGCAAATTGGTATTGAACTAGAACTAGTTGATGCTGCAATTGGTGAATTTGATCAGGACCTTCTTGGTTTACCAAGACTTGGTGAGAAAATCACTATGTTCGAATCTCTTGGTTCTGGATATGGTTTTGAGCACCAAGTTACTGCATGGGCTGATGACAAGACTATGCGTGATGCTTCTGGTAAGCCTCTTGATATCTTGGTGTATGCTCCTCAGCGTAGAAACCAACTTCCTCTAACTCGTAACGATGTTAAGTGGGAGCCATTCGTAGAATTCATGTTGAGAAAAGCAATGCTTGAACTTAAGGTGAAGCGAATGATCTGGTCTAAGCCAGGCACTGTAAAAACTAATGGATCTAAGCAAGAATTGAAGCGTGTATCTGCTGGTGTTTATCACAGAATGCGTAACAATGGTAACTTGGTACAATACAACCGTGGAGAATTCTCTGCAAACCTTATCCGTTCCGTGTTTGGAGACTTGTTCTACAGACGTGTGGATGTTAAGGACAGACGAGTGAAAATGTACACTAACGAAGCTGGCTTTGACGTGTTCCAGCAGGCTTTGAAAACTGATGCATTGAACTCTGGCCTTACCTTCATGGCAGATTCTGGAAACAGATACATGCAAGGAGAAGGACAACACATCACTTATAACTTTGCATTCGATGCAATGGTTACTCGTGAAACTGGTCGTGTGGAACTTATCCACTTGAAAGAACTTGATCTTCCTCAATCCAACTTGGAATTTGGACAGAACAAGAAGTCAACTCCAGTGTTCATGGTATTTGATGTGTCTCCAATGTCTGATGGCTCTATGGTGAACAACATTCGTGAAGTGAGAATGAAAGGTGCTCCTTCTATGACTTGGGGTTATATCGATGGACGTAGACACCACCTTGGCTTTGCTAAGTCTCAGGGTATGTCTTCTGCCAACAAATTCCCAGGCTATGAAATCTGGATGCAAGATCGTTGCGATGTATTCATCGAAGACTTGTCACGAACTGTTCTAATCGAAGAAATTCCACAGTTCTAATATAAAATCTCCCCTCGTGTCAACCATGAGGGGAGTTTTATTGCTCTTTAAAACAGAGTGCGGGTCAGTGAGCCTAGCCATTTGATTGGCGCACTCTGCAAACAAACCAATAATAATCAAATAACTACGTAATGGGTAAATTAGGGAAAATCTCCACGATTAAGAAGGAGTACAACAGTGCTGGCATGCAAACCATGCAAGGAGGATTATCACAAAGAGGACTATCAAGAATTCCAGGAACTGGAGTTTTTAAATATCCTTACAAGGAACTTGATGGACGATACAGAACAGGTTTAGATCCTGACGCTGCTTACATCAAAAGAATTGCAGATCCTACTGAGCGTGAGCTAGAAGTTGAACGTGTAAAAGAACTAAGAGAGAAACTTGAAAATGCTTTAGGAGGAATAGATCTTGGACCAAGAGCTATTTTCTGGAACTACGGCTTATCAAAATCTGCGGATGACACTACTCACGTCCAAACTGTAAAACTTCTTGATGGTGATAACTACTTCGATTTGACAGTACCTTTTCAAGAACTTGCGTTCTCTTGGTTGAGAGTTCATCCAACTGTTGCTAGTTCTTACCAAGCATGGGAAAGAGGTGACTATCCAGCAGATACACAATTCTACGTTGTAGATGATGATATCGAAAATGCTGTAATCTTCAAGAAGAAGCAATTGATCAACAAGGCAATCTCCAAGTTTGATACAATGTCTCCTGAGAAGAAAAGAAAAGTTGCAAGACTTTTAGGACTTCCAGTTACAGAAGATTCTAAAGAAGATTTTGTATACAATCAAGTGGATAACATTCTCAAGCAGACTGAATTCAAGTCTGGTAAATACCAAGGATTGTCAACAATCGAAGTGTTTAACAGATTTGCAGACATGAAGGAAAATTTACTCCATATCAAAGATTTGGTTAAGCAAGCTATTGCACATTCAGTTTACAGAGTTAAGTCCAGTGGACGTGTCTTTGAAGGTGAATATGAAGTGGCAAAAGATGAAGAAGAGTTGGTGAAGTTCTTAGCTAATGATGATAATCAGGACGAACTAATCACTCTAGAACAAAAGTTGAAATCTAAGAAACTCGCTTCTGTATGATACCTGTAGATAGTTTATTATATAAAATTGATCAAAAACTAAATAAACTATCGACTAATGAGCATCAGCAGATTCAACTCGAAGATAAAATCTTAGCCTTGAATGAGGCTCAGATAAAGCTTATCAAACAGAAGGTTGATGGATTTAGTGTTGTCAATGGAATGGGAATGGACGCTTTCAAAAAGCGTTATGAAGACTTGCAAAGACTTGTAATTAATTACAATCGTGGTAAGTTACCATTACATCTAAAGAACCAAACATTAAATCAGTGGACAGCTGATATTGATACGCTTGATCCAAAGTACATGTTCTACATTGACAGTTATATTCTAGCTGACAAGGGAGTGTGCAAGGATCGACAAATTTGGATAAACAAAGACTTGGCAAAACATGGTGATTTGCAGTTCTTATTGAACAACGTTCACTATAAGCCATCTTTCGAATATCAAGAGACATTTAATTTCCTCTCCTCAGATGAAATTAGTATATTCACAGACGGAACGTTCACTCCTAATGATATATACATCTCTTATATGAGATATCCAATCTACATTGATAAGACAGGCTATATCAGGTTTGACGGCCAACCATCTACGGATGTTAACTGTGAACTTGAAGCTTATCTGGAAGATGAGTTAGTTGATTTAACCGTCCAGAACCTTGCAATGTATACAGAGAATGCTTCTGCGGTACAAAGTGCCCAGTTCAGAATACAGACAAATGAATAAATAAACTTAACAAACAAACAAAAAAATGGCTGATTTCTCGTTAACCACCCTTTTTGTAGTTCCAGTAGGGCAAACTTCGCTCCCTAGCACTGGTTCTACACAGGATCTAACCGCTGGTCAAGTTGGTTTCTTCAGAAACGATTACAGTGTGGCTACAGCTGCTAACATTGCTGCTGCTCCATACTTCTATGTAGCTCAAGGTAGACAAAACACCTACCTACAAGGCTCTAAGCGTTCTGATAAAATCAAGGGTTGCCCTTCTGGCTCTGGTTGCTCATCTAACGTAACTGAATGGTACAAAGTATCAGGTTGCGGTACTCCTGCTGTCCAAATCACTGATGTAACTGATTGGAACGTACAGTGTGGAGAAATTGTGACCCTTACTCTAAGAGGTCATTCTAGTTATCTTGACACCTTGTACTTCAACGGTTTCACCCGTTCTGTAACTGTACAAGCTCCTTGCTGCGATTGCGGTGCTGATCCTTGCGCTGATGTCAACACTAATGCGTTGATCAACCAGTTCATCTATCAGTTGAACCTTGCTGCTCCTGGTAACAACCCTGACAACATCACATTGTCTGATTTCTATACTTTCGAGAACGTAGGTGGAACTATCCTTCGAATCTCTGGTAAGCCTCTTACCAAGTATGGTCAGCCTTGCGATATTGCTGCATTCCCTTGGGAATATGACAGAATGTACTTCCGTACTTTCGTATACCAAGGTCCTGCTACCACTGCTGACTTCATTGTTGCTGACAATTGTGATATTGTTGCTGATCCTGTTGTTGTACAGAGAGCTTCTTACCCAACTGGTACTGCTGAAGAAATTGCTCAACTTGAGAAAAACTTCTACAGCTATCAGGCAGGTTACTTGAAGCACTTGTACAGAATGAATGGTTACAACGAGAACTTTGAAACTTATGTAACCACTGGTACCATCTATGATACCTATTACATCAAGTTCAATCAGTACGACCGTTCTGCTTATCAGTGGGGTGATTATATCTATGAGGATAGCATGGTGATTGTTGCTGTTCCTAACGCTGCCACTCCAGGTAACGCTGGTATTTCTACTGCTGTTGAAGCTGTTCTTGAAGCTGCTCTTGGTACTGTAGTTGACAACAATGTTTGTATCACTACTACTACCACTACAACTTCTACACCTCCAACAACTACTACCACTACTAGCACTTTGATTCCTTAATAGTAGGTAAGTTAAAATTTCTACAACCTATGCCAGAGGGTGAGAGGATTAGTTCTCAAAATCCTCTGGCATTTTCTTTATAACTCCCATGCCAACTCTGCAACTAGACATTATTGTAGTTCCAACATACAACACGCTAACAATGGCTGTTGCTGACGCATCTACATACCCAACTACTCCACCAGCTGTCTCTGCACCAAACTTGGAGGTTAATGTTCCAAACTTTGGGATAGTAAACGTTCCATTTACTGTTAATCAGGTGAATGTGTTTTCATCTTCTAATTTAGGAATTACGCCAGTTGGAATAAATGACCCTCTCCCTGATGGTATTTACTATCTGAAGTATTCAGTAGCACCAGCAAACGTAAACTATGTTGAGAGAACTATAATGCGTACTGAAAGACTTCAAGAGAAGTTCGATGAGGCATTCATGAAACTTGACATGATGGAGTGTGATAGAGCAATTAAGACGCAATCTAAGGTGGAGCTAACAACTATATCATTCTTTATTAATGGTGCTATAGCAGCAGCAAATAATTGTGCTGCGGTTGAAGCAAATAGATTGTATCTTCAAGCTGACAAAATGCTGAACAACTTCTTACGAAACAACTGTGGATGTTCAGGAAATAATTACGCAACCGTAACAACTTATTATTAATATGGCAAAGTGTTCAAGCTGTGGGGCAAGTGTAGGATGTGGATGTAATCTCAAAAATGGGATGTGCGCATTCTGTGCAAACAAGAAGAAAGAAGAACTCACAGTACAACCACCCACCACTCAAAATCAATAGACATGTTACAACCTAGATTAACTTCTTGCCCTGAGTGTGTTGATATCCCAACATTGTTACAGGATATCGAATGTAAGATTACAGAAGTTGCAAAGAATCTTTACAACAACACTGTGTTTGCATTGAATATGCCTGTCCCATATACAACTATGATAGATCTTCTTAATTACAGAAGAATCTTGACATATAAGTATTGTAACCCAGATTACGCTAAACCATATAGCGTATGTCAAATAGCTAGTAAAGTAAAACTTCTAAAATATAAATAAATGAGCTGTTCTAATTGCTTTAACGGATGCACTGAAATCATATCTGATCAGTGCGTAAGATATACAGGATACGGCATTCCTGCCCTTGGTATTTCCAATGGGGACACACTTGCTTTTGTTGAATTACAAATTGCAAATTTCATCTTAGATCTGTCTACTGGTAATGGCATTATTCCTGTCATTGATCCAGCTGATCTGTGCCCATTGGTGAGTGGGTTTCTCCCAGTGTCTGGTGACATTACACTTAATGATGTTATCTCAGCATTGTTGCAATCAATTTGCGCTTTAAAAACCAATGTTACAGCAATCGATGCAACGCTCGCCACCCTTAACGCTGATTACACAATTGGATGTTTAACAGGTGTAACAGCATCGTCTGATACACATGCTATTCTTCAAGCAGCTATCAACAAGCTCTGCTCAACAGCAGCTGACTTAGCAGCATTTGAGATTGAAGTTGACACCAATTATGTTAAGCTTGCTGATTTGAATGCGCTTATTCAAGCCTATTTGAACAGCATTGCACCATCCAACTTGTACAAGAATAACATGGTACCATACGTTGCGTATGAATATTATGGACCTCTTACAGGCTTTGATGTTACAGGAGCAGGATCTGGTCAATTCATTGACGTATTTTTGTGTAACGGAAGTAATGGAACACCAGATAAAAGAGGACGTGTTGCTGTAGGAACTACAGATGGAAGCATGGCTGGAAGTATTCCAATGAGTTCTATTGTGAATCCTTCAACAGCAGGTAACCCAAGTTACTCATTGAATAGTGTACAAGGTTTGAACAATGTCACTCTTACAGCTAATCAAATCCCTTCTCACACTCACACAGCAACAGCTACATCCACTGCTGACCCACACTCACACTTTATTGCTAAAGATGGTTCTACAAATATTGGGGATCTAACATCTACATCTCCTCTTGTTACAGATTATGATGTATCTGGTCTTTCTGGTGATAGATTTTCATATAGATTAAAAAGTATATCAGGAAGTGCTGACAGGGGACCAACTAATAATGCTACAGTGAATGTTACAACTAGTGTAGTTGTTAATGCAACAGGTGGTGGATTGAGCCATATCAACATCCAGCCTACAATTGGTGCTTATTACATCATGTACATCCCATAATATCATGGTACAAAATAATAAATGCTCAGGATGCGGATCACTTGATCCTTGTGGATGTAGTGATCCTGGAAATGATTTGCTATCAACATCGCAAGTTAAATACGTTGGTCCTAATCTTCCAGGAACAGGAATACAGAGTTGTGAAGACTTGACAACAATTCTTCAAATAATTGATGCACAGATTTTGGCAATCAAAGAGATTATCACTCCTACGCCACCTCCTCCATCAACAACTAGTACATCAACAAGTAGTACCAGTACATCTACTACCACAGGAGCTCCTTACTATGCTTGGTATTTAGGTGGATTGGTAAATCTTGCTAGCCCATGTACATCAGCTGTATTGTTATCTCCATTGTATACATCTGCTCCTGTATTAGCTAATGGCGTTGTATTGTACACTAATAGTGGACTAACATCTACTTACAGTGGATATATTTACATAACCAACTTAAGTACTAAGTGGACAGTATCAAGTGGTGGAGTGCTAAGTGCAGCAACTTCTTGTTAATAAACCAATAAATTAAAAGTGCATGTACGTATTCATAACACTAACATCAGCTGGAGTAGACGCAGGACCATTCAACCTTTATTCAAACGTTGATGGATTTGTATCTGCATTTGATACAGGAGTAAGTAAAGCAACCCTGTTAGCAGGATATTCTGTAATTGCTCCAGCTGGTACAACAACAGTGAGAATAATTAGTACAGGAGTATGTACAAACTACATTGATGTAGTGGTAGGTGCTACAACTACTACTACTAGCACTAGCACGACTAGCACCACTACAACTAGTACTACCAGCAGCACCACTACCACTACTAGTACTACAGCATCGCCAACTGCTTTTATTTCAACTTGGAGAACTACAAATACTTATGTTGGATCAACTAACTCAGACCAAGTAAAGCTTCCATTAAAAAATGGTGGTGTTTATAACTTTACTGTAAATTGGGGAGATGGAAACAATAATGTTATCACTGTTTGGAATCAAGCTGAAACTACTCACACATACGTCTCTTCTGGAGATTATACAATTACTATTACTGGAACATGTTCTGGGTTTGCTTTTGAGAATGGAGGAGATCGCAAAAAGTTATTAAGCATTACATCTTTTGGTAATGTAAACTTAGGTAACTACTCTAATGGTATATTTAGTGGATGTGCTAATTTAGATCTATCAGCTGTTACAGACACCCCAAATTTGTCAGCAATGACTATTTTAACCAGAATGTTTGCAGATTGTACTAGTTTAACTACCATTAATAATGTTAATTCATGGAATACTAGTACTATTACTAACATGGAGCAAATGTTTGGGCTTGCAATAGCTTTTAACCAACCCATAGGAAATTGGGATGTTAGTAATGTTACAAACATGAGACTTATGTTTCTTACTGCACTTGCATTCAATCAAAATCTAAACACCTGGGATGTAAGTAGTGTAACAACTATGCAGCAAATGTTTACATCTGCAACTTCCTTTAATGGAGACATAAGTAATTGGGATGTAAGTAGTGTTACTAATATGTCTTTTATGTTTAATGCTGCTTATGTCTTTAATCAAAATATAAGTGGTTGGGATGTAAGTAGTGTAACAACTATGCAATCTATGTTCAGTACTGCAATTGCGTTTAATCAAAATATTGGTGGTTGGGACGTGAGTAATGTTACTAATATGATTTCTATGTTTAATACTGCTAACTCATTTAACCAAAACTTAAATAGTTGGAACGTAAGCGGTGTAACAAACATGCAAGCTATGTTTAATTCTGCCGTTTCTTTTGATGGAAACATAACTGGTTGGAATGTTGGTAGTGTTACAAATATGAATAATATGTTTGCAGCGGCATCCGCATTTAATCAGAATATTAATTCTTGGAATGTTTCCAATGTTACAAACATGGCTGGTATGTTTAATGCAGCAAATAGTTTCAATCAAAGTTTGAATAGTTGGGACGTATCAAGCGTTACGAACATGTCAAGTATGTTTTACCAAAATACAGCATTTAATGGAAATATAACTTCTTGGGATGTTTCAGGAGTAACTGATATGTCACTTATGTTTTATGGTGCTTCAGTATTTAATCAAAACATTGGAAGTTGGACCGTAAGCAGTGTTACAAATATGGCAAACATGTTTCATGATGCCGTAGTGTTTAACCAAAATATTGGTGGCTGGAATGTAATTAGTGTAACAAATATGGGGGGCATGTTTAACGGTGCTTTAGTTTTTAACCAAGATATAAGTGGTTGGAATGTAAGCAATGTGACACAGATGGGGAATATGTTCAAATCAGCTTTATCTTTTAATCAAGACATAAGCGGATGGGATGTAAGTAATGTGATTAGTATGTTCTTTATGTTCCAAAGTGCATTTGCATTTAACCAAAATATTGGAATTTGGGATGTAGGTAATGTTACAGATATGCAATATATGTTCTTTAATGCTACAGCATTTAACCAGAACATAGGAAATTGGAACGTGAGTAACGTTGGAAATTTCTCTAATTTCATGGGAAGTAAGACCAATTTAACGTTTTCAGCTACTAACTTAGATGCTATTTACAATGGGTGGAGTTTACTTACACTACAACCTAATTTGAATATAAGTTTTGGAACAGCTAAATACACGTTGGCAGGTCAAGCTGGTAGAAACGTATTAACTGGAGCTCCAAACAACTGGACTGTAACAGATGGAGGCATATAGATTAAATTATGCTTTTATCACACTTCTATAAACTAAATTCAAATAAACTCTACTTTATTGGTTTTGTAGGGTTTCTCCCAGGCATTTATTGTCTGGGAGTTTTTATTTGGAAAAATGATTAAATTTGAGTACATATAACTCTGGAAATCAGGAACACAAAATGTCAACATTAAGAAAATTAGTATCTGACGTGCGTGCAACGCACAAGATCATATCAACAGATAGTCTCATTACAGATAGAGCAATTGCCTCTGAAGTGCGGAATAATGCACTATTGTTGATAAAAAGAGAAACCAATCTAAGAAAACTCTGGGCGACAGATACACTTTTTACCACTATTCCATGTCTGGAAATGTGTGAGGTTCCCATCTCAGAATGCTGCAATTATGCAGATCCTTGTTCTGTTGCTAGATCAACGTATCAACTTCCTAGAATATCTGAAGGAAATTATCAATATGTCATTCAAGGTGTTTATTCAATAAATGCAATGTCTGGACAGGGTAAGAAGATGAAGGAGATAACTGTCAATCGTTACCTCAATCTATTAAAACTTCCTGTTATCAGAAAAGAAGAGTATTTCTGGATTTCAAATGGTTATCTTTATGTCAGCAATCCAGCACTACAGGCTGTTAGGTTTGTAGCTCTGTTTGAGGAAGATGTCCCTAATGACATCATGTACCCAGAGTGCGGATGCGGAACTCCAAGCTACACCACTGATCAACTTTGCAAGAATCCTCTTGACAATGAGTTTGCTCTTCCAGGATATCTAGAGAAACAAGTGCTTGATTTAACATCACAGAAACTACTTCAAAGCTATTTCAATCTAAAGACTGATATGACTGATGATGGAATAGATGGTCAATCACCAAACTCACCACAGTTTAGATGAGAGTAGCGAAAGACTGGCGAAGTGCCTCAAAAGAAAACTACAAGAATTTCAAGAGTGAGAAACCTGAAATAGACATCTCCTTCGAAGACTGGAAGAAGATTGTCTATGGGTTTAATAAAATGTTCACTGAACACATGCTTGAGACAGGAGAGAAGATAAAACTTCCAAATGGCTTAGGAGAGTTTGCAGTGAATAAAAAGAAAAGAGTGAGAGTTACAGTGGTTGATGGTAAAGAGTATATCAACCTACCAATTGACTGGAAAAAAACTAGAGAGAAAGGAAAATACATCTACAACTTTAACTACCATACAGAAGGATATTTCTTTGGATGGAAGTGGTTTAGAAGATCATGCAGATTTAAGTTTTCTGCTTTCTGGAAGTTTAAACCTACAAGGGATAACTCCAGATTGATTACCAAGTACATTAAGTCTGATGAGAAGTATCAACATATTTACGCAACATGGAATCTTAATTAAAGATGAGCTATTACTATAAATTTAACTTCGTAAGTCCAGATCCAATCTACTCCACTGTTAAGGAAGAGCTTAAGAGCTATTTTGACACAGGTGCTATAGATGATTTGTTATTCCCCACCTATCTAGACAAGTGTCTTAGAAAGCTGGGAAGAGCTACATACGTAATAGCTGAGACAGCTCTTGTTGTTGATAACTTTGAAGCAAGACTACCAGATAACTTTTACGCTGTTAGAGAGGCGTGGATGTGTACTGCTGTAAATGGTTTTCCATATCAGACAGCTAATTCATTCTATTCTCAAGCAGCAACTCAAACCACTATACAAGTGAGTCCAATTACTACAGACTGCGCTATTCCAAGCCCTTGCTGTGGTAATGTAGGATGTGATGGATCTTGTATGCCTGAGTTTATGCAAACTGTCTATAAGACAAATAATGAGGTGGCAATGTCCTACCAAAAAATGTATCTCTTGAAGCCAGGAAACATCTCTGCAAGAAAGCAATGTGATGTTAACTATACAGAGAACTGGGAGATGTACGGACAAGGAGTTGCACCATTGAACAACTTTACACCAGGATCATCTACTTATGACTCATTCGATATTAGAGACAACAAATTCGTTACGAATTTCAGAAATGGTATTGTCCATCTCATTTTCTATGCTCAAGATTACGACAGTCTTGGAAACCAGCTTATTCCTGACAATTATCGTATTAGAGAATATCTAGAACACTTCATCAAGTACAAAGTGTTTGAGATGCTTGTCAATCAAACCAATGATGAAACATTCAATCAACTTCAACAAAAGCTTGTATATTACAAACAACTTTCTGACGAAGCGTTCATCATGGCAGATATTGAGATTAAGAAGCAAGATTCCTGGACTAAGCAGCGTAGAATAAGACAACAATTGAATAAGTTCAATATGTACGAGCTTCCTAACAGAACTAATAGATACGGTAGGAGACGTAACAACTAATAAGTTATGGCAGACGAGTTAGACAAAATAAAACAGATCATCAATGGTGATCAAGGTAATGTTAAACAGGAGTATAATAATGCCACTACGGGACTGAATTTAGATCAATCTCTAAATCAAGTTCAGAAAGGTAGACTAACTTATGCTCTTAACGCTGCTGTTGAAAACTTTGATTCAAATTCTGTAAACTATCAGAACGAACCTGGTAACGAATTATGTATTCGTTTCCCTGAAGGTTTTGTGCTTATAGGGGAACACTTTATTGTAGAGAAAAACAAACATATATTCTTCATTACTAATCCATCTACAGGAGACAGTCAGATAGGGTATATGGACAATAATGATTGCGAGTATCGTGTTCTTGTCAATGCTCCTTGCCTAAACTTTAATACTGATTACCCTATTCACAAAGTTGTCCACAGAATTACCAATTGTAATACAGAGATTTATTGGACAGATGGCTATAATCCTAGAAGATATCTAGACATTGATGACATTCCTAAGATCCTTAGATCTGGTAGTGCTCTTTGTAGCCCTATCTATACAGATGATCTTGATTGTAATCAACTCAAGCTACAGCCCAATTTTAACATTCCTGAACTAACAATCATTGATGTTATCAGTGGAGGTAATCTTATTGCAGGTACATATCAGTTTGCTATTCAGTATTCTGATCCAGCTGGTAATCCATTTACTTCCTACTACTCAGTTACTAATCCTACACCTATTGCTGATGAGTTTATCACAACACCCAACTTCAATTATCCTGTAGGAAAATCAATTGTTGTCAATGTTGACAACCTTGATGTATCTGGACAGTTTGAGTATTTTAACCTTGCTGTAATCAAAACTATCAACGGTGTAACATCTGTTGATCTTGTTGGTACATATTTCATTGACAATGGTAATATACAAATCACCTACACAGGGCAGTCAACAATCAATCTTGTAATACAGGACATATTTGAGAAGTTTCCATTCTATGAAATTGCTCAAGACTTAACTGCTGTACAGGATGTTCTTGTATGGGATCAGTTGACATCTATTGATAGAATCAACTATCAACAAGTTGCTAACCAGATTACGTTGCTATGGGAATCTTGGAGAATTCCTGCAACAGAGAACTATGCAGACGAAATAAACGCAACGAATCTTAGAGGATATCTTCGTGATGAAGTGTATGCTTTTGAGATTGTTTTTCTATTGAAGAACGGAAAACAAACAGATGGATTCCATATTCCAGGAAAAGCAATTACAGGATATGAACAATTGCTTCCAAGAATTCCTGATACAGATCCAGACTTTATAGGTAACCCTGACCCAATCACACATGATTCACCGTATTGGAAGATTTATAACACAGCTACTATCACAGGATTCTCTCCAGAATATTCAACAAATGATGCTTATAAAGGACCATATCAATTTGGCGAATTTGCCTATTGGGAATCTGTTGAAGAATATCCATGCAACACAGACGTGTGGGGAAATCTTGCAGGACAAAAAATCAGACATCACAAGTTCCCAGATGTAAACATCTCTCCAATATACGAGAGTAAAGTCTTTTCTGCACCACAAGCGATGGTGATGGGGAACGATGCTGTTTTTCCTATTGGTGTAAAGATTGATCCTTCTCAAATCTTAAATCTCATACAAGTATCAAATCTTACAGATGATCAGAAATCTGACGTTGTAGGATTTAAGATTGTGCGTGGTGATAGAAGTGTTAATAAGTCTATTGTAGCTAAGGGAATACTTAGAAACGTTGGTGAGTACACAAGAGAAGAACAATCATTCTATTTTCCTAACTATCCATATAACGATCTCAACGAAGATCCATTCCTTACAACAACAAACAATGCTTACCAGAGCGAGTGTGAACCATTTGATGTTTACATCACTAGCCTTGGTACAGATCCAATTACTGGTAATCCATTAGCTCGAGTGCAGTATTATTCTTGCGAGAACAACAAAATTGTCTACAAGGATTACACTTCTATACAAGAAGATGTGATTTGTGCTGTTGGTAGACCAACAATTATTATTGGCGGAGGAGAAGTGGGATATGCTAACTATGATGTTTACACACTTGATTCTCCAGCAGGAGCAACGTTTACAGCATCTTATGATGATAGATTCTTAGGACCAACAACATTGAGTGTTGGTGATACAGAAGATACTGTTGAGGTTGTTGCTGATACAGCTGTTATATGTACAGCGAGTTGTGCAGATGCTCAAATAAGAAGAATTAGACAAGTGAGATCTGATGTAGATTGTGGTGGCACAACGCTACTAGATGGCTTCACTGACGAGAATAGATACAGACAAATCTTCAACTCTCCAGAGACATCGTTTGGTCAACCATTCTTAGCAGACATTCTCAAGCTTGAAAGTGTAATGTTTGGTACTGGTAAAGCTCACTTTGTTCAGGTGGCAGACAATGCTAAATATAAGTTGCTCTCTGAGGCTGCTCAGAAGGCTGCTCTTGATAGTTCTGCAAGACTTGGTGGTATTACTACACCATTTAGTGCAACAGCTATGTTCACTGCGTATCAGTCTTATTTGACTATTTACATTAATGGTATTACCAGAAGAAACTATGCATACTCATTCAACTCTATTGCTGATTACAACTATGGTGTAGGTGTTCCTGACAATCAAGGAATCAAGCAAAGAGAGCTTGACATAGCTAGGTATTTGATTCCTGGCGTTCAGGCTGTAGGAGATGATCTTCCTATCAACAACTGGAACAGAGAAAGCTCTGTGTTTATGAAAACAAACATAGACACTACAGCTCTTCCTTATCCTGATAAGAGTCCTAACATGCTTTCTGGAATTACAAGTATTGTTACGGATAGATCAAGATTCACTATTTCAGAAATAGGAAACTGTTCAACACCAGCTAAAGAAGAGCCTATACAGGTTGTTTCATATTATGCATCACTGAAGAACTCAGTTGTTAATCAGTGGGGTCAAATCTATTCATACGAAACAATTGATACAGGTTATCAATACATAATTAACTCACCTAATCCATCCACCACGGTGTTTGGTGGTGATACATTCATTAGCAGATTCGCATTCAAGACCAAGCTTCCATTCTTTATTGACAATAGAGTGAATGCTCCTGATGATAGTGACATCTTCTATGATGAAATAGGTAACGTTGCCTATCCTAGATATTGGCACTCTGCGAGATCTATTCTCGAGAACTACAGCATTCCTGGACAAGGAGTGATGGCAAACATCATTTCTTACAAGGCACATAATTTTGATTGTCCTAATGAAGTGGGAACAGATGTGATTGTATCTACATCAACCACCACTACTACTAGTACAACATTCCCTCCAGGTGGTTCTGGTGAAGTGACACCAAGTTCAACCATTACATACTATGATGGTTACTTTTACTTGTTTGCCTATGGTATTCCAAACTTCTATTGCGAAAGTTCTTACAATACTGATTTAAGACAAGCATTTAACAATAGAGAGGGAGACTTCTGGCCACATGTTAGTACAGACATTCCAGATGACTGGTTGCAGCAGAGCTTTGTACCTATTGCACAAGACAACACCTACTACTACAATACAACATTCTCAAAGCAAAACAGAGAGAATACATTTACTCACTTACCTGTTGATTGGGAAAGTAGATTGTGCTTTACAAACTATCCGTTCAGAGCTATCTATTCTGATGCTCAAAACATCGATGCTGACAACAGAGTGAACAACTGGCTTATCTACAGAGCTATTTCTTATTTTGATTTCCCACAGAACTATGGAAATCTAGTGGCTCTTGATGGTATTCAGAACAGAGCTATTCTTGCAAGATTTGAGAATAAGACATTGATGTACAATAATCTCTTGACTATTGACACAAGTAACCCTCAAGCTGCTTATGTAGGTAATCCATTATTGTTTAGAGGAGCACCTCCTATTGACTTTGCAGAAACTGATCTTGGATATGTGGGAAGTCAGCACAAGATGTTGTTAAAAATTCCTCAAGGTCAAGTTACTGTTGATGCTAAACGGGGACAAGTGTTCTTGATCCAGGGAACAGAAGCAGTTGACTTATCTGCATTTGGATCAGGAATGAACAGGTTCTTTGTTGAGCATTTACCATTCATGATTAATAATAACTTCCCAGAAGTGAATATTGATAACCATTTCAAAGGAATAGGACTTCATGGCGTGTATGATGCTGTATATGACAGAGTGATTATTACTAAGTTGGACTATGCACCAAAGTCAAAAAACATTTTATATGATCCAGTGGAGCAAGAGTTCTACATTAACAATGTTGTTAATGGTCTAACTATTAGACAAAACGTTAGTGTAAGTGATGAACGTTATTTCTGTAACGTATCATGGACGTTATCTTTCAACATGAATACAAAGAGTTGGATAAGTTTCCACAGTTACATTCCAAACTGGTATGTTGCTGAGAACAACTTCTTCTATTCAGGACAAAACAATTGCTGTGAAGACTTTGATTTTCTAGTGGGTGTATTGGTTCCAAATCCACCAACTACCACTACAACATCTACATCAACGTCTTCTACATCAACCACTACAACAACAGTTGCTCCTTTACAATGTAACTTTACAGCTACAGTTCAGGAAATAGATTGTTCTTTGGCAGGAATTGGACAAATTGTATCTTTAGATTGTGATTTGGCAGGAGATGGTTATGTAGGACCTTTTACAACATCTACAACATCTACAACAACTTCCACTTCTACATCAACCACTACTAGTACAACTTCAACTACCACTAGTACAACAAGTACAACTACTAGTACAACAAGTTCTACAACTACAACAACAACGACAGCAGAACCAACTACTACTACCACTAGTACAAGTTCTACAACGACCACAACTACAACACCGTCTCCAACAACAACTACTACCACTACACCTGCACCTCTTACAGATGAGTGTTATAAGTTAGATTCTGCTCCGTTTGGTGGATGTACGTTTGTGTATAAAGATGAGAATGGTGTAACAATCACTCTTAACATCCCATCACAAGATGAGGGGCTATGCTTTACAGCATGTGTTACTGAAGTGATAAGCGATGATTGTGGATTTCTTGCACAAGGTATTGGCTGTCTTGATCCACAGTGTGATTGCAGCCCACCTCCAACTACAACTTCAACCACCACAACTACAACTACTACATTAGAGCCAACTACAACAACAACTACTACTTTAGAACCTACTACTACCACCACAACAACTACAACTGCAACACCTACCACTACCACTACCACTACAACAGCTAGTCCATATTGTTATGAGATAGTAAGTATCCAAACTACTCCTGGTGAATGTTTTGATTGTCCTGGCTTTTTTGCAAGTACAACTGATACAATAATAATCTTCTTTGATAGTTGTGGTGGAAATGAAATACCAGCTCCATTTGATATAAATGTAACCGCACATTATAGCGATGCTTCAACACAAACTACATTTATAACTTCAGGAACTACTGGTAGTATATTGATTGCTTCAAGTGATATACAATGTGCACCGCTACCTTCTTGTGGTGAAGTTGCAAGTCCAACATTTGACTACGCTGATGTAGTACCTGTGACAGGAAGTATTAGTGAATGTTGTGTGGGGCCATCTTAAAATAAAATAAATTGGCAATATTGTTAAAATTAAAAATATGACTATAACAATAACATTAACCACAGCTGGGACAGATACTGGCCCATTTAACCTCTTCTCTGATGTAGATGGTTACACATCAGCTTTTGTAACAGGTGTGTCTAAAGCAGCTCTTCTAGCTGGCTACACAACAACCTTAGCCCCTGTAGGAACTACAATTGTTCGTGTAAAGTCAACTGGTTTATGTAGCAATTATATAGATATAATACTTGTTTTACCAACAACTACAACCACCACTAGTACATGTCCTACATATTATCAACTTGCAGGATGTGATCCAGAGGACAACGCATTTACATTGACTGTACCAACTCTTGGTATAGGTCAGCAGTATGTTCTTCCTGGTTCACCAGTTAAGTATTACACATACACAGGAGCTAGTATAACAAGTTGCATTGCTCCAGGTACATACAATGGTTCTATTCTGCAAACATTAAATATTGGATGCCCATAACATGTCAAAGACTATTACAATAAAGCTAACCAAGACAGGCCCTAACTCAGGGCCTTTCACCATCACAGATGAGTATGGAAATGTTATTGACTCAGGTGTAACACTTGAGGAGGTGTCTATTGGTGTGAGTTATATTGTAGACAATAGTGTTAACTTAGTTACTATCACCTCTGAAGGTAAATGTGCTTATGAAAAATCATTTGCTGTTACAACAATTACACAGGATCAATATCAAAACACTACTGTAGAAACTATTGAAACAGCATGTATGTGGAGACACATAAACGATCATGCCATCTACAACATCTTCTATGGGCATATAGAACCCTACATCATTGAATATCCTTTTGCATATCAGTATCAAGATGAGATTCTCCAGAATGTAAAAGACTACACTAAGGTGTATAAGTATTTCAATGATCCTTATGGTATAAGTAATGATGTATCAAGAATAGAACTTGACAATGTTTGGTTTAACAAAGCTGTCTTATACAACGGACAACAATCAACAGGTGTGCTTGAGCTTGTTCCAAAACCAATCAACAATTTGAATTCTTATCTACAATATCCTATATTGAATACTAATAGTAAGACAATCACTTTCACAAAGAGTGACAACTTCTATCAGTATAATACATTCTGGTCTGTAGTAAAAGATAAATCCATACCACTGTTTGTAAGAACATGCGAATCACTTTCTCTTGATAAAGAAGTGAATCAAATTAATATGGACTACGGACCAAGATCATTTAAGAAAGAACCTCTGAGAGCAAAAGAATTGAAAATAAGACATATTCTTGACAATCGATCAGATGCACATTTAGTAAGCCAATTCATTATAGCACCAGCACAAATCTCTTACAAGTAATATGAAAGGATGGTTAGACAACTTTGGTAAAGCAGACAACGCTAACGAATCAAACGTTAGCCTTCCTGAAGGATTTGTTGGTGTAGGATATAATACAGAAGGAAGAAACTATTCCCCTGCGTGGGGAGGACAATTTGAGTATGGAGGAGAAATTGCCCAGCGTGGTAAGAAGATTGATCAAATACTAAACGCAAATAAGAATCTTGATTGGGTGAAGGGATTGTATGATGCCAATTACGGATCTATTCAAATCCCAGGTCAAGAAGGAAGAAGCACTCATTTTATGGAATCTGCTGATAGAAGGGTTTATCCTACTATTAGAAATATTGATGGAGAGTTAAAGTACTTAGGAGATGATGCTTACAATTATGCTGATAGCACAAACAGCTACATTGAATTTCCTACAGATAGAAAAGCTAAAAAGTTTGCAAAAAATTACAAACGAGGAACAGGTGTATTAGACTTCCAGCAAGGTGGAATTATTCCAATTGCTCAGAATGGTGTTTCTGAATACATGAATAAAAAGATTCAGGAAAAAAAGGATGCAACCATTGCGAAGGAGTATGACCTTCCTGAAGTTGTTGTATCAGCTCCAATAATGACTAAGTATAATGATCCTGATAAATTAACTGGTTATCCCCAGTATATACCAAAGTCAGGAGATAATACAGATATTCCAGGATGGGACATGGCTGAATTCTACAAGTCGTGGGTTTCTAGTCCAGAGTACGAAAGACGTATGAAGAACACTGGATACTATGAAGACGTGCCAGGGAACGCTATCTATCGTAAAGAAGGATCAACTATACGTCCTCAAATGGGAGAATGGCTATCTAGTGCTAGAGAATCAAGAATGGGTGCATTAGAATCAGTTCAAGAGCCTGGATTTATTCAAATTGAACCATCTTATTATAAAGGACGACCTGCTTCTCGCTATACAGGACTTGGTATTGAAATACATCCAGATCATACTAAGACTCCTGAAATGTTTGAAACTGTTCTAGCTCATGAAATTGGACATGCAATAGATAATACTACTGCTTTTGAAGATTCGTTAATAACGTCTACAATGTTGCCGTTTTCAGAGTTTAATAAATCATTTTATACTATAGATCCCGTTACAGGAAATTATCAACCTATTAATCAAAAAGATGATATAAGAAGATCTCAAGCCTTACATATAAGAAATGATCCTCAAGAATTCAAAAGTGACTTGAATGCTCTTCGATATCTAATGTTTGATAAAGGGGTTTATGATATTAGAAAAGGGAAAGAGTTTACAAAAGAAGATTTAGAAAGAGCCAAGGAAAAACTAAAAGGTAATCAATCACTCGATAGAACTATTCAAGCGGCTGGCGAAAGCGGTTTAATTAAGTTGATGAATGTTATTGCCAAAGGTAATGAAGAAGTTGCGCCTATTGCAATGAATGGTGCTTCTATGCCTGGCTCTGTAGGATTCACATACGCACGTGTAGCTGGTGCTGCTCCTAGCAAAGGTAAATATGCAAAGAAGACAATGGCTTCTGCACAGAATGGTCAAGAAATGAGATTCTATCAGAATGGCCTTGATTGGAAACCAAAGAGTATGCAAGAAGGTGGGAAGATTTATGAAGGTATGGAACTTCCTGAGATTGTTGTAGAGGGTAAGGATGAACGTATAAAAAATGCAATGTCTCAGGGAATGGCAAATCTCTATGGACATGTTGGTGAGCTGATGGGTGCTCCACAAAAGGAGATGATGCAGTTGATTACAGGAAAAGAACAAACACCTTCTCAAGCATGGGGATTTCAAAAACCTGGTGGTTGGCTAGATAGCTATTCATCATTTGGAAAGAATGCTTTTAATTTTGGATTGGATGCTCTTGGAGACCCAGTCAATGCTATACCTGGTGTAGGTATGATTGATGATATTGGCAGACTAAGTTTAAAAGGTATTGGTCAAAACCTTGTTAAAGGCATTGACAATATAGCTATTTCACAAGCACCATCTCCTCAAATGATGGCAGATAATGTATTAGCCTCTTCCACTCCTAACGCATCAACTGTTCCTAATCAACCACAACTTCCATATACAGAATTGGATCATCCTCACATGGATTTGCTTCAAGAATTAAAGCAAAAAACTATTGATAGAATTGATACTCCAGAAGGTAGAAGAAGACTCCAATACATGATAAATAAAAATTTTGGGAGAGATCATAAATCTTGGGGAAAACCTGTAGAATCATGGGGTGAGTTTTTCTTGCATGGTCTTAAATCAGGTGAGCTTAGTGGTTTCAAAAAACTAAAACCTGATGATATAATCGAGGAAATTAGAAACTTAAAGTTTATCAAAAATAATGATCCTTTCATCGATGCAGATAATGCATTTGCAGGTCGTAGAGGTGGAGATGGAGGATATGGTCCTGGTTCAGTTGCTGCAATGTACATGGGTGAGAATCTAATTCCAGGAGACATAAGACGTATATTTGATCATGAAATGGGCCACATTTTTCAAAGAAATCGAAGGCGAACAAACCTTGATGATAAACTTTCTGAGCTAGAATTAAAAAAACAACCAAGCTCAGTTCCTGACTCATCTCTCTCAGAAGGACAGTTAGAGGATGTTGATTTTTCAAAATCAAATCAACAGTGGGGATATGGTTTTTATCCAGCTCTTGATTATTTCCTAACAGGTAGTGGAGGAATGGAGAAACTACCTTTTGCTGCTGAGGTTAGACAAAGTTTATTACGAAGAGGAAAAATAAAAGATTACTATGATGAAATAACTCCTCAAATGATAGAGGATCATTATGATCTTTATAATAAAACAGGAGGTAATAAAAGCATCTTGAGATTGTATGAGATTATGGAGAAAACTCCTAAGAATTTCAAAATCTTGAGTGAAACTTTAAATAATCTTCCTTCTGCAACATTACCAATTGCTGGTGGTGCAGCTGCTACAATATCTGCATTGCAAAATCAACAACCAGTACAGAAGCAAAAGAATGGTGGTATAACTAAAGATAATCTAGGTTATTGGAATCCAGATAACTGGGGAAAGCCTGTTGAGATAGGTAGTAACAACATTACAATGGAAGGAGTGTACGAACCACTTCTTGGTATTTCTGATACTGGTGACACAAAGCTTATGCAACCAGGAAAGAATTACAAGTTCAATGGTAAGAAGGTTACAGAGTTTCCTGTTGCACAAACAGGTAAAGATACTCCTGCTCAACAAGAAGTTTCAAGACAAGATTACTTGTCCAAGTTCAATATGTATGATGATGTTTTGAAATCAAAAAACTACACCACTCCATATTACAAAGACAATAATATCGACACCTCTGAGGGAGATATGAATTGTATAAATGGAGTTTGTTATATGGTTTCAAATATTGCAGGTGTGAAATTTGACAAAGGTCAGACTAAAGATACATACACTGGAAATGCAACATTTGCAGACAATGCAATGGACGAAGGATATTACAGATCTAATCCTGAGAAGGAAGGATTTGGTGTAGGTGATATATTCCAATATGCTAGAAAGAAAGGTAATACATTTTCACGCTTTCCTGGAGAAGTTGATTTTAGAAATGAAAATGATCTCTATCCAAATCATGCAGTTTTGATTGTTAATGAATTTGTGAAGGATGGGAAAAAGTATTTTAAGGTTGCAAACAACGCAGGAGGAGACAAAGTTGAAATTGAAGATGTATCTGAATCTGAATTGATGAACAGATATAAAAAGGGTTATAAAACTTTTGATGGAGGAATTACATATCGATATGATCCAGATAAAGTAACATCTATAAAAAAGGAGAACCAAGACAAGATCAATGTATTAAAAGGTAAAAATCCTTACTCTGGTCAATATTCAAAATTTGATACCTCAAACTTAACTTTCTTTAATAATAAAGTAGATGGATTGAATGTTAAAAATGAATTGGCTCCAGACAAAAATTTACAAAGATATGCAGATGTCTATAAGACTGTCTACAGTGATCTTGGTAAAGGTTCTAACATGCCAATTGATTCGTTCAATAAATTGATAATGAATCAAATAGGAATTGCTGGGCAAGAAACTAAGTTTGGTGAATTTGCATCTAATCCAAAAGATATTGTTCCAGACAGTCTTCTACCCTATGCAAGAAGAGCTAGAGAAATCTATGATTACAATTTTGGTGAAGAAGATAATTGGAAAAAGGACTATTGGAATAAGAACGCTCATAATGTTCAAAAAGAATTTAGCTCATATCAAGACTTTGTAAAAAGCCTTGACTCTGAAGATTCTGATTATAGTCCGTACAGAACACCTAGAAGCGTTGGTGAATTTCAACAAAAAGATTTATCTGAAAGAGGTAATTTCTACAAATACGACTTAGACTCTTTTGAAGGTCAGGTTAAATCTTCATTAGCATTAGCTGTTGATAACTATCATAAATTGAAGGCTAAGTATCCAGATCTTTCTGAAGACCAGATTATTGATTTGACAACTTTGATGCACAATGCACCAGGGAAAGCACTTGAGCCAAGATTTGTAAATTACTACTTGAAAAGAAATGATGTTGATTACATTGATAAAGTGAAAGGCTTTGCACCAAAATCATTTGGAAAAGATCAATCTAAAAATGAAAAGATTGAATGGAAAACAGAGAAGATATCTCCAGAAGAGGCTAAGTCAATAGCTGACTATGTTAGATCTTTACCTAAGACCAAACGAAATGGTGGTGACGTGGGAATCAATCAATTAGATGCCCAACCTATGAAAAAACTAAATCAATTACTTAACTTTACAAATAACCCAGACAAGGATAACTGGCTGGATAAATACAACTGATATGAAGGCTCAAATTTTAAAGATAGCAGGTGTTAAGTCTGAGAAGGAATTTTACAAGAAGTTTCCTACAGAAGAATCTTTTATGAAGATTCATGGGAAAGCTTTGAAGAAAGCTCAAGTGGGAGCTATGATTCAAGGTAGTACAGCTCCTCAGTTTAACCCTCAACCAATGAACTTTCAGCAGTTGTATGACCAGAATGATATGTTTGTCACTGGATCAACTCAAGATATGCGTAATAAGCAAGCAATGGATCTTGCTTCTTATGAAGAGAAGACTGGTGGTAAACAATCAGGATTCACTGATGCTCTCACCCAACTTGGAAATGCAATAGGTAGTGCTTCCAAAGGAGCTGGTGCTAAGAATGGTAAGAAGTTAAAGAAGGCTGCGGGGGGTGCAATTCTTGGTGGCATTAGCAAAGGTATTGATAAAGCTGGTGGACCAGCTGTCTTTGCTCAGAATGTTGGAAACATAGTTGGAGGAATCCAGCAAATGAAGGATGAGAAAAACATCATGAAGGAAGCTCAGCAAATGGCTGGTGTTAGTGATGTTGCTCTTCAAGCTTCTATGACACGTCCAGAACAAGTTCAGAGAAGATATGTTCGTCCAGAAGATAATGTAAACACTGGATCAGAGTTCTTTCCAATCTATGGCACAGGAACTGTTCTAGCAAAGAATGGTACAGAGATAGCAAACACGTTTGCTCCTAACACTATTTACACAGACTTAGAACAAGCTCAGTTTGGAAAAGACTTCCTAACTAAGTTTGGAAATGAAGGTGGATTTGATGCTGCTTCAAAATTAACTGTTGGTATTGGAAATCCAAAAGGATATGGTCCTAGTGGTGCTAGTAAACTTGGAGGTGGTGTTGGGAGTACAGTGGGTAATGTATTTTTTGGTCCATTAGGAGGAATGGTTGGAAAGTTTGCTGGTGAAAAAATTGGTGATCTTCTTGACAAAAAGGCTGAGAAGACACAACAAGCAAGAGATGTTACTGATAGAAACATTACATCAATGGCTTTCAATCAGGGTGTCCAAGGATTGCAACAACAAAACTACTCTCATGTGAGAGATGGTGGTATGATAAATCCACAAATGATTAATCAGTTTGGTAATTATAAATTAAGTCAATTGTTGCAGCCTGATCCAACTATGGATACATTACGTGCAGGTGGACATTTGAAAAACTATACCCCTCCTAGTGAACGTGCAATGTACACAGGAAGAGAACAATTTGCTATGGGCGGTGATCTTGAAACCCACTGGGGTGGATATGCTGAACCTATGTCTTATAATCCATATCTACCTGATGGTGGAGAAACTGTTATGTTCAGAGGAAAGTCACACGATGAGTCTGATGGACAAGGCAACACTGGTATTGGCATCACTTATGGTGACAGTCCTGTAGAAGTGGAAAGAGGAGAACCAGCTGTACAACTTAAGAATGGTACAGATGGTGATAGCAGTTTAACTGTATATGGCAACCTACAAATACCAAGCTTTGGTGCATCTCTAATGGGTGATGATAAAGCAAAGGGTAAGAAGTTTAAACATTACGTTGCTGATCTTTCTAAAACTGAGCAGAAGCAAAATAAGATTGTAGAAAAGTCCACTGAGAAACTTGATAACTTAGAAGTTATTACGCCACAAGATCTTCTTTCTTTCGAATCATACAAAGCCAACATTCTTGGAGCTAACATGAAGCTTAAAGACATTGCTAAGAAGAAGCAAGACCTTGCTTCTCTACAGGCTGCTATTAATGACACAGCTGAAGAGTATGGTTTTGAGGCTGATGCTTTGGCAAAGGGTAAGATTAAACAAGCCAAGAAAGGTGCTTCTATTAAGAAGGCTCAAACAGGTGTTACAGAAGAAGGTAAGATGTATGAAGGTTCATTACTTCCTGAAGTCACTGTAACTCCTTACGATGAACAATTCCCATTCTATCAATCTCTTTCTAACGAACAGAAAAAATACATCAATGATAAAGGTCCAATAGGAAGAGCCACTAGAGCACTTGCCACCACTGGTAAGAGAGGACAAACTGCTAAAGACATATCTAGTTTAGTTAAAGATGTTGAGAAGTTTGGATATGAAGCAACTGGTGTTCCAGGCACTATTAGATTTGCAGAAGATCCTCTTCAAAACTTAACAGGTACAGGAAAAACTTTATTGGATCTTGGTTTAATGGCACCAGGTTATGCAAATCCACTTGCCCCAATTACAGGACCAGCTATGTATGGAGCACTTGGCGGAATGAATCCTATAACAGGGGAACAATTATTTGATCAGCAAAACTTACAAGGGGCATTCAACACATTAGATGCAGTTGGAATAGGTTCTATGATGGCTGCACCTCTTATACAACCAGGTAAGCAAGCAGTGATGGGTGGTTTGAAAGCTGTTGCTCCTCACATGATAAGCTTGTCAAATATAGCTGATCAAACTAAGGATGCTATGCGAATAGTTAACGAAGTTAAGAAGTTAGAAAAAGCTGCAATGGCAGATGTACCTGTAATGCAAGGAGTTGATAAAGTTACAGATGTTAGAAACTTTGGTAGAAGTGTTAAGGACTTAGAATCAAACATACGAGGTGCTACAAGTGCTGAACTTGCTAAATATTCTGATGAATACAATAAACTACTTGCAAAGGCTAAAGAGATTCAATCAGCAGGTGTATCACAAAGTTACATGACTACACTAAATGATATAGGTAGAAAACTAACTGATCTATCAGGCTATAAGCATGATGAGTTTATACAAAAACTTAAAGACGTAGGAATTGATGCACAAACTGTAAAAGTATTAGAAGGTAATCCAGACTTAGCAGCTCAGTATGCTAATAGAACCGCTGGCTTTGATGACACATCATGGAATTATGAACTTAATAGTGAACGTACACTTAATCAAGTTCGAGATGATATATATAATCCTCCAAGTAAATCATCTTATTTCTCACCTTATGAAAGACCAATAGATAGAGACGTTATTGCAATAGATCCTGTAGACGGTAGTGTAACGAGAAAACCTGATGCTTACTCTACACTTTATCAAAAAGATGGTATGATATATAAGGATATGAGAGGTCAAATGGAAGATCAATTTTACTCGTATCCATTCTATAAAAATGTTGGTGATAAGATAGTAGACATGTACGCTGGTGCAAGACTTCGTAATTCTCCAGTTCTTGCACAATATGAGCCAGGTATGTATTCTACAGAGCTACTACCTAGTTTATTTGCAGATAGAAATAATGTTTCAGGTATGCTTAAACAAGCTTTACAACATGTTGACCAAAAAAATACTGGACTATTTTATCCAGCAAGTAGCTTATCTGGTGATAGTTATCCACTGTCACTTAGAACAATGTCTAGTCTATTGAAGAATGATCCTAACTCAAAATTAAGATTTCTTGGTTACGAAAATTCTAATAAAATGGGATTTGCTGATCAGATGAATAATCCTCAGTTATTACAATCTGAGCTTGCTGGATATTTGAAAGATCTTGAAAAAGTTAGTGGTAAATCTTTACCTAAACCAATCTATCCTTCAAAATCTTCTAACCAATATCAGCCAGTGGTCTTTCCAACATTTGGTGTTTCGAAAGGTGGGCATAGCGCACTTATAGACGATTATTTAAAGAATGCAAAAGTTTCAGACCGTCTTGGTTTAAAAAGATCTGTTGAAATGCGAGGTACAAATGAATTAAAAAATGGAGGATTTGTAGATATTGAAAAAGCTCAAACTGGTACAACAAATCTTCCACAAGTAACTGTTAACGCATTACCTATAGTTCCTAAAAGAGATCCATTTGGTCCAGTTAAAGTTCCTCAAAGCGTTATAGATGCTGGTATTAAAAAGCCTCGTCAAACATTGGCACAGATGTCTAGCTGGCAACCAACGTTAGGTAAGCTTCCAGAAATTAGACCATTCTACAGTCCTTTCTATAGACCTGGTGCTGATCAACAGACAGAAAGTGAAGAAGGTAAGATTGACTGGATGACACTTGCTAATCAGATTATTCCTTATCTAAGACCTAGTAATGCACAACCTCTTGACCCACGTCAATTGGCTGGTGAAATGCTTGCTCTTGCAACAAATCAAGTTGAGCCTGTACAAGTGCAGACTATCCAACCACAACTAAACGTTCCTTTTGATATTTCTCTACAAGAGATTATTAATGAGAATGAAGCTGATTACAGAGCTACTCAAAGAATGGTGGGCTACAATCCAGCTGCTCTAGCAGCTTTGAATGCTGAGAAGTATGCAGCTAATCAAAAAGTGCTTGGTGAGCAATTCAAGTTGAATCAAGTTATGAAAGATAAAGTGTATGCTGAGAATAGAGATCTTCTAAATCAGGCTAACCTTAACAATCTACAGGCTTTTGATCAGCAATACAGCAGACAACAAGAAGCTCTTTCTAATACAAAGGCTACATCACAAGCTGCTCTTAGCTCTATTGCTTCTAAATACATGCAGAATCAGTTAGAGAATAGAACTCTTCAGACATACGAGAATCTTTATAACTATAGATTTGATCCGCGTTTCAGAGCGAACAACATGAATACTCTTGCAATGTTTGATACCATGATGAATGATCTAACTCCTGCGGAACAGAAAGCTCTATCTGAAAAACTAGCTTTAGCATCTGCTAAAGCAACAGGAGCTAGTTCTACAACAACCAATACAACCACAATTAGAAACGGTGGCATTGTAAGGGCAACCAAGTAATTTGTTAAATTTGATAAAATAATATACAATGGCTTCATTCACAGATGCAATACCACAATTTAACCCATATATCCAACAGCTTCCTGTTGATGCTATGGTTCAAGTTGGTATGGAGAAGCAACAACGCTACGACCAGGGAATACAAAAAATTCAGTCACAGATAGATCAAGTTGCAGGATTGGCTATATCCAGACCTCAAGATAGAGAGTATCTACAGTCAAAGCTTAATGAACTTGGTACAAAGTTAAAAACTGTTGCTGCTGGTGACTTCTCTAACTATCAGTTGGTAAACTCCGTAGCAGGTATGGCAAGTAGTATTGCCAAAGATCCAACCGTTATTGCATCTGTTCAATCAACAGCACAGAGAAAGGCTCTCCAAGAAAGGATTCAGAAAGATACAGAAGCTGGAAAATACAATCCTGCAAACACAACAATGTTCAATGTATCAGAGCAGGAATGGTTTAATAATCCTGAAGCTGGAGCTAAGTACACTGGCTATTATAAAACTCCCCATAATGTGTGGGATAAGATTAAGGATATAGGAAAAGAAGTTGGTATCGATACTAAAGAAATAGATAATTTCTTTCAAAAAGATGCTGCTACAGGAGAGATACTTCGTGACAAAAATGGACAACCTCTTTTTGATGAAGTGTTGGTTCAGAGGACTTTGAAGGGAAAAGATCCAGCAAAACTTCTTACTGCTTTTCAAAATGCACTCACTCCAGAAGATTACGAACAACTTTCTATTGAAGGTAGATATAAGTATTTGAACTCTACACCTGAAGAACTTCAAGAAAAGATTACAGCTCCACTAACTGAAAAAATAGAATTTAATAATGGTAAGGTTGAGTTGTTGAAAATTGCATTGACGGACGAGAATAATAAAGCAAAAAAGAATCCAGAGCTTATTGAATCTTTAAGTAAACAAATTGAATATTTTCAAACAGAGAATAAGAAATTAGAAGAGTCTCAAAAAAGTGGACTTCAAAAACTTGCAACTAACCCAGAATCTGTAAAAGCAATGCTTTATACAAATGACTATTTATCATCAATGTCTAGGGTTTTGTCAAGTGAAGAGCCTTCTACAAAATATTCTGTGCACCCATTGTTCGAAGTTGCAATGGATAAGAAAAACTATTTACTAAATGAAAGAACAGCGCAACTCAATGCTTACTATAAAGGAAAAGAGTTTGAGCTTTTTGAACAAGAGAAGAAACTTGATATAGAAAAAAAGAGAAGAGAATTACTTGGTGGTTTTGGATCTGGTACGCCTGGACTACCACAAGGTATTACAGAGTTGGCAACTCCTGCTGAAATAGTTGCAAGCAAAAACTCAGAATATGAACAAACGCTTTCTAACTATAATTCATTCAATAAAGAAATTGCTATTCAATCACTGAAGGCTTCAAATCCTAAATCTGCTTCAGAAACTCCTGCTGAGTACGAAAGAAGAATAGCTGTTAAACTTCAAGAGATTGCTAAAGTTGTAGATCCAAATTCTGGAAATGTTAATTTGGCAGTTGAAAAACTTGCAGTGGGTCAACTTGAAAAATGGAGAACAGATCCAACTAGTGTTCCTCCAACTGCAAAACTATTGATCGAAGGACAAAGTAATTCACTTAAAACATTGAGTGTTCTCCAATCAGAAATGAAGTCTGCAAGAGATAAAGCAGATCAGATTGCAATTTCAAGAGGGATTGATACCAAAGCTTATGAGAAAGCTTTGAAGGGTGTTAAGCCTGTTTCTATAAAATTAATGACAGGAGAGTCAGTCACTTTATCACCAGAAGATCAATTGGATCTTGTGAACCTTCGTCCAGAAAGATTTAACTTCTTTGGGCCTATGTCTGTAGATACACAGCAATCAAAACTTAGTAGTCAAGCAAGAATGAAGCTTAATGCCAAGTATGGTGCTGAGAAAATGAATCAGATAGAACAATTACTTTATCCTGCTCGAAGTTTTGATTTACCAATTGCTACTGCTTCACCAATACTAACAAATATATCAGATGGTATAAGAGACTCAGAGGTTGCAGACTACGCTGAAATATTAGCTGAAGTGATGCAAGAAAATGGAATGGTTGCACAACCTTCTTCATTTGATATACCACAAGGAGACTTGAAAGAAGGTGAATATAATGCTAAGTTTTCTAAAGTTTTAGAAAACTACAGATCAGTTGCTCCAGATGAAGTAGAAGCACTTTCTAGTGCAGTACTTTCTGGAAAATTTGCAGGGAATGCAATTGCTTTACCAGGAAGCGGTGGTGTACCAGATAGATATTACTTGAATATTACTCCTGAGTCTGGACAAGCACCAACTCCTATTCTAATAAATGAACAAGAGTTTAGATATTTAACTTTAACTGATCCTCCAAAAGCTTCTTCATTCACAGGTGCTCCATCATTATTAATGAACAAGGGAACAACAAATTTGAATTCTTCTGGAGATTATATGACCACGTATTTTTCACCAAATGATTTCTCCAACTTCCAAAGTTCAACGTATGCACTTCGTGGAGATTTAGAAAGAGATTTAGCTAATCCAAACTTATCTTTCATGAAACTCTACCTTATTGATAAAAATAGTGGTAATTTAGTAGATCAACAATGGGTTAGAGATATACCATTTAATATCACATTGAGTAATGGTTCACCAGATCCAACACTTGAGCGAAGTGCGCAAGGATTCAATAGTCAAAATGTTCAATTGATTTTCAATAGACAAGTAAATTAATGGAAGAAGAATTAGCAGTATTGGGACAAAATAGTTCACCAAATCAAAACCCTTCAGCACAAGCACCTTCTGAGAATCAAAGATCGATTATTGATACATTCAATACATTAATGAATCAAGGTGCTCCAAAGCTAGGGCAGGGCAATAGTACATTTACATACACCCCAGCTGCTGGACTTGATTCTTCTGGTAGATATGATAAAGTTTATCCAGGAATGGATAATGAAGATCTATATGCTACATACCAGGGAACCGCTGAGAAACTTGGCAATGGTGTTGCTAAGTTTGTTGGCATTGGTGCAACTACATTTGTAAATGGTACAGCTGGTTTGCTTTATGGTATTTATGATTGGGCAAAAACTGGAAAGTTTTCTTCAGTGTTTGACAACGATCTTACCAGACAATTAAATGATTTCAATAACGAATATTTAGAAACAACTTTTGCTAATTACAAAACACAAAGAGAGCAAAATGGTGATTGGTGGGAACCAGAAAATCTTTTAACAGCTAACTTCTTAGCTGACAACATCATCAAAAATCTTGGCTTTGCGGCAGGTGCACTTGCCAGTGGTTTTGCTTGGTCTGGTGCTTTCAGAGCTATTGGTTTAACAAGTAGATTAGTAGCCCAAGGAAGAAACATGGCTGCTGCTGCTGACACTGCTGTTGGTTCTGCTAATGCTCTTCCACAAATACAAAGACTTTCTACAATAAATAATGCACTAACTAAACTAGGAGCATCCAGTAGAATGGCTGCTGGTAGAGCTTTGATGGGTGCTGAGAGAGGAATCGTAGCAACATTTGGTGCTGCTGGTGAAGCTGGTATAGAAGCCCTAAATGCTTCTCAGGAGTTCAGACAATCTTTGATTGATAAATATATTGCTGAAAAAGGATACACTCCACAAGGAGATGATCTAGCCAATATTAATAATCTTGCTGAGAGTGCTGGTAAGACAGTGTACGGATTAAACATTGGTTTGCTCTCAGCTTCTAACTTTGTACAGCTTCCTAAGATATTTTCTTCTACTTTCAAAGGTGAAAAGAATATTGTTAATAATATTGCTTTCAGAGAGGGTAAGTATGTTTCATCTATTCCTCAAAAAGGAATTGCAAGAAGCTTATACAAAGCAAGAAGCTTTGGAGGATTACTGTTTAATACTACTGAAGCTCTTGAAGAAGCATCTCAGTATGCTGCTCAAGTGGGAACTGAAAACTATTTCTCAAAACTTGATGAGACAGGTGAAGCTTCTATTTTAGATGACTTGTTCTTCAATGGTGCAAAAGAAGCATTCACTAGTGATGAGGGACTTCTTAACTTTTTTATTGGTGGTGTATCTGGTGCTATAATGACATCTGGTATACCAACATTTGGTATGACTGGTGCTATCAAAGAAAGAGGGTTGTTTGGAGATGGGGGACAACAAAAAACAATTAGAGATGAGGCTATTGGCATATTCAATAATTCTCTAATTAAAGACAAGCTTAAAGATTCAGCAAAAGTTATAAACGCTTCTGAAAAAATCCAACAAGAGAGAGCTCAAAAGATTGCAGAGGGTGATGTATCAGCAGCAAAAGATCTTGAGTTTGATTTTCTTTTTGGTACAGTGTTGAATCGTGCAAAATATACTTCTACAGAATTTATAAATCAAGAACTCGAAGAACTTAGAGCATTAACTACTACACCAGAGGGATTCTTGCAATTGCAACAAGAAGGATATGCATACGAAACTGATACAAAAGAATCCTTCTTAAATAGATTAAATAATATTGAAAACCAATCAAAATATATTGATAAAGCTTATCAAGATATTAGTTTAAAGTATAAGGGTATTGTTGATGAGAAAGGTGAACGTGTATATAGTGATCCTGTTATTGATAAACTTACTTATGCTGCTTCTAAGATATTTGATTACGACATTAGAATACCTAGTCTAAACAATAAGCTTATAACTGCTGGTGTAAACACCGCTGATTTGTTTAATGATGTATTGTTAAATGGCACACCTACGAATGAGGCTGTTGAAAAAGCACTTACGGAGATTACATCAAAGGGATCAGTGAATGAAGATGAACTGACTCAAGACCTATTCGAACTTGTTGAGATGGGTATGAAGAGAAAGAAGTTTATCGATGAGTATAAAGAAATAAAAGAAAACCCATCTAACTTCACTCCAGCAGAGAAGAAGCCTGACACTGTAATTCCTGAAGAGAAGCTTGGTCAAAGAATTAGAATCAAAACCAAAGCTGGTGAGAAGACTTATGAGGTGGGAGAAGAATACTTTCTTGGAAGAGTTGTTGAATACGATGCGGATGGAAAAGAAATTTATCGTTTTCCAAAACTGACAATTGTTGGTCAAAATGCAGATGGTACAATTCGAATAAGAGATAACAAAGGAGAAAGAGATATCAACCCTGAAGTTTTGCAAGATTATAGACTTGGAAAAGTTTCTAACATTGCTAACAACCCTGAAGCAGCATTCTACATGAAGAATGCTAACACCATTGTAGAATGGAACATGGGTAAAGATAAAGGTGGTATTAAAAAAGGTAGACTTGAGTTTGATAGTGACACTAATAAACTCATGTTCACTTATGTTACTAAGAGTAAGAAGGGTAAAAGAGTTACAAAATCAATGCCAATTGATCTAAAGTCTTTTGAGGCTAAGCCAGGTTTTGACAAAGCAATGTTCTCTCTTGGTAGAAAACTTACTACTGAAGAGCAAGCTGATATTCAAAAATCAAAAGAGGCTGCTGCAACTCAACCTCCTTCTGAAATGTATTCACAACTCATCAACGACTTTAATAATGAAGTTGTTGAGAAGCAAGCTGAACTAGAGAAAACAATTAAGCAGAAGAAAGCTGACATCTTAACCATTGAAGAAGAACTCGAGAAGCTTAATAAAGTTATTGAGAAGGGTGGTGTAGATGCTAGAGTTAAAAAGACTGTAAGACTAAAGTCTTCTGTAAGAAAGGCTCTTGATGCAGCTATGCGTTTGTCAAGAGCTAAAGAAGATTTGTTACAAGAAGTTTCTGATCTAGAAGCTCAGAGAGAAGAGGGTGAAGCGATGCTTGCTTATTTGCAAGATGCTCTTCAGAATATTACAGAACTTTCTGGTAATGAGAAATCTATTATTGATCAGTTGGAGTTTGAAACAGAACTTCTAAAAGAATCAATAGAGGAAACTGGTAAACAAATCAATTCATTAACAAGACTTGCTGATCAGATTGAAGCTGCTATTGATTCAACTATAGACTTCTTAAGAAGCTTAATTGATCAGTTTGAGATAAACTATCCAAAGGTTCCAAGAATCCTAGGAGCAGAGTTTAACGAATTTTTAAAGTTAAACCCTAACTTCTTAAAGGTGAAGCCAAACTATGTTTCAGACTTGCGTGAGCTTGACAGCTTTATCGCTGAGACTGAGGATATGGAAATTGCTGCGAATGAAGAGAAGTTGAATAAAGTTTTAGATGAAGTAAAATCTCTAAAAGAAACTCTTGTAGCAGATGCGAATGAGCTAAGATTCAAAGAAGAGCTTATTGCAAAAATGAAGAAAGCCTACAAAGAACAGCAGGCTAATATTCGTGAACAAGAAAAGTTAGCGAAGAGTGATGCATTGAAAAAGCAAATTCTTGGTACAGCTGATAATGATAATCCAACAGCTCCTGTATTTGACAGAGAGTTTGAAGTGGATGCTAAGAAGCCTGTAGCCATTCTTCCTAGAGCCACTCTTGCAACTAATAGAGCAAAGCCTCATCAGAAACGTGCTCAAAGATTTGGAATGAACTTCCAATCATTTGATAATGACAAAAAGAAAAAGATTAAAGGTGTCTACATCACTTCAAAGAACCAGGATCAATTGATTCCTGGATTGATGGATTTCTTAAGAACTGACGAGAACGGTGTTAATGAAACAGTTGATCCAAATACAATCATTGCTATGGTGATGGTTGATATGTCAACTGGTGAGCCTGTATTGGTTGGTGAGAATGGTGAAACTCTTACAGAAGAACAACTTCAAGATCCTCTTAACAACTCTATCTACCAAGTATTCCCACTAGAGACTCTTAAATGGTCTGGAGAATATGGTGATAAATCAATGTTTGCTAACAATGTTCCTGAGAACGTAAGAAGCGAAGTTACGAAACAATATGCTGAATGGAGAAGTAGAATTCTAAAAGTAGAAGACCTTTCTGAGGTTCATTCTATTGATGTATCATTTGGTATAGCAGAAGTTAATAAAGATACAGAAGGTAAGAAGTTATATGACACCAGAACAGGTGTTGAAGAAGCTGGACTTGTCACAGAGTATGATATTGACAACTCTCCAATAATCACTGTTGCAACAAGTGATGAATCTATCATTAGAGGCATAAGTGTAACTAAGTCTTCCCCAGGTAGAGTGTTTCTTGACATGGGTAATGGACTTGTTCCATTGAACAATAGACAACACACTCAGAAAGAAGCTGAAACTATTTTCAATGCTATTCTACAATTCTCAAAGAATGCATTTGATAAAACAAAAGGTGTCAACGATGATCAAAGTAAGAGACTAATATCTTACTTGAAGTCTGTTGTGTATTGGGGCATACCATCCAATGAGGCTGGTTTAAAACCTCCAGGATATAGCAGTGTATTCTTCAAGGATGGTAAACTATTCATGTCTGGAAGAGGTGAGTCTTTCCCATTTACACCATCAGGTCTTTTACAAAACAAGGACAGTATCATTGCTGTGTTATCAGGAATGTATCACAATGTGAATGGTAAGTTTGCTAGAGAGCTACAAGAATACGAACAGATTACTAACATCTCTGAAGATGGAACTATTGAATCTGTAATGTGGCCTACCTATCAGTCCTACTTACTTTCTACAACCACTCCTGATGGAAAGAAAAGATCAGGAGAACAACTTCCTCTTTCTACATACATGCGTCCACTAGAGGGACCAAATGATGTAAACAGATCTGGAATCTACTTCTACACCACTGATACAGTGGATGATTATATTATTCCTGAAAGCAAGAAGGAAACTAAACTTACACCTGCTCCAACTGCTGCCCCTGCTGAAGCTGAGGCTGAAGTTGACTTTATTCTTGATGGCGAAACACCAAATGAATTAAGATCTAAAAAGACAGGAAAAGTTATTGTGTTTGCAGCACCTTCTGAAAATCCAACATTAGAGAATATAAAAATATTCAAGTCTAATGATTTGGAATCTGTAATGAAAGATTTTGAATCTAGAGGTGAAGATCCAAAGGTTGCTATAAAGGAAATGGTTTTGAAAATTGTTAAAAGAGCAATTGAATCAGAACAATCTCCAAAAAGTTCAAGAGCAGCAGAGACTAGAGCAAAACTATTTGGAAAAAAACCACTCACTCCTGCTGCACCTGCTACTGAAGAATCTAAAGAACCATCTAAGGCTGAGAAAACTAAATCTCGCTTGTTTGAAAAACAACCAGCAGCAGATAATATTGAAGATGAGGCTAATAAACTATCTGAAGAAATTGATAGAACAACTAAGTCTACTAAGAGAAGTAATAGAGCAGAGTTTAGAAAGGCAGTTGAGAACCAGGCTAAGTCTAACATGACTGAAGACTGGAATGAAATAGAAGCCTTCTGGAAGAAAGCTATTCCTGGTGTTCCAGTGTATAGACTAAAGAATATTATCCAAGCCACTAATGGTGTACAGGCTTGGGGTATGTTAAAGAATGGTGCTATCTATGTGTATGAAAATGCAGAGGTGGGAACATTCTATCATGAGGTGTTCGAAGCTGTATGGAAGATGTTTGCTGATCCAGCAGAACAACAATCTGTTATTAATGAATTCAAGTCTAGAACTGGAAGCTTTATTGATAGACCTACAGGTGAGACAGTAAAGTATTCAGAAGCCACCCCTCAGCAAATCAAAGAACAACTTGCTGAAGAGTTTAGAGAGTATGTATTATTCAAGAAGGTTCCTGCAAAACCAAAAGATGGAAGACCTTTTATAGTTAAATTATTCTCTGATATTGTAAACATCATCAAGAAGTTCTTTACAGGTAAGGATGCAAACATCAATACAGAAGAGCTATTCAAGAAAATAGGTAATGGTTATTACGCTAAGTCTATTCCTTCTATGGGAGTTCTGCAAGATGTTCCTTCCCAAATAGTTGATATAGAAGATGCATTTGCTACAGAGGAAGATGAGCTTAGAGCCATCACAGTTCCATACAAGGAGCAGCATGATATAATTCAACAAATGGCTTATAAGACTTTGTCTCTTCTTGGCACCACTGATCAAAGTTTGTTCAATGTTACAAATCTCAATAGATCAGAGTTGAGTGATATTCTATTTGAAGAAATTATAGGAGAGATAGATGATGATGGTGTTTTTGTAAAGTCTGGAATTATTACAGAATTAATTTCTGCAAATAAAGATAATTGGAAAGAAGGTAAAATATCAAATGCTGAGTTTGTAGCACTCAATAAGTCTTTAATACAAACACGTGACAAGGTTATAAATGAGTGGGATGATATCTTCAATAAGTACGAAGAGTACATGAAGCAGTATCAAATTGAGTTTGATGAGAATGATCAGATCATACTTAATGATGAAGATAAGACTAGAGAGATTAATCAAGATGCTACAAAGATTGATGCATTTAGAAAAGCGAATCCAGCTATCAAACTTCTTCTTGCCACCCTACCTAGAACAACAGGAAGAAAAAATCCTGATGGTAGTTATGAAACAGTAGTTACATCTGTTGGTGGAAACGAATTGTTACCACTTGGTCAGACATTTGTAACAGTGTTGAATAAGTTATATGCATCTAGAGATGTAAATGAGATGATGGAAAATCTCAAAAAACTTGCTGAAGAAGATTCTAACTATGCTAGACTTTATAAAAGAATTGCTAAAAAAGAGTGGGATGAAGGTAATTTTGAATTTAAAAAACTAACCACTCCACACAGTCTGCAATTACTTTCTTCTTTCTTTAGCACATTCAAGAAACAAAATCCTGAAGTTAAGAATGTGTTCATTCTTGAAAATGGTGATGTTGTTGTAGGTGATGCAAACTTGGCAAAAGCATCTTCACAGATTGCTAATGACTTTGAGAATGGTATTATCATGTCTGCTAGAGATGGTAAAGGATATCTTGAATATAGTAAAGAGCAACTAGCCTATGTTGCAAAAGATTCTATTAATAAATTAAAATTTGACTCTTCAAACATTGCTGATAATGATAATGCAATGTTGAAATTCTTAGGTGATATTGGTGTTGAGTTTACTAAGGAAGATTTTAAAAAACTTGAGCCTGATGATAAGATTAAATTTAGAGAGATTGTAAAAGGTATAAGAGATAGCTTTGTTCAGAAAAAAGTGTTGATGACTCTTTCCAAGAAGACCATTAGTGTTCAAGGAAGACTTACAAAACTTGCTTTGTTAAAAGTTAAAGCCTCTAATCCAGAGATTGACATTACGTATTTCAACATTTCTAATGAACGTACCCAGTCACGCATTGGTGTAAACCCATTGAGTGATCTTCAAGACTTTATAGCAAAGACTGAAAATCTTAATGATAACTCTGTAAAAGAAAGTCATTACAAGTATCTTGTTATGGACCCATTTGCAAAAGGTTCTGTGATATTGAACAAGCTGTTTTCAAAAGGAGGTAGAAAAGTTAAAGAAGATAATCCAAACTTTGATTTACTTACAGTAGGGTATGTTGGAGGAACTAAGGATGACACCACTGGAAAACAAAAACCTTCTGCTAAACTAAACTATGTACAACGCATTGTACAAGAAATCAATCTAAACCTAGAGGGATTCTACTTGAACCTTGTTCCTGGAGATGCTTCTATTGAATGGATGGTTAAGATGGGCAACCATGTATCATCTAAAAACATGAGCATGGGTTACGGAAAGGTGATGGAGATATTTAAAGAATATTTCAAGTCTGAATACGAACTTGCTAAGTCTCCAGACAGATTTGTTGATCCATCTAGAGCATCTGAGAAAAACAATCTTAGATTCTTCTATGATATTCTTGGAAAAGAATTGAACGATGAAATCATAGCATTTAAAGAAACTGATGCTGAAGCTGTGTACAAAAAGTTTGCGGGAAGAATTGAAACTGCTGTTAAGAAGTATGTTGAGTCTAGAACAGATTCATTCAGATCTACGCTATCTACCTACAACATTCTTGAATACGATGGTGCATCATATTCATTAAGAAATGTAAAAACTTCTGAGGAAGGTGAGATGTACACATTGAGTAAATCAATGAACGAGCAGACGTTGAATAACAACTTGAGAGCACTCACTGTAAACTACATGATTGCTAACATCGAGTTGCACAAACTCATGTATTCTGATCCATATCAATATAAGGATGAACTTAAGCGTATCAAAAGCTTTAGTTCTCCAAGACAAGCTATTATGTCTGACCCAGACAGTTTAACTGTTGGATTTAACATAAATGCAGCAATGCATAATGTATTAAATGCAGGATTTGAAAAAGGAGATGCTGGATATACAGACTTAAATAGAAACTATTTCAGAACAGTTACACATGCTGATGTAATAGGTGTTGTAGATGTTCCTGGACAAGACTACGATGAATTTAAAGAAACAGATGGTTCAGGCATCATTTCTATGAAGGCTAATAGAAACTTGAGATTTAGAGCAGGTCAGTGGACAGATAATGATGAACTTCAATATAGACATGATGTTGCATATGAGGAACTTGTTAAGTCTGGAGCAGACCAAGAAACTATTAACGAGTTTGAGAAAAACAATCCTGGTGTACAGAGTGCATACACTCCTGTAAAACCAATTGTTGCTGGAACTACAGATAATGATCAAGGATATAATGAAGTGGTTCTTGATAAATTTGCACTCTATCCTCTTTCATTTAGAATAATGCATAAGATTAATCCAACATCTAATGCAATGAAGCTTTATGATAAGATGCAGAGAGAGGACATTGACTACATTGTATTTAATAGTGGTAGAAAAGTTGGAGCAAGAAATCCACACTCTACATATAATGCTGATGGATCATTTAATGATGCTCCTTACTTGGTTGAAGGAGATGATAGAAATGTTATAAACATTCCTTTCAAAATCATGGCTATCCAAGCAGAAGTTCCTTCTAAGGATAAAGCTCTTGTTACTAGAGGTTCTCAAATGACAAAGCTTTTGACTATGGACTTTATGGCTGCTGGCGTTCCTGTTGACTTTATGCCTAATGAAAAAAACTTCAACGACAGATATAAGGCTTGGAATGCTCTTGATGAAGCAGGAAAAGAACAATCTAAGCTCTACAAAGAAATAAAGAACAACAAAGAATTATTGCAAGAGATGACCAAGTTTGGTTATGAAAGCTTGCTAAGAAGATTGGGTATTGAGAGAGTTGATGACGGATATAAGATAACTGACTTCTCTGTTGCAGCCACCACTCTAAGAGATGAAATGCTTAAGAGAGAGGTGAATGATAATGTCATTGAATCACTTAACTCATTCCTTAAGGGTGAGACTATTCTTGAAGCAACTCCTGCATATCAGCAAGTGAGAAACATTCTTTATTCTATTGTTGATAGTGAAGTTGTTTCTCCAAAGATATCTGGTGGTATGAAGGTTCAAATTCCTTCTACACTATTGGAATCAAACAAGATTGGAGTGCAAGAAATCAATGGTAAGAAAGGATTTGTTTCTGACACATTGAATTTCTATGAAAAGGATGGAGAACGTGTTGCTGAGGTGATGATTGGTAGATGGTTTGATAGCCCTCTTTCTGATGAGGAATTAATGGACTATTTTAACAATGATCCTGAAGGTAAGAAACAAATAGCTGCTCTATTTGGTGTTGCATTCCGTATTCCTACGCAGAACCAAAACTCAATTGATGCAATCAAAATTGCTAAGTTCTTACCAAAAGAATTCCGTGACTCTGTAGTTATTCCTTCTGCACTTGTAGCCAAAGTTGGATCTGACTTTGACATCGATAAACTTTCAATGTATTTGAAGAACGTTTATAAAGATGCAAAAGGTAATATCAAACTTGTTCCATTCGAAGGATATGGTCAACAAGCTATTGACAAGTTCAAGGCTCTATCAAGAGAAATAACTGAAGAAAAAATTGCAATAAAAGAAGAAAAGGTTCTTAAGCAAGGTCAGGCTCAAAGAATATTTGGAGATATTGCTTTAGGTCTAAGTTCAGATAAACTTGCAAAGAAATGGATTCCTATATTCAGACAATGGTTTGCTAACGATCTTGTTGATGGTAAACTCCCTGTCCAATTAATTGAACAAGTTTTCATTAATAGAATTGAAGAACTCAACAAGAATATAAATGAACTCACTACAAAAGATTTGGATGACTTGTTTATCGAAGAACATGCAAATAGATTGTACAAGTCATCTCTTGAGAACGCTTACATTGAATCTTCTGAGAACTTGATAAAGAGTGACGAGAACTATGATAAGTTGATGACTCCTAACTCAGCACAGCAATTGAAAGATCTTGCAGATATCATTGCTAAGAAAACTGTTGGTCAGTCATATGATTATAAAAACGTAGGTAACATGTTGGATAGAAACTTCATGTCATCACTACGTCATGCGTTTGTAACTGGTAAGTATGCAATTGGTATTGCAGCTGTTAACCAGACAAACCACTCATTGATGCAGAGATTTGCATCTTTTGTAGATCCTGCTAGGTTGGATAATGTCTCTCCTGTAGATAGAAAATGGCTTGGAGATGCTAAGGTGAAGTTCCAAGAATTCAATCAGTTTGATGGTAAGGCTACCATGTCAATGATTAAGAACGCTGAGAGAAGTGAGAAGTATCCAAATGGACAATTCATCTCAGATATCATTGGTCAATTTATTGATGGGTATGTAGATATCTCTAACGGTCCTTGGATCATGCAGCTTGGTGCTACACCAAACGTAGCATCTACGTGGTTGTTCCTAGCTAAGATAGGCGTGCCTATTGACACCATTACATACTTCATGAATCAACCAATCGTTCGTGATTATCTAAGAACTGTTGAGAATGCAGGATACTCTTGGTTGTTCATAGATGACTTCGTAGATCTTGTAAGTCAAGATTACGAATCAGGAAAAGATGCATCTTCTAGAAATAAGATTCCAAACACTAAGTCTCTAAAAGACATGGTTGGAAAAAAAGCATCTGAGCTTTCAGCAGATCAAAAAACTGATCAACAATTTATTCTTGGTGAGTTCTTGAAGTATGCTAAGATGGCAGAGCACATGTTCCTTGTTACACAGGGAACTAACTATGATACATCTAATTTTAACGATCCGTACCTTCTATATAAGAAACATGAGCAGCTAGTAAAGGCTAGACAAACTATCATTAGCTCTGTTGATGAGATATTGGACAACTCATTTATTGGTACAACTGCTGAAACATTAAATGAAACAAGAGATGCTGTTGCTGAAATCTTAGCATCTGATAGAAGCAAGGTGAGAAATGTAATTGAGAAAGTTATTAAGCCTTATGTAAATCTTTCTGATCGTGACTTTGTAAAGGTGGCACAGAGAGCTGTAGCAGACTTATTTGACTATGCTGTGCAAACAAATACAATGTTTAGAAACCAAGTGTTTAACACAATGATATCTGAAGGTGGATATGCTAATGACATTGTAAAAATGGTTAGGGAAATCAAAGCAGATCCTAAGCATCCAATGTATAATAACCATGTCGTCAATACCATTGTACCACAACTTGCTCCAGAAGCTTCTCCTAATAGTGCTAACAACATTAAGATAAAAGGAGCTACTAATAAGATATATGATCAGAACAGTATTATATACAGCTTCAGAGAGTTAAAAGAATATCTGGAAGGTACTAACCAATTGTTCATGTACAAGAAGTTTGAGATGTTGGCATTGTACCAGTCTGGACTTTCTGTAAATAGACTTTCGTTTACATCCCTACTTCCTCATGAAGACTTTAAAAACATCTACAACGATACAATTCAAAAACTTGAAGGACTTCCTAATCTAGAAACATTTGCTACCTTGAATGTATTTGAGAGAAACAATTGGGCTAATGACGAGATTGTTCCTTATGAGAAAGCTAGATGGATTAATCTTAATCATCCAACAAAGAAACCAAAATACAATCCAGCAATGGAATATTTTAAACCAAAGATCAAGAATGCCATTAAAAATGGTGATATCCCACCATTAATGTCAAGAAGCGTTCTAGGAAGAAATTCTGATCGTGATTTCTTTGTATATTCGTGGGAAGACAATATTACAAAAGAAAAGAAAGCTGAGATGAGAAAGAGGGGTGACTTCTCTTACATCAAGCGTGGATTTTTCAGAAGAGTGAAGGATGTTGATGGTCAAGCATTTGTTCATTTATCTAATAACAAAGAGTACTACATCTATCAGGCTGTGAATGCATGGGGTGCTAGAGAACGTGCTCAAGAATTCTATGATGTTGAAAAGGCTTCATTGATTGATAATGGATTCATTAAGGTTGTGAATAGTAACAGTGTAGTGAATGGTGAAAGAGTTAAAACATCAGCTCCAAGAGAAGATTCTGTAATTGTAAATCTCTTCACTGGTAAAGATGCGACAGCTGCAAAGGCAAAAACACAAGCTTCTAAAGAAGGAGAAATGAAATTGAAAAATGGAAAAACTTATCCATATTCAAAAATCAATTCAAGAATGCTGGAAGTAATTGGATACACTCCAGAGGAAATAGGTAAAATTTTGAAATCAATCTGCTAATGGCTACATGTCCTAATAAAAATCTTAACGAGTGGAAATCTCTAGTTGCAGCTAGAGGAGAGGATGTTGCTTTCTATCTATGGGATAAGCATGAAGGAGATGTTCCATTAAGTGATTATGGAGATGTAATGTTTCAAATAGAAGAAGCTCCATCAACAGCAGCTTCTCCAGAAATCCTACAGAAGGTTAAAGAACTATTGAAAAAAATGGGAGTGAACATTGAGTCACTCGCTGAATATGCAAAGAAGTCTTCTGTAAATGTTTCTGGGGTAAATGCTGTTGCTGACCTTGTAAGAGGTGTAATTGCTGTTGCTGAAGGCAAGGAAGATGTAGCTCTTACAGAAGAGATGGTTCACGTTGCTACAGCTATTATAGAGCAAAAGAATCCCACACTTGTCACTGAGATGATATCAAAGATTGATAGGTTCAAGATTTACAATCAAACACTAGAGCAGTACAAGAATAATAAAGCATATCAACTTCCTAACGGTAAACCAGACATCAGAAAGATTAAGAAGGAAGCTGTTGATAAGTTGATTGCAGAACTTATTATAAATGGTAACACAGGAGATGGTAGTTTCCCAGAACTTGCTAATGAAGAGAATAGATCTCTCATCAGACGTTGGTGGAATGCTATTACAGACTTCTTAAGAGGAATGTACAAGTCTTCTAACATAGAAATATTCCAAGAAGTTGCTGAACAAATCATTGAAGGTGATGTAGAAGGACAGGTATCTGATATTGTTGATGGCGATGTTTTCTTTCAACTAGCAGAACCAACAAAGGCACAGAAAGAAATACAAAGAAGAATCCTTGAGACTACTGAATCATTAAGAAAGGGACCTGTCGATACTGAGACAGATGTTCTTACACTTGGTGATTCTGATTCTAGTAACTTCTATGAATACAAACAACCTGATGGTACATGGAAGAGAGTTATAAAACGTGTAACTGATCGTGTAAAGAGATATTACAAAGATAGATTTGGAGACACTGTATTTTCTAAAGAAGAAAAAGCATTCAATGAATTCAAGCGTACACTTGGTGTAAAATATCATGGATACTTTGAAGAGATTCATGACAGATTCTTCAACAAGGATGGAACAAGAAAAGCAACTCCTGATCCTCGCCCAGATATATTAGACAAAGTGGATTCTGAAGTTTATTCTAAACTTGAGAACTACTACACAAACTTAATTGAATCTCGCTCTAAGGGAGGTAAGAATATTCTTGTATTCTCTGAAGTGAAGATTTATGATCCACGTGAAGAAGAAGCTGGTACAATCGACTTACTAATTGTTGATGAGGATGGTACAGGAAACATCTTTGACTGGAAGTTTATGAGTGTTGGTGAAGGACAGAGAGATGTTCAGTGGTATAAGCAAGAGGCTTATAACATACAGCTCAGAAGATATCGTGACATGCTTCTTGCTAACTATGGAGTTAAGAAGATGGGGATGAACAGAGCTGTTCCTATCTTGTTCCAGATAAAACCAGCAGATAAAAGAGTGCAGGGTTCTGAGCCTACGTTAACAGGTATAAATGTTGGATCTGTTGATACAACAAAGATTGAAGATTTAAGACTTATCCCTATTTCAGAAAAAACAGAAAGTACAGGATTTGAAAGTCTTGATAAGTTTATTGGAGAATTGAATGCAATCCTCAATAGAATATCAAACAGAAAAGCTACATCTGATGAGGAGCGTGAGTTCAAGAGAGAACGTTTGAACATTGTCAGAGAAGCAATACGTGTTGCTCAAGGAACAATGAACATCAAACCTGTTATTGATGTGGTGCTTGTAATGATTAAAGAAGGTGAGAACCTTATTAGTGAATACAACGCAACATACAAAAATGGAGATCCTCGATCTAATGAGTTTACAAACAAACAGCTTTCTGAATTCTCTTCAGAACTACGAGACTTTATAGCGATTGCTAAAGTATTTGGTAGAATTGACGATAGCATTGGAGATTTGATCTACAGTGATACTATGGATACATCTGCTATGTCTGAAGAAGAGGTAGAGGACAGAAAAGATTTGTTGAAAGATCTCCAGGAAAAATCAAGAAAGATTAGAGCAGATAGAAAAGAAGTTTTCAAAATAGCTGGAGAATTTGCAGACAAATACATGGGACTAAGAAACCTTGTAACTGGCCTACTCAATCCAGAAACTGTTGTAAAGGGACTAGGTTCGTTCTTCAGAACAGTTAGTGAGATTCCTTTAGCATCTGTACAAATCCTATACAAACTCACTGAGAATGCTAAGTTGAGAGCATCTGCTGATGCTAAGGTTGAAGTAGAAGGATTAATGAAGATTAGAGAAAAGCTAGCTGCAAGAGGTGGAGATCTAAGAGCACTTGTTAGAAAGATTTACAGAAAAGATGAGAAGGGCGGTCTTGTAAATAAGTTGATTTACAAATTCAGTCCTGAGTTTAGAGAAGGCGTAAGAAACAATGCTCTAGAAGAAAACAGAAGTAAAAAGTGGTTGAAGGAAAACATTGATGTTGAAGCATATTCTAAAGAAGCTAATGAACTTCTTCAAAAGCGAGTGAATCAAATAAATAAAGATTATGCTAACAATGAAGAACTGAGAGACTCTTTGATTCTTCAAGAAAGACAAAAGTGGGATATTTCAAGACCAGACTTTAATGGTTGGAGCAACTATATTATAATGCGACATCCATTAGACAAATGGCTATCTGAAGAATACAAAGAGCTTCAGAAAGATCCAGACTTACTAGAACTATATAACTTCATCACCAACATTAATGATAAGGCTAGTGATGTAGGATATCTTAATAATCAAGGAGTGTCAACATTCCTTCCGTGGGTAAGAAAGAGCATGGCAGAAAGTTTGGCTTGGGATTTTAGTTTGTCAACCGTTATGAACTTTGGTAACAAACTATCTCTTAGAGCTGATGATGTTGGATATGGAAGTATTGATGCCCTCACTAACGAAGTTGAAAACGCGATACCAAAGTATTACACTACAGACTTTACCAGACTTCCTGATGGAAGCTTTGATACTTCTGAAGTGAGTGAGGATCTATTTGCAAACATGGTATTGTACATAGGTCACATGAACAATTACAAGTATCTATCTGAGGTGGAAGGTCAAGTACAAATCATAAAAGATATTGAAACCTTCAAGGAATACCACTTACAAACATCTAAGAATGGAGATGTTGTTGTAAAAGATGGTGTCACTCAAAAAGAAGAGGGTAATGAAGAGAACGCTAAGATTTATGATCAGTTCATGAGAGCGGTTCTCTACGATCAGAAGTATCCATTAGATGATACAGATGTTACCATATCCACTGGTGTAGTTGACTACATGAAGAAAGCTGTTAATAAAACAGCTAAACGTTTTGGTGGCAAAGAAATATTCACAGTTAGTGATCAACCAAGCTCAGTGTCTCTTGTTAAGTCAATGGAGACAATGAATAGATATTTCCAACTAAAGGCTCTTGGTCTAGAGTTTGTATCTGGAGCTGTAAACTGGTTTGGCACTAATGTTCAGCTAGCTGCTCAATCTGGTAACTACTTTACTAGAGGTGAGGTGCTTGGCAAGCAATATAAAATTCTTGGAAACAAATTAAACAAGAATGAGCAAGATATATTTGTAGAATTGATGAATACATTCATGCCTCTTAGAGAAGATCCTAACTATGAGTCTTTCAAGAAAGCAGGTATGTCAGAACTTACTAAGAGAAACTTTGGTGATTTCTTAATGTTCTTTATGAGAAGTCCAGAACAGTTTACAGAGAAGGCTGTATTCATGACTCTTTTAGATAATGTGATGGTTGAGAATGGAAAGTTTGTAAACATTCGTGATGCTGTAAAAAGAAAATATGCAAACGAAAGAAGAACAGCTTCTGCAACAAGATTCAAAGAGATTGAAAAAGAGATTGAGAATGAAGTGGAACAACTGAAGAAAGAAAAGTCAGTTGGTTCTACCATGAAGATAGAAGATGGAAAACTTTCTATTCCTGGATTTGACTTGAGTAATCGTGAGGAAATTGAGAGACTAACTAAACTTACTAGAAGAATATCAACAAATGCAACAGGTGGTATTAACGCAGAAAACGTTAGTAGATCACAGATGAACATTTGGTTCAAGTCTGCAATGATATTCAAGAACTGGATTCCAGGACTAGCATTTACACGTTTTGATCATTTGAAGAAAGTTTCAGATGACTTCTCTGTAACTGTTAATGAAGATGGTACAACAGAAGGAGAAAGATATGACATTGGTAGATTGAGATTATTTGCTTATGTAATAGGAACTTCTACTGTTCAGTTGTCAAACAACATTCTAAATATCATTCAGCTTAATGAAAAAGGAATGCTAGAACTTGACAGAATGTTTGAGACGTTCTCTGATGATTATTTCAAACGTACTGGTCAAACATTAAACATGACTAGAGAAGAGTTTATTGATTTGATAAGAACCAATCTTCGAAATCAATTGAATGAACTTGCAATCACTGTTGGATTATTAGCGTTGTCATTCTCTATGGGTATGATTGGACCAGATGATGATGATAGCAGAGCTGAAAAGAACTTCTACAGATATGGACAACGTGTAGTTGATAAGTTTGTAAGTGAATTAACATTCTTTATCAATCCTACAGAATTCCAAAATATTCTTGAAGGAAACCTAATTCCAGCAATTGGTGTAGTTACAGATGTAAAGAGATTTGCAACGCACTTTACAATGGAGGTGACAGGATTTGATATTACAGATCCAAACAAGTCTTTTGAAGATGTGCAGAAAGATGCACAACCAATAAAGAACCTATCAAAGATGTTCCCTGTGTCCAAGTCCTTGATTAATTACTTTGCAATGTTTGATGAAGAGTTCGCAAAAGAGTTTGACATCACCATTCCAAAGACCACACCTAAATAGAAATACGCATAACCTATTGAAAAATAAAAATGTAATTGTTAGCTTTACATGTCAGGCAACTACAACCAGAACAAAAAACCTAGGAGTTTCGATTCCTAGGTTTTTCTTTTACCCCCTACAAACAAATAAGAAAATTAACTCATCAGTGATATGACCCAATATTGTTCACCTAATCCTTGTCCAGTCTTACTTAGTTCCACCTGTGTATTTTACACAGGAGAGGATTTGCTGTACATTGGTGTTAATACAAATGACAACCTTCAAGTTGTCATTCAGAAGATTAATCAAGCCTTCACCAACTCTGGTATTGGCTATATCTTCACAAATGGTATTATACAACCAACAATAAGTTCTCCTGTACAACTAGGTGGTGCTCTCATCCAGAACACTACTATTGGAGGTAACTTCACTCTTGAGTTTACAGGAAACCTCAAGGCTGCAAAACATATCACCACTGGTGGGACAGCTTCTCAGTTTGTAAAGGGTGATGGTACACTAGATTCAACATCATATCAACCAGCAGGAAATTATATTACATCACTCACTGGTGATGGAACAGCATCAGGTCCTGGTGCAGCAGCTCTTACGCTAGCTACAGTAAACTCTGCTCCTGGTACATACGGATCAGGTTCTACAATTCCTGTTGTAACAGTGAATGCTAAAGGTTTGGTAACAAGCCTAAGCACCACTGCTCTAGTAGTTCCTCCACAACCACTAAACTTTATTGGAGATGTTGTTGGTTCTGGATTTACAGGTAGTCCTGTTACACTTCTTCTACAGAACGTAAACTCAAATGTTTATGGTACTGTAACTCCTCTTAAGTTTGCTGTTAATGCAAAAGGACTTGTTACAGCAGCCAGCCCTATTACAGCTGGTGATATAGCTACAATTCTTGGTTACACACCAGGAACTGTTTCTTCTGTAGGACTTACAGTGCCTCCAGCATTCAGTGTTGCTAACAGTCCTGTAACAACGTCTGGAACAATCAACATTACAGCTATTGGTACATCTTCTCAATATATAAAAGGTGATGGTTCATTAGCTGCTCTCCCAATCACTACATCTGGTTCAAGCGGTTCTTCTGGAAGTTCTGGTACGTCATCTACTGGTGGTACATCAGGAACTAATGGTTCAGCAGGAACTAGTGGTAGTTCTGGTAGCTCTGGAAGTAGTGGTACCACTGGTACATCTGGTTCATCAGGCACATCTGGTTCTTCTGGACAAGATGGTATTTCTGGTGGTCAAATTTATTACTTGAACGAATCAATTAATACAAGTTCTGCTTTTGGTACTCCTACATATAAACAATGGAGTCCAGCTCCTAGTGGAGGTGCTCAGCAATCATTTACAACAAATATTGCTGGTGGTGCTACGCAAACTCTTCAAACATATGCATCAGACAGTGGTGTACCAGGTGTTACATTTATTCCTGCTGGTCAGTGGGCGTGGACTTTACACGTTCAATTAAATAATGGAGCAGCTAATTTTGAAGTGTATGTTGAAGTTTACAAATGGGATGGCACAACAGGTACTCTATTAGGTACAACAAACATAATAAATTTAACATATAACCTAGGCCTGATTCAACAGATCTATGTAGATACGTTCCTTTCTTCTATATCCTTAAGCAATACAGATAGAGTTTATTGTAAGATAATTGCTCAGAATATAACTGGCAGTCCTTATGATATCATATTCTACACAGAGGGTAATACATATTATTCCTATTCTCAAACCACATTCAATGCTCCTTCAGGAACGTCAGGTACTTCAGGAACAACAGGTACAAGTGGTTCTTCTGGTACCACTGGAACATCAGGATCTTCTGGGTCATCTGGAACAGATGGAACTGGAGGAACAAGTGGTACTAGTGGATCTAGTGGAAATTCTGGAAGCAGTGGAACTTCTGGTACTTCAGGCTCCACTGGTTCTGATGGAACTTCTGGGTCTTCTGGTATAAACGTTGGCTCTAGTGCTGTAATTATTCTTGGTGCAGGAGCATGTTCTTCTGTAAGAGATGGAGTTAGTAACGTGTCTTCAGGAGATTATTCATTTGCAGGTGGTGGTTGTAATAATACTGCTGTTGGAGACTTCTCATTTATTGGTGGTGGTAACTGTAATACAATTAGTTCAGATTATGGTAGCTTAATTAGTGGTGGTCTTTTTAATACAATTTGTGCGTTTGCTGCTAATTCAACAATTAGTGGTGGATATTGTAATACAGTTAATGGCTCACAAGGTTTTATTGGTGCAGGGTATAACAACACAATTAGTGGTGGTGTTCGTTCAAGTATTGTTGGTGGTAATAATAATAGTAATGGTGGTGCGGTGTCAATTATTGGTGGTGGTAATTGTAATATTATTTCAATTGCTAACACGTCATCAATTCTTGGTGGTCAGTTGAATTATATGTGCGGAAATTGCTCAACTATAATTGGTGGTTACGGAAACTGCATTATTGATGGAAATTTTGCAACAATTATTAATGGAGATCAAAATACTATAGATGGTATTAGTTGTGAGCAGTTTATTGGTGGTGGTTTTAATAATAAAATATGTAATACTAGAGGTTCATTTATTGGTACAGGCTTTTGCAATACAATATGTAGTAATGTGGCATTCCAACCTTCATACCCTGTGATAGTTGGAGGGTTTGGTAATAGTATTAGTAGCGCATCTGATTCAATTGACGGTTCATCTATTGTTGGTGGTGTAGATAACAACATTCTTGGTACAACAGGAAGTGCTTGCATATCTTTTATAGGGGGTGGTAATTGTAATAGAATATGTGATGTTGGTATTTCATCTATTGTTGGTGGTAGTAGTAATACAATTAATTGTAATGGATTTGGTTCATTTATAGGCGGTGGTATAAATAACAACATTCGTTATAATGTTTCGTTTATTGGCGGTGGTTCAAGTAACACAGCTAGTGGTAATTATTCATTTATAGGTGGTGGTTGTGGTAATATTGTAAGTGGAAATTATGCCTTCATAGGCGGTGGTTGTAAAAATATAGCTCAAGGAGTTAACTCATTTATTGGAGGAGGTAACTGTAACAATGTTTGCAATTCAACAAGTGGTTGTTTAGCTTATGGTGCTGTAGTTGCAGGTGGTGTTGGTAACAATACAACAGGTGGTACATGGGCATTAGCATCTTGTGCATTCACTGTAGCTCCAACAATTTGCAACGCAGGCTCAATGTCATTTGTTGGTAGTGGATTCCAAAATATAGCAGTAGGTGCATGTTCGTCTATAGTAGGTGGATCTAGAAATACAGTACTTGGTGTTACTTCATCGGCATTAGGAGGATTTAACAATATAGTATGTGGTAACTGCTCAACAGTATTAGGAGGATGTGGTATTACAGTATCTGGTAACTTTTCGGCAGCAATTGGATGTAACATAAATGCTCCTAACTCATGCACGTTCTATGTAAATAATTTACAGGCTTCCCTTGTTAGTGGTGGTGGTGGTGTTGTGTGTGGTGCCGCATCTGTAAATAGTCCATTAATCTGTGGTACAACTTCAATGTGTACTCCAATTCTTAGAGCAGGAACTGCATGTATAACAGGATTGGCAACTTCAGGATGTGCGGTTTGTGTTGGAGCATCTGGTATATTAACACAATATACAGCTGGTGGTGGTGGTATTATGATTGCAGGTACAGGATGTAATTCAACTATAAGATGCGGTGTCTCAAACACTGCTTCTGGTAATTGTAGTGCTGCTTTAGGTGGACAAGGTAATACAGCTATTGGAAACTATTCATTTGTAGGAGGAGGTGCTAGTAACAGTGTTAGTGGATGTTATTCTGCTGTGTTAGGTGGATATGGTAATACAGCTTGTGGATTACGTTCTATTGTTGGTGGTGGTTTTTGTAACACAGCTAGTGGATTACATTCTATTGTTGGTGGTGGTTTTTGTAACACAGCTAGTTATTATGCTACAACAGTTAGTGGTGGTTTTCGTAACACAGCTAGTGGAGGATATTCATTTGTTGGTGGAGGTACAAATAATACAGCTAGTGTAAACTATTCATTTGTTGGTGGTGGAGCTTTTAATACAGCTTGTGGAAACTATTCTGCTGTGTTAGGTGGATATGGTAACACAGTAAGTGGATATTATAGTGGAGCATTTGGTTATGGTTTAACAAATGTTCATGACTGTTCATTCATGGCAAATAGATTTTTTGCAGATAATCTTTCTTCATTTGTTGGATTTGGATTAGAAATTGGTGCAGGTGGTGAAATAATACCATTTTTTTCTGATGGTAGATTAAAAACAAATATTTGCAATATAGAATATGGATTAGGAGATGTTAAAAAATTAAAT